ATGTACAATATTAAATGTGTCTCTGAATACGAACAAACCTTAATTACTTCTATGTATGCTTCAGGTAATTATACCCAATCTGAACTGGCCGAAGATTTTGGTATCTCGGTTGATACGGTCCGTAAAGTTCTGAAAAATGCTGAAGAAGCTAAACGTTCACAAGTGGCTATTACCGGAAATATCAAAGTAACGGTTCCTAACGAGCCTCGTGTAGTTCCGGTTGAAGTTACTATTGGTGGCTCTCGTCCAGAAATTATCTGGAACGCTAGTTCTAAATTCGTATCCATCACTGAAGGCCGTACAGTATGGAACACCACTAATAAGAACAAACATTTTGATGCCATCGTACAGGCCCTTAAAGAATCCCGTTTTGATGACGCGATTAAACTGATTTCCATTAAAGAAGCTGTTAAGGCTTTCGTTAAAGGTAACGTTCGTATTGAAGGTGGACGTCTGGTTTATCAAGGTATCGAATTGCGTTCAGGGTTGATTGACCGTATTATCACCTCAATGGAAAATGGCGAAGATTTTGAATTCTACCTGCCGTTCCTTGAGAATCTGTTAGAAAACCCAAGTGAAAAAGCTGTACAGCGTCTGTTCGACTTCCTGGTCGCGAACGATATCAAAATCACTGAAGATGGCCACTTTATCGCATGGAAAGTTGTTAACTCTGATTACACCGACTGCCGTACTGGTACGTTTGATAACTCGCCAGGTAAGCCAGTTAAAATGCCACGTTCTCGTGTAAATGACGATGATGAAGTAACTTGTTCAAGTGGTCTGCACGTTTGCTCTCGTAGCTATATTGGTCATTTTGGTAACTCTAACTGTAAAGTAGTTTCATGCAAAGTTAACCCACGTGATGTTGTTAGTATCCCGGTTGATTATGGTGATGCTAAAATGCGTGTATGTTATTATGAAGTTCTGGAAGACGTCACTGAACAGTTCGCAAACGAATACAAATACTAAATCAATAAACGGAGGCTTCGGCCTCCTAATGAGGAATTATGTTAGGTTTCCAAGCACGTGTAATTGAAGAATATGACCAACTGGTCCTGAAAATTAATGCTCTCGAAGAGTTTATTAAAGGTGGTGTTTTTGAAACTCTTGATATCCGTCAACAAGGGTTACTTATTGCACAACTGGACGCGATGGGTGCATATGCTCATTGTTTAGAGGTTCGTATTTCTTATTTCGGTGAGTAAAATGATTAATTTCATGAACGTGGGCGACGAAGATATCAAAGATAGTTATCTCCAAGGTAATCACGTGGCCGATAAGGTTTATTGTGTAGATGTAATCAAATCTGATAAAGCTACAGGCCATCTTTTTGCAACAGATGTGATTTTCGATTCAGTTGAAAACCTTAAAAAATTAGACCACAGTAAATTGAGTGAAAACTCTCGTATCTATTTTGGTAATGTTCACGTCGAAGAATTGTATATTGGTGGTGATTATGAATCCGTCAAATCCGGGACTAGTTCGACTGTCGAAGATGCCGACATTTACCCTGAAGACATCTGATTTAACGGGTGAAATGAAGGTCAAGATTAAGGATACCGTATTGTATTCCTTAAGCCAAGACCCATCCCAAGATAAGAAAGAAGTATTGACTCGGTGTGTTATTGCAACGTATGCAGAGTACATGGTTGCTGATTGGTTGAAAGGATATGTCAACAGCGGTCTGGAAGACCATGACGACCCTTATACCTACGCCTGGGACGTTTTAGCCCATCCTATGTATTGTGGGCTACGTGTAGAGGTCAAGACCCACCAATCCGATTCTAAGTGGATTTCCTGCACTACAGGATACTCGGGTGACTTCCCTTATGGAACAGGGATAAACCTAGGACCGCTCTTGAATCATAAAGTTGCAGACTGTATAATTATATTCGACACTTCAGTAAATGAGGCAGGCGACGTCCTGTTCACTCCTAAGTTCTCTGGTGACAGAGAATCCATCAAAAAGCTAGTCCGTAAGAGTAATTACAACGGCTGGTATCTCGCCTTATAATTTTAAAATAAGTGTTTACATACGCCATGGATGGTGTTACTATCTTCCTATCAACTACATGAGAGGAAAACAAAATGGATATCAAATTATATTACGCTAAACACAAAGTTACGGGTAAAGTTGTTGCCGCAATGTACGATGCATCAGGTGAAGATGTTATTACGGAATTATCCCTTTCTAATTGTAGATTTCTTCGTCCTTTGATAGCGTCAAAAAAAGATTTACAAAAACTTATCGACGGTAAATTAGATAATGTCGATGGTATAGATATCCATTATGAACTCCGCCATGCACTGAATGATGGGTTTATGGAAATAAAAGAGATAGTATTATGAGTAGCAAAACGTGGTGCCTTATTTGGATGACTTGTATTCCAATTATTTGTATATGCTTTAGTTTATTGTTGTGGAAATTAGCATAAATCAGTTTACATCTCCATTAGACATGATACTATAGACCTATCAACTAATGGAGATGATTATGAAAAACTTACTTAAAGCAATTTGGAACATGTTTGTGTTGTTAATGGTATTGAGCATTTTCCCAATCGTTTTTATGATTGACCATGTACGTGTATTCTTTAACTTCTGAGGAAAATATTATGGGTAATCGAATTTATAAAGTAAAGCTGCACGGTAAAGTGATTACTACCGTTAGCTTTAATTTTTATATCAGCGCTGACTGCGCCCGCGATATCCTCATCGAGGAAGGATATAGCGAATACATTCAAATTGAAGAAGTTCTTTAATTCTTAGGAAAATATTATGAAACTTTTTAAAGATATCGCAGTTGGTGAAAAATTTGTCTTAGGTAATGGTCAACAATTGATTCGTATTTCTCCTTTAATGGATAATAGCGAGCGGCCCATTCGTACTGAAAACTGTTTGGATTATCCTTTTTATCAAAAGCGTTTTGCTATTGAAAATAATACCGAGTGTTTCACGGTTGATGAACTGATGGAATTATCAGAAGAAGTTGACCTGTGGGATGGTGCAGTTGACCCTGAATAATTGAGGAAATTATCATGTCTAAAGTATTTTTTGGTAATGCTAAGGTAATGTTCTTTAAACAACTCAGCCTTCAGGATGCATCGGTGGCATTCAATCAAAGTATGATTCCCGGCGTACATTCAAAGATTATGACGAGTGCTGATTTCGTTTTCGTTCAAGACCCGGAAACAGGCTTTTATCGGTTCATTAAATTTCGTATGAGTATGGACCCTGGTTATCATAGTGCTTACTACGTGAGTTATGAAAACGTTATCAAAGAATTACGTGATACCTATGGACGCGCTTTGAACCCACTGAATAAGGTATATAATGCTTCCTTTTATACAAGCGGATTTATTTTAGAACAGCTACAAAAATAGTTTACAACCTCGAGAATCATGTTATAATGGTTCTCGTTGACTGGATAACAAAACATTAATCTACTGAGGAAATTGATATGAATACTTATATGACTCGCGGTAACGTTCTGTCTGCTGGTGCTACTACTGTTGCTTATGTTAAGAATGGCGAATACCAAAATGGTAAGCCTTCTAAAGAAATCTCGGCTCAACCAGGCTTCTACTTCTTTGTTAAAGGTGAAGCAGATTCTCGTGTCGTAGCTGCACGCTTTTATGTCGGCAACCAACGTTCAGCTCAAGGTCTTGATGGTATTGTAGCTAACATCCGTAAGAAACGTTCTCAATCAGCTCGTACTATGGCTGTGAATGGTGTAGTGTATGAAGTTCTTTATGTACCTGCTTCTAAAATGAAACCACTGACTACAGGTTTTGGTAAGGGTCAAATTGCAATGGCTTTCACTCGCAACCATAGTTCCGACCTTCAGACCCTGGAAGAAATGAACCGCATGTTGGCTGATAACTTTAAATTCGTTCTACAGAGTTATTAATATGAGAACGTTCTTTGTAATGGGTTATCTATTTGTTTTAGCTTTATTAGTAGTTACCGGAGCCTTTATGGCTTTCGGTATGCCCTTTAATGATAAAGTTGCCGTCATGATGTGTTTATGTGGTGGTTATATCTGTTTTGAACGTTTATGCAAAATGTGTGGTATCTATGAGTAACTTCCATAATGAACATGTGATGCAATGGCACCGTCATAATCTGAAATTAACTGGTGTCTTCGGACGCCCTTGAGGAAAATATGAATATTTTACAAGGTTTTGCTGCGGGTATTTGGACTTATCTAGGTATTTGGACTATTACAACGGGTGAAACTTCGGTCATTTCTCAGGCCATTCCACAATTCATATTGGCATTTGTTCTGATTCTACAGGCCTTTACCAAAAAATGATTAAGAAATCTTGGGTTACTCGGTAGCCCTTTCTTCTTTATTGGTAACACTGTATTACGGAGTAATTCCCATAACGAACATGTGATGCAGTTCTATCGTAACAATCTTAAAACTAAAGGCGTCTTCGGACGCTAATGAGGAAAATATGATTATCATAGTTTTTATTGAACTTATTACGGCTATAGTCTGTTCGGTTTGCTTCTTTTTAGGCGTGTGGACCCCTGGTCCGGTATTCTTAAGTTTTCTGTTTATTGGCTGGGTTCTTTCTACTTTTGTCGGTTTACTTAAGATGATTAAAAATGATTAAGAAAATCTTGGGCTACTCGGTGGCCCTTGCTGCTTTATTGGTAGCACTGTATTATGGAGTAATATTCGGTCTTATCCAAGTTGTGCTTTTTATTTCCGATGTTATTATGGCTATTCATTCACTAGTATGGTAAAATTATGGAATTAACATCTCGTGGTTTAAAAAGTATTATCGACAATGAAGCATTGGCTTATGCAATGTATACTGTCGAAAACCGAGCCATTCCAAATATGATTGATGGCTTTAAACCTGTACAACGTTTTGTAGTTGCTCGTTGTCTTGATATGGCTCGTGGTAATAAAGAAAAATTCCACAAACTGGCTTCTATTGCAGGTGGTGTAGCCGACCTTGGTTATCACCACGGTGAAGGTTCTGCTCAAGAAGCAGGGGCTTTGATGGCTAACACATGGAACAACAACTTCCCGCTGTTGGATGGCCAAGGTAACTTTGGTTCTCGATTAGTTCAAAAGGCGGCAGCCTCTCGTTATATTTTTGCACGAATTGGAACTAATTTCGCAAAGGTTTATAAGGATACAGAATATGCTCCGGTTCATGCGGATGTCGAACATAAGCCACCAGCTTTTTATCTGCCTATTATTCCTACTGTTCTTCTTAATGGTATTTCCGGTATTGCAACTGGTTATGCAACTAATATTCTTCCTCATAGTTTTGATTCTGTTAAGAAAGCTGTATTGCAGGTTCTTCAAGAAAAACGCGTAACCAAGCCTAAGGTGGCTTATCCGGAATTCCGTGGTGATGTGGTTGAGATTGAACCGGGTAGTTATGAACTACGAGGCACGTATAAGTTCACATCTCGAACCCAAATGCATATCACAGAAATCCCGTACAAATACGACCGTGAAACGTATGTGGCCAAGGTACTGGACCCTTTAGAAGACAAAGGGTATATCACGTATGATGACGACTGTGACGAGAATGGTTTCGGCTTCAAGGTTAAGATTCGTAAAGAATATGAATTGCCTACTGAAGAAAATAAGAAGCATGAAAAAATCATGAAGGACTTCGGGTTAATCGAACGTCGTTCGCAAAACCTGACCGTCATTAATGAGAAAGGTAAACTTAAGGTTTACGAAGATGTAGTTGAACTGATTCGTGATTTCGTTGAGGTCCGTAAGACCTTTGTACAAAAACGTATTGATGGTAAAATCATCGAAACCGAAGAAGCTTTCAAACTGGCATTGGCTAAAGCCACATTTATCAAAGATGTTATTGATGGCGTAGTGGTTATCCAAGGTAAGACCCGTAAGGTTTTAACCGAAGAATTGGCCAGCAATAAAGTCTATGGTGAATACGCTGATAAACTCGTAGCAATGAATATTTTCCATATCACGTCCGATGAAGCTAAGAAACTGGCTTTGGAAGCCAAGGCTAAGAAGGAAGAGCATCAATACTGGAAAACCACTGATGTTGTAACCGAGTATGTTAAAGATTTGGAGGCTCTATGAGCCTTGGAGTCGAGTTCTTGTTACTCTGTATCTTTGCTGTTATCCTAGGCCTGGCAACGGGCATAGCTATAGGTTTAATAGCGGCCCACTTTAAAAAGTAAGGAACCTTCGGGTTCCTTTTTTTGGGTTTAGTGAAAAAAGTGTTTACTTCTGCTTTAAACATGATACTATAGACCTATCAAAACAACAGAGTGAAATGGAGACACAAAAATGAATAAGATGAAAAATACCCAAAACGCTACCATCCGTTTCGGTAAAGTTAAACCTGGTATGAATGCCAAACGTAAAGAACTAGTTGAAAAACTAAATTGGTTGGAAGTGGAGATAAATTCCTTAGTAGTTCGCGGCTCTAATGGTCGTGAACTGGAAAAACTTCGTGAAAGAAAAGCTGCTTTAATCGCTGAGATTAAAGACCTATCAATCTAAGTAATTTTTACCAGAGCTCTTGAAAAAGAGCTCAAAATAAAGTTTACTTCTGCTTTAAACATGATACTATAGACCTATCAAATAAATGGTTATCGGAGATTAAAATGTCTAAAATTACTTATATCATCAAAGCTTCTGAAGACGCCCTGAATGAAAAAACCGCTTCAATCTTAGTACATATCATCAAGCATAACTTCATCACTTCAGGCGAAGTCCGTGAAGCCCTGAGTGAACAATTTAGTGCAGCGGTAGTTAACTCTAACATCGGTGTATTGATTAAGAAAGGATTCATCGAAAAATCTGGTGATGGACTGGTGGCTACAGGTGAAGCAATGGACCTAGTTCAAAAAGCTGCCGACCTGTTCGCTTCTGAAAATGCTCCAGAGATGTTGGAAAAACGTAAAACTCGCAGTTCACGTGGTGTTACTCCTGAAATGGTAGTATTGGCTGATGAAGTTAAATCTTTGTTAGAAGACCGTATCGAGATTCGTGAAATCGCTGAAAACCGTAGCAATATTGAAGTTCGATTCGCTAAACGTACCAATGGTATTCGTCAAATCGAAGTCCGTCGTGACGGAATGATGCGTATCTTCGGTTATAATATGACCGATAAAGAAAAACAAGTGTTTACTTCTTTGAATCTTGATGTTAAGATTAAGACCGGTGGTAAGAATACTTATATCGACTTCCAAAACGTATCATCTGAAGTTATCAAAACCGTAACCAACGCAATTTAACTGACTGAGGAAATTATTATGAACAAGCTGAATATTGTTAATGAACTTCGTCGTTGTGCAGAACCTACTCAAGAAGGTTGGGATATTTGGTACCATGGCGCTTATCTTGGAACTATTGTCAAGATTAAAGCGGGTAAATACTTAATCATCCGTGGTGGTTCTGAAGCTTCTATGGGAATTCGTAAGAACTTTATGGCAGCCATCAGCACCTTTGTTCCGGCTGCTTATGAAGTCTATAAAGCCGACTACAAAGAATACCAGGAATCACAACCTGTTATTCGTTCAATTGGTGTTAATAAAGCTCAACAGAAAACTTTATGGCAACGTGTTAAAGGATGGTTCAAATGATTCCGATGGAACTTAACTGGGACGGTGAAGGTCATTCCCTTAAATTGATTGAAGAGCAGCGTAATGATTGGGACGAGCGTGTAGCTTTAGTAAACGGTATTAAGAAAATTTACCAACTCAACCTTCATATTGACAATGTTCATCTTGAATTCGGTATGCAGTTATTGCGGTTTCTTGAGATTATTTTTATAGAAAAGGTAAACATAACTTCGCATGGTGCTGGCCAATCGGTCGATATTAAATTATCATCCTATTATAAAGGTGATTTAATTGAAACAGCCACCAAAATTCAAGAATTTGCTAAAGATAACGGCCATAAGGTGATTTTCAAATGAACCCATTAAAAGGTAAAGAATTATCCTTTAAAGACCGTATGGCTTTATTAGATAAAGCTCTTTCTCGCGAGACGCCTGAAAGCTTAGCGGCCAAATTACGGGCCTACGGTGACTACACTGAATATTCGGAAGAGGATGTTTTGGAAGAGGTTCCTGAAATCTGTTGGCAGATTGCTCATTGGAATAACAATGAAAAATACCAACGTCGAATTGTATGCGCAGCCAATCGCTTTAAGTTAAAAGACGGTGGGACTCTGGTTATTCCAGGAGCTCGTCATTATTCAAAAGATATGGCAGAAGTGCTTGACCAAGTAAGTGATAAACTTGTGTCAGAGCATGTTTGCGGTGATGACCAAGGATTTATCGACCAATACTCAAATTATTGGACTCGCGAAGAAGCAATGATTATTGCAACATATGCTAATCAAGTTCGTATTGAACGTGGTGGTAGTGAAAAAGAACTTTACTCTGAGGACCTTTACTAATGAATCTTAAACAACTCCAGATTGATGCAATCGAAGCCCATATCAACCATATTAAACGCCTGAATGTTATGGTTGAAGACAACTGGGGAACTTATGTCAACCAACCGGCTTGGGATGCTTTAGACCATGAATATATAAAGGATATTAGTGATAACACGTATAGAGTTAGAGAAGGTCTGAAACCCTTCCTACGTGATATGTATATTGCAACAAATAAAGCAATTATTAACTATCTTGAATACAAATTAAGGGAATTGCATGAACAACCTGGTAGCTAAGCACGATTTCAATAAGGCGTCTGTCCATAAGGATAAGAAGAAAACTGAAATGCAGTCCAAACGTAAGCAGAAGCACAAGGGGAATCATTATGAGTCATAACTTAGAGAACACCATTACTGGCCAGCGTACACGCGAACAGTCTTGCTTTGAGGAATTCCTTGGAGCAGATTTTAAGTTCCAGGAACCAGTTGAACAGATGTATCAGGAATATGTTGTACAGATGGAAAATCATGTGTACAACCCAGAGGAATAATAGTATAATACCCTTACTGAATAATTGAATGTCTTATTGAATACTTGAGTAAATTAAAAATGACTAAATTTGAAATCGTTTCTGAAATTGTTACTATAACTTCAATTTTGATTAAAACCGACCGGGAAGATATTACGATGAAGCGCGATGTGTTTATCGCGTTTTTGAATGAGTTGGGATTGAGAAATGAGAATGGGAATGAGTTAAACAATGTATCGTTTAACAAGTTGTTTAAAAGTTTATCTGAAGATGAAATTGAACAAATTATTGAACAATTTAACGAAGGATTCGAAGATATACACCGTTATCTTATGATGTATACCTCCGGATTCTAACGTGTACGCCCAAGCGTACGACCTGCTTGTCCACACATAGCAGAAAGCCTATCAAAACCAAGGTTAGGTTTTTGCTTATACCAGTACAGCGAGACTGTGCCTGCATAAACGTTTTCCAAATTAAAGAACGGGCAGCTGAACATATATGCGAAGCTGCTTTTTTTCTTTGTTGGTAAGAATACAGATTCCGTACTGGATTCAAAATAATTACCATTAACCCCCGCCAAATATTCCGCCGAAGTTTTATCTATTGGAAACCCACCTAAATTTTTTTCGTCGACTGTATCAGGCAATATCCCCTCATATCCCACCATATCCACAAAGTAGTTAAGGTTGGTTGGCCTAAAAGAATATATTGCTGTAAAGTCTGCTCCACTTGACGAGTGGACTATCTGGATTTGCTCGATAGCTGCAATTTTAAATCTGTTATCCTGGTCTTGCCTTATCATTTCAGTGTATGAGGCATATGAAGCATCCCTGTACGCATCTAAAAGTGCATCACCTTTATACCAGATTACCGCCATTAAAAATAATAGAACAATAACTAGTACCCGGGAAAAAACAACTTTCCCGGTCGCATTATCTTTAAAAATTCTATCAAGAAGTCCAAAAAGTAGGTCGGGTATTGATATTCCTACTTTTGGTTCCATACTTTTCTCCTTTAAAGATATTTATAGCGCTTATGTACTATAACCATGAGCCGTAGATAGTGCCTGTAGCGCCCCATGAAGGAGAACTTCCGAATACCGCGCGCCCGGCTCCGCCTTGCGAGCCGTATTTAACGTTTCGACCGTAAGCGCCGCCACCAGCCCCGCCTGCGTCGCCACCATTACCACCACCCCACTGTCCGCCAAAGCTACCACCGCCACCTGGTCCGGTATAACTAGCGTTGCCGCCAGGCATTACGGCGCCATTAGTACCACCTAATCCATATGGTCTACCACCGCCGCCACCGGCTGTACCTGCTTCAAGCCAAGAGTTATTTGAAGCACATCCGGCGCCGCCGCCACCACCTGAAGCTATAACGCCATAGTTCCAGATACGGAGTCGGCCTCCAATGTCGTTTTGAATTACATCACCACCATTTGTACCTGCTATCCAAACACGGGTCCCACCGTTACCACCACGTCCCCACATATGGACCCCGCCGTGAATATTCAAAGTAACGTATTCATTAGGGGTATCACCGTACATAAAGAACAATGGAACATCTTTAGTATAAGATACTAAATCACCGGTGATATTAAACACAATAGGTGCGGCACCGGCTTCAAAACAACGGTCTCTAAACCATTGCCCGTTAAAGTTGTGGTCTGCGCCAAGGGTGTGAATAATCTCACGGGACCGACCAGCAAATTGCGACATCCAAGATGGGTTACCAAGACGCAATTCTCTAGAAGCTGCTGTCATCCAACGTTGACCTGTTTCAGCCACTGCTGATGTTCCAATCCAACCGGGAATTCCTACTACTGCCATAAAAACCTCCAGGGCCCGAGGGCCCTTTCTTATAATAATGATTTAATTAATGCTTTCAACTCAGCAATTTCAGATTTCAATTCCTTGATTTCATCAGTATGCTCGTTGATAGTAGCAGTATTTAAACCGATAATACCGTTATAGTTTAAACGAAGTAAGCCGGTCTCTTTATCTTCAGTCACAAGTTCAGGCAATACTTCTTGAACTTCCTGAGCAATTAAACCTGCAGATGGTTTAACTTCATCTGTGACAGAGTTTTTAAGCAGATAAGTATAACCACCTAAGAGTTTAGATTTCTCTTGGGCATTCTCTATAAGCTTAATTTCCGACTTACAACGAATATCAGAACGAATATAAACGTCGTTAACATCGATGTTATCACGAACATACATCCCGGCGTTACAGTGTAACGCTACGTTAAAGAACGTTTGTGCGAGACCAGCTCTAAAACTGAATACGCCTTGGCCGTTTGCATATGCGTTGAAAATACCATCTGCTTCCCAAACTAGACCTGTGTCATTATCGCCGATAACAATACACGGTCCACCCCATACAGGGTCTCCACCGCCAGCCGATACTCTGTTGCTCTTAAGTAAGCTTGGAGCATAAAAAGTACCATTAGAGTGGAATTCATAGATAGCTTGCGGGTCGGAACCGTTTTCCTGGTTACCTACACGAATAATACCTTGCGCCCATGTATTAGTGATGCGGCGCATACCAAAATCTACACCGGATACGAATCCTTCGTTAGTAATACCAGATTTTCCTTTGATAATCGGATAATAACTATCATTACCAACATTACCAAAATCTACAAACACAGGGGCTTCTTGCTTCCATTGGTTTCCCCAATCGCCAGCCTGGTGTGCAGCCCATTGTGAACCCTTTATATAAAGACGGTCCCTATTAAAATAAAAAGTATCCGACCCTTGAGGAGCTAAAGCAATTTCCCCACTATTATGAATATTAACGCCTGAATTAGTTCGGAAACTATAAAACGATAGGGCGTTATCAGCGCCGCCATTGCCTACATACCAGTTATCAACACCAGCTTTTTGTCCTTTCACATAACCAGATTCGGTTGCAGCACTGTTAATAACAATAGCATCCGAGTTTGCATTAAGAGTTAAGCGGCCGGTCATCGTATCACCTTCTTTGGCCACACGGGAGGCAATAGCATCGCGAATATTAGTTACATCGCCTGCTGAAGTAAACGTTTTCCAAATATCGGACCAGATATTACCGTTTCGAGCAATAGTAGCTTCACCACCACCAACCTGCACGTTATCGGGGAAGTTAACTGTACCATCAGCATTAAATCTTGAGGTATGAGCCTGGGTCCCGTCTTCTTTTATATGATGCAAAACAAAAGTCCCGGAATTAATTTCAGTACCTAAAGACCAAACAGCTTTTCCTTGTAAGAATTTCTGCTTAACAATAGGATAATATTTACTTACTGCGTCATCGTCAATTTCTTGGAAAATAGGAGCTGCTTGTGAATACTGTATATCGTAACCGCCTGCGCCCGCACCATGACCACCAAATTTAATATAACCGTTAGCTGCAAAAGAAGCATAGCTCAAATCTAGGTCAGGAATAACAACCTTACCGTTGCTCAAATCTATACTTAAAGGACGAAGGTAACCAATATCGCCTGTTTTACCTTGACCAAATTCTGTTGGAATAATATGAAGACTTGTTTCTGAACGGCGGAAAATAGCACCATAATCGTCGTTCCAAATTCTAAGAGCGTTTACAGCATTACCTGCAATAGTACCGGAGACATTAACTTCCTTACCGACATTTATACTTTCATTTACACCTAAGGTACCGTTTAAATGGGCTTCAACTTTGCCATCGGTTTTGCGCTGAATATAATGCATCCAACCGACGTCATCAGATATTTCCATTACGTTTTTACGGTCGCCGGCAACATTAGTAAAAGTGTTACCCCAAACGCTGATAGTCATATTATCAACTGAACTATTTCCTGTTGTATTTCCTCTGAACAAAAGAGTCGAAGCGTTGTTGCGACCATCAATATTAACTGAACCACCAACAACATCAATATTACCAGGAGTAACTAACAAACCGCCAGCGGTATTAACGTTTGTAGTACCTTTACCACGGAAATAGTGGTGATAATTTCCACCTTGATAATATCCTAAAAGAGTTTGACCATCACCATATGCGTTATTATCATGATAAGTGACAACAGTAGCCAAAGCATAGTTTTCCACCGGAGGAGTGGTTAAATCGGCACCGTTTACAGAATAACCCATAACCATTTTTCTAAGACTGGTGGTTTCCGCCGGGCCAGAAAGGAAAGTTTTTGTGCCGTTATTAACGCTAAAGAAATACCCATCTTGATGCCATTTAAATCCGGTATCATTATCACCGAGGGCAATTGAAGCTGTTCCTAATTCAGAATATCCTTTAGAACCGCCTGGAAGACCTACAGAAATAGAATGACCGGCTTTCAATCCACCGGCCCAGTTAAACGACCAAAGATAAGTGTCTAAGCCATCTCCGGAATACCAGGTTATTCCGTCATTAACATTAACTTCGTGGAAAATACCTGCTCCTACAGCATTTCGCATAACACGGAGGTGGTTAATAGCCGTTTCGCCTTCTTCAAATGGAGTGTTATTTGCTAATGAATAGATATCATAATCGCCCGTCTTCTTCCCATTTGTAATAACTTTATCGGTCAGAACTTGTGGAGACGAAATAGATTTCCATGCTGATACTTCAGGTGAAGTGAACAAACCATTGCCTGAAAATGCATAAGTGCTTTCGCTTGCGGTAGAATAATCTTGTACGCGAATATTAACTACTTGGTTGGTTGCTCCTGCGTTATTAGGAGAAAAGATAATACCACGTTCACGGTCATTGCCATCAAAGAAACGAAGGTGAGAAGTTGAGGCACTCTTAGAAATAAGTTCTCCACCGTGGGTCATTATCTGCCCGGCTGCAATGATGTCACGAGTTACACGAGCAATGCCATTGAGATTGAAATCACCAATTTGAGTAAATACACCGTTAAGAGTATAATCACCAGTTTGATTGTAATTACCGTTATGAATAACATTACCATCAATATTACCACCTTTAGCAAAGCCAAGGTCGATAATCGCTCCAGTGTCATCTTTGGTAAATAACAAACGGTCTTTTAAGTTAATAGCCAGCTCGCCTTCAGCCAACTGCGCTGGCGTAGGACGTACACCAGCTACTTTACTTCTTTTAAATTGTATCTGTTTTAAAGTAGCCATAATGCCTCTTAATAATAACCAAAATCTTGGATAGAATCTTTAATAACAATCTGGTCGAAACGCGGAACATGTCCTGCGTCAGAGGCCGGATTTAATGAAATGAAGTTAGGAGCCGCAAGTACCCCAGTCATTGTTTGCATATTAGTATTATTTATTTGGACCTGTTTTGCGTTATCTACTAATGACAATCCAACTTGAGCTTTAGTAGGGGTGTTGCCTGGGCTGAATACGCGGCCTGATTCATCATAAACTTGACGGAATAACGAATCACCCATTACAGTAAGACGTTTAGCACCAACTGTTGTATTTGGGTCAAATATCATAAACGGAGTACCATCTTCCGTTTCATATCCAAAAGCACCTTTAATACGGAAAGAAGCTGTGAAAGGGGCTCCGCCGGTTCTTGCTCCTAATTTAATACCATATCCATTAGTATCATTAAAGGTCAAACCTTTTTCAAAATACACGTTGTTCTTATAATTACCACCATTAGCTTTTGAAACGAAATCGTTATCAACTGCTTGAGGTTTATTATACTCGGTGTAAACTTTATACGTTTTGTAAAGAAGGTCATTTGATACAGGCGTTAAGGGGAAATTACCTTGGTGCCATAATACCGAACCTCCTGCTGTAGAACCTAATTTTAAATCTGCCATTTGAGTTTCCTTTGGGAGTTATAGCCTTTTATATATTTATGGCTGTAGAAAACGAAAAAGGAACCCGAAGGTTCCTTAATATTTTTCTCTAAATTCAGACACCCAAACCTGTCCTGGTTTAGTACCTGTTTTATCGTATAACTGGGCTATGGTAGTACCCATATTCTTAGTTTCGGTACCGAAATTCATACGAATACCATTTACACCAAATTCGGCCGATTTAGGTTGAGATTCTGGCTCTGATACTTCCCCGAACATCACATTACGTACACCGCCAACTCCATCGGCCACTGTTTTTCTTGCATACAATGTAAATGTTTCAGTATTAGCAGGAACTTCAATTACCCGCTCAAAAGTCATCCAAGACCCAGCAGGGACATTAGGTGGAACTTCCATATTAACCGACCCTGTTAAAGCACCTGAGGCATTAAAAAATCTAACAGACATCTGAGAGGTCCCTAAATCTTTTAATTCCTGGTCACACATCATTTGGAATTTAAGATAAAAGAATTCCCCAGGCTTCATGTTATAATCGGCGCAAGGAGTAGTAGGAGATTCGGTAGGGAAACGTTTTATTTCTTCTCCACCATTACTTAGATAAGTGTTTTCATCTTCTACTATTCTTATAGGATACCCGGTCCCGCCTACATCACTGATATCGTCAAAAACGACTTCTAATGGTGTAGAAACATCTTCAACAAGCACCCCATCATTATAAAGGACGTGTTCCATCACTATAGTATTTCTACCGGACACGTAAAAAGCTGAATAAGACGGCTCGAAGCGGTCTATTAGCCACTTAGATGGAAATGCAGTACTTCCTGCTGCACGGAACCAATCAATAAGATTTTGTGAAGCATTTAATCTACCGGAAGATACTAAACAAACTATTCTATTGGCCGGTATTGAACTTATGTAAGTAATAAAAGCTTCAGAGATAACATCAAAATCTTTTGTAAAGCTATAAGTTTTGTTAGCCACCACTTTAGGTTCGGCACTAACATCAATTTCTATAAGGTTTAGTCCATTTTGAAAATTCTGGGGACCGAAGTCCCCATCTTGAAATTTAACATACGCTTTTTTAGTAGACTTAGTACAACTACCAGCTATACTAAGTTTATACCTTACAGCATTGTTTTCAGATAATGTAGGAACCTGGACATATCCTTGTCCAAATTCTGCCATAAATCTTTCCATAATACCTCTTATTCAATCCACTCAAACTTAACGGATTTGGTTACTGGGTCAGGAATAATGCGAACGTTACCAATACGTAACCAATCAAGGATTGTAATGTTACCCATTGTAGCGTTATCAGCAGGCAATGCACCAACCTCTTCCGCAGAAGGAGGGTTATCTGCGGTATAGACCATAGAGAACGTAGTCCATGCGTTTTTATTTTTCTGCCAGGTGCGAGTATAACGAATAGTACCACCATTCAATCCTGTAGGATAGCACACCCAATCCTGATAACATGAATCCAATGTATTACCAAACTGTGTTAACGTACCAGGATATTTAACTTCCTTATCACGAACAGAATAATCAAACCAAGTACCACGTAATTTCTGACCTGATGTACCGAGAACTTCGTCACCAAAACTACCGTCTTCGTTACGATAACGAATAGCCGGGGAACTAAATGCACCCGTTTCTGTCAACCAACCAGAAGCATTCCATATCTCATCAGAAACACCTGCAGGTTTAGTTTGGACCGTATCGATATTAACCTGACGTTTAGTTTTCATCGTCCAATAACCTGGGAACAGGTTAAATGTAGCCGAATCATTGATATCGACAGACCAGAAGCCAACTGTTTCTGCAGTAGGGGCCTGGGATGCTAATGTAGGTTTAACACCAACAGAGCGGACGTATTTTTGAGCAACCAAACCATTGTTTGCCGATACTTGCCCTGTAGAAACGATAGTACCTGAAGTAGTTACGTTTTGCAATGAAGACAGAGCAGAAGCATTTAGTGTGGTTGTAGAAACACCGTTAGAAGTGGTTATACCTGTGATATTAGCATTCTTAGAAATACTAATGGAACCACTATTAACAGCAAAGTCACCAGTCGTATTAAAGGTCCAGTAGGAAGATTCTAAAGAACCCGGCGATGGAAGATAATGTATTTTAAAATCACGAGTTCCATCGTTTACAGTGCCTAAAGAGAATGTACCTTGCCCTAAACGTTGTTTAACAATAGGATGGAACTTGGCATCCGGGGTCGAATTTATCTCGGCAAAAATCGGAGCTAAAGTATCGCCTTGAGAGTTCCAAGTACCGGCACCTGACTGTGGTCCTACAAATTTAATAGATTTACCTGAGCTAACAGATACATCATTTTTAAAAGTAGAATTCCCGGTTACTTCCAGAGAACCTAAAATAGTGTTGCCGGTAATATTAGCAGTACTAGAAGACACCAGAGGAGCCGCCAGGTTCAATTGTTTGGTCAGGGTTAAAGAACCATTAACTGTTTGGTCGACGTCTCTACGAATGAACTGAAGTGAATCCAGACCATCCAATTTCTCGGAGTTCACAGCCGTAGCATTTATAGGTAAAAAGTTCTGTAAAGTTTTATTCATCTCGTAAGATGAAACCGCATAACCTGTTTTAGGATAGTTGGCTGCATTCAGAACAGTATCGTCATTCTCATAAAGGCCTGTACCTGAGTTAAATTTAACACCAGAACCGGTAACTTTATTTCCTGAGTAAGTCAAAGCACCTTCGGTCAATTTAACAAATCCACGACGAAGTGCAGTAGCTTCCCAAGTGGTTTCGGACTGTACTACATATTTTAAACCAGAAGGGCTTACAGCCAGAACTTTAGAAGTTCCTGCAGTGGTTTCGGTATTCGTTGCAACGCGAATAATACCTTCAGAACTTTCAGTAGATTTTTTAGAGTGTAATTTCAAAGGAGTGATGATGGTTTTGTCATCAGTGCCAACATTGACTTCGGTCTGGGTAGCCAGACGAGCCGTACCACGTTGGGTCTCATTTGCTTCTCTAATATCTAGTGTATAATGGTTCCATAAGGTTCCTGATTCAATCAAACCACTGGCTGCTGAGACAGAAGTTCTAGCAGTATCATTAAGTCTTGTTTTAATTTTCAACGGAGTTGAAATAACATTATCTAACGTGCCTGCATCAAATTCTGCTTGGGTTGCAATTCTAGCAATACCAGTCAATCCTTCCGTAGCTTTCCTATCATTTAACGTTTTAGGCGTTACCGCACGAGTATAATCTGTTCCAGTATCGGTCTCTACTTGCGTAGCAATTTCAATTAACCCTGTACGAGTATCAAGAGCCACACGGGCATGCAACGTTTCAGGAGAAACTGCACTGTTAGCAAATCCGCTAGCAGACTGTCCAGTATTAACTTCTGACTGGGTAGAAAGATATACCGTACCTTGTTGGGCTTGAGTAGCTTTATACTGGTCAAGTGCTTTAGGAGAAATAACCAAATTGCCTACGTTCTTATTGTAAACGTTAGTACCTACAGTGTCCCTAGCAGTCGCAGGAATGGTGTCCACCGTAGAGGTATATTTTACAATACCTGAAAGACTTTCAGTGCCCTGGCGCGTCTGTAGCTTCTTAGGAGTAATAATGGTGGTATCGTCAACACCAGCATCAGTTTCCTGTTGCGTAGCAATTTCGGCTACACCACGACGAGTTTCGGTTGCAGTACGTTCGTTTAATTTCTTAGGAGAAATAATCAAATCATCCTGGAAAGCGAAAGTTGTGTCTTGGTTCACCTGAGCAGTCGTAGCAATACGAGCAATACCACGACGAGTTTCAGTGGCAACACGATTAGCTAAAGTCTGAGGAGTAATTGCAAGTTCTTTTTCAGGATTATTTTCATGGTCGACGTTTGCCTGGGTCTGAGACGCAAGGGCAATAACACCTAGACGAGCACGAGTTAAATCATCCTTAGAATCTACACGTTCTACCGTAGGAACGTTCTGGGCAACAACCCAATATTTACCGCCTGTAATGGTGTCTTCGATATAACTCAGTTCAATAACCGGGGTATAACTTATATTACCATTAAAGGTCAATACGTCATTCAACACCCATTCAGTATCTGGTGGATATTCTGAACGTTTAGGGAATTGGAGCAATTGAACCGAAGAAGCAATTTTATCACCTACAGCAGCCTTAATATTTACTGTCTGTGCTTTACGAAGATAGTTCAATGCGATTTTAATAGTATCGCCTTGCGCTACGCTAGTAGGTAAAGTGATGTTAATAGTTTGTGGAGTTGTGTTATTAGGACCAAAAACAATAATACTTTCGTTAGCCAAAAGTTCTACGTCATCACGAATAACACGCAGACGAGTTTGACGGTCACCGTCCCAAACATACCACATTTTTTCAACAGAGTTATAAACAAAGAATCCATCACCAGAGGTACGGAATTCCATGCTATGCTGGCCAGGCTTACCTAATGAAGACGATGCATCAAAGGTTTCAACTATTAAGTGGAACTTACTTCCAAGACCATCGATATCTACGGTTTTAACCATGTCACCTTGGTTCGCATACTTAGGAAGAGTAAACTTAATTACTGCACCTGAAGTATAACGACGTAAAACGTTATCACCCGCTTGAGCTTGGAACTGTGCAGTATTAGGCTCTACGCGAATACCACGTTCTTCGTTACCTGCTTCCCAGAAATGCCAAAGACGGTTAGCAAAGATAAGCATGTTATAAGAAAAAGGTTTGGTTATCAGAGTTTCAGAGAACTGGTTACCAAATCGAACAATTTTCTGATTACCGCCGCCTGGAGCAGAACTAGATTGAACCTTGATTTCATTATAACCTACACGGCCACCGATATCCTTGATTACGACGGTATCGCCATCAGTAGGGTTAGGAGGCAGAGTAAATGTAGTAAAGCTAGCAGCTGAGTCCACCGCAATATATTCACCGGAAGCCAACTGGCGCGTAGGAGATGCTACTGTAATCCATTTAGGGTCAGTACGGGTAGCGGTCCAATAACCAGGTACAAAAGTTCCAGCTGGTGCAGCGATATCACGTTGAGCAACCCAAATACGTTGGTCATGGATTACTGCAAACCCTTTCTTATATCCGCGCGTCTCGTCGTACGCCTGGATGGTGTTCTCATCTATAAAGAATTCAACGTTGACGCCATCATCTAGTACATTGTAATCGGCTTTGGCAACATTGATAACTTTCTCGCCCGCAGCATCGAGTCCGGATGTAGCACGGAATGCAGGTTTTAAAATATCAGCCATTTTATTTCCTTTTCGTTTTCAGGGTATAGAACTATTTATAGCAAAGTGTTTACTTCTTCCAGGGCCATGATATAATAACCTTCTACACTAATTGGACAGAGGTTCATATGAACGATTTAGATTTTTTACTTCCTGAAGAAGACCAACAAAAAGATGGATTTTTACTCCTGGATTTCAGCCAAATCATTATGGCGGCAGCCTTCCAAGAATTTGGTGAAAACGCTGGATTTCCTAAAGTAACAACAGCAATGCTTCGACATCTCGTCTTGAATTCAATCAAGAAAAACATTAAAGACTTTAAAAAACAAGGTTACAACCAACTAATCATTTGTGTTGATAACTCTAAATCAGGTTATTGGCGTCGTCGTTATTCTTCTTATTATAAGAAAAACCGTGCTAAGGCACGTGACGAATCACCATTTGATTGGGAAGGCTTATTCACTGCAATGCATATTATTGTGGATGAACTGGAACAAAATATGCCTTATATTGTTATGAATATCGATACAATCGAGGCCGATGACCATATTGCTGTGTTGACTCGTATCCTTACGGCTAAAGGCCATCCGGTTATGATTGGTTCTTCTGATGGTGACTTTACCCAACTTCATAAATTCCCTGGTGTAAAACAATGGTCTCCAATGCAGAAAAAATTCGTCAAAACAAAATCTGGTGATGCTCTGCTTGATTGTGTGACTAAGGTTATTAAAGGTGACCGCAAGGATAACGTTGCAAGTATTAAAGTTCGTGGTGATTATTGGTTGACAATGGTTGAAGGTGAACGTACTCCTAGCACTCGTGCTAAGGAACTTGAAGCAATTGCTCTGAATTATTATGACCGTGATATAATTAAAACACTTCTTACTGAGGAACAATATGAACGTTTCTGTGAAAACCAAATCTTAATTGATATGGACTTTATTCCAGATGATATTGTTGCTTTAATTACTGAAAGATATAATACGTATAACAAACCTTCGAAATCTAAAGTTTATCCTTATTTCGTTAAATCAGGTTTGTCTAAACTAACTGCTACAGTAGCTGATTTTTATTAAGGTGAATATAATGGCTAAAAGAAAAAGTGAAAGTTGAATTCAACCAAGAAGAACATGGTAATACCCTAGCCCAGTTGATTAAAACTGCTTCCGATACTAAATTAAAAATGGAAGCATATGGTGACGAAATTAAAGATATCAAAGACCGTGCTAAGACTGAACTTGGTGTAGACGGTAAAATGTTTAACCAGCTGTTCTCCCTGTATCATAAAGGCACTCGTGAACGTTTCGAAGACGAAAAAACTGAAGTGGTAGAACTGTATGACACAATCTTTGAATGATTTTGATGGAGCGGTTAATACCGCTTCTGAACCTGTCCATGTATTGGTAAATAAACAACAGAATGGCCTTGATATTGAGGCCTTTGTTGAGGCTGAAGGATGTAGCTATCTCGAAGCGGCTACCGCATGGTTGGAAGAGAACAGTATCCCTGAAGGTAACTTTGCTCGTTATTTGCCTGCAGGAATTATTGATAAAATTATGAACGAGGCCATTGATGATAACTTGCTTCGTCCTTCAATGGCACGAACGCAAAAAACTAATACCCTGGATTTCTTGTTATGATTAAGATTCGCATGCCACCAAACAATAACCGTATGGTGAATGGTAAGAGCGTATATTCACTATACTTAATGCTCAAACATCACTTCAATGCCAAATACGACGTTATAAAATATAACTGGGTCATGCGAATCTCTGATACGGCTTACCAAAAACGTCGTGACAAATATTTCTTCGAGAAATTGAGTGATAAATACACTTTGAAAGAGCTTGCTCTTATCTTCATGAGTAACTTGGTGGCTAACCAAGACGCATGGATTGGCGACATCAGTGATGCTGACGCCTTAGTCTTTTACCGAGAATATATCGGTAGACTTAAAAGAATAAAACAAGTTTTTGAGGATGATATCAAAAACATCTATTATTTCAGTAAGAAAGTGGAAGTTCAAGCGCTTTCTGAAATTTTTGAGTATAATAAAAAAGTTAACTCGAGCTATATTTTTAAGCTCCTCCAATCGAATGTTATTTCATTCGAAACGTTTATTTTGCTTGATTCATTTATGGATATAATAAATAAACATGATGAACAGACCAACGATTTAGTGTGGTCTAAGTATTCGACTAAATTAAATGCTTATAAGAAAATTCTTATAATCGATAATTTAGAAGCTCGTAAATTGTTCATTGAAACTATCAAATCTTGTAAGTTTTAATGCTTCATATTAAATGTGTTAATATACTAACTCAATCTGTTAAAAACTGTTAATAAAATACAACTGCTAAAATCTGCTAAGGTAAATAATATGTTCAAACGTAAAGACCCTTCCCAACTGGCTGCTCAACTGTCTGCAATGAAAGGTGGTTCTTCTTTCTCTTCCGATGATAAAGCTGAATGGAAATTGAAAGATGACAATGGTGTTGGTACTGCGGTAATTCGTTTCCTACCTTCGAAAAACGAAGAAAATCCATCTCCATTCGTTAAGCTCGTTAACCACGGCTTTAAGAAAAATGGTCAATGGTACATTGAAAACTGTACGTCTACTCACGGTGATTTCGATTCTTGTCCTGTATGTAAATACATGAACCAGAACGATACGTATAATACTAATAACGCCGAATACAAACTGATGAAACGTAAAACTTCCTTCTGGGCTAACATCCTTGTTATTAAGGATAGTGCAGTGCCTGCTAACGAAGGTAAAGTGTTTAAATTCCGTTTCGGTCAGAAAATTATGGATAAAATCAACCAGATGGTTGAAGTTGATACTGATATTGGTGAAGTGCCGGTTGACGTAACATGTCCGTTTGATGGTGCTAACTTCGTACTGAAATCTAAGAAAGTTGGTGACTTCAAAAACTACGACGATTCCAAATTCATGGGTCAGTCTGAAATTCCTAACATCAATGATGAAGCTTACCAAGCTAAATTGATGGAAGAAATGCACGACCTTTCTAAACTGCTCGAGTTCAAATCTTTTGAAACTAACGAAGCCAAGTTTAAGAAAGTTGTTGGTACTGCTGCTCTTGGTGGTGCTGCCGCTAAAGCTTCTGCAGCTGCTGATAAGATTGGTGATGACCTGGACGCATTCAGTGCAGACCTTGATGCATATGATTCTAAACCGTCTACACCGACCCGTTCCACTACTCCTGAGCCATCAGTAAGTCCTTCTGATGACGATGGTCTGGACGACCTGTTAGCTGGTCTATAAGTTATTGATTTATAATGGGAAGACTTCGGTCTTCCCTTTTTGGCATTTAATGGTTTACAATGCCTTTAAACATGATACTATAGACCTATCAACTACATGAGGAAATAAAAATGGAAACTGGTAAATTTTACGTATTAGACCCTGCTGCCAAAAAACAATTCACCGCTGGTAGTCCTGATGATAATTATAATTCGTGCATAGTCAGGTTGTTGGAACAACATGGCAATTCCTTCAAAGTCCTGGATATGCGTTGTATTGAAGGTGTTTATTTTGTTGAAAAAGTTGAAATGAAAGATGGCACCATCCTGAATAGTATGGGTGATTCTGATGAGTACTTTGAACTCGGTGAATGGGAATTCTGTCACTTCCTGGAAGTTGATGGCGATGCTCCTGCTGTTGATACCCAAACCATTCATGTGCAGGTAAATCACAAAAATGCGGCAGAAGTTGTTGCCTTGATTAAAGCTACCTTTGGAATTTAAAAAATGAAAATTGGTAAAAAATACGAACTTCGCCCTGAGTGTATCAAAGCTTTTATCAATATCACCCCTATCAATAATAATGATATGGTCGATATTATCCAAGAAAACGGTGGGTGGTTTGAAGTAAAGGATACAACGACCACAGATGGGGATAAATTTGTAACTAAAATAAAATGTGCTAATGGCAAGATTTTTAGTGCAGACGGAACACTAGAGGAATATTTTGAATTGCATGAAGATGAGTTCTATTGCTTCCGTGAATATGATGGACAAGATGAAGTTGACAAACCTGTTACTAAGACCGGCGTGACCCAAATCCATTGCATTGTCACTGAACAGAACGTCGACCAAATTATTGAACTTTTGCAAAAAACTTTTAAGGCCTAACATGACTAAAGATGATTTCCTGGATGCAGTAGAAAAAGCCAGTGAGAAATTTGAAGTGATGGGTGTACGAGTTCATAAAGACCGAAATTACGGCCTCGATATCCAAACGTATTCGTTATGGCTTGTAGGCGAACATAGTCTTGTAACCACCTTAGTTATGGGTGTTGATGCTCAACCCTTACTGGTTAAATTCAGAAGTATGGAAAAAGCTACCAAAGAAATGATTAAGCTTGGTAAATGGCTTGATAAAATTCAAAAATAAATGTTTACAAGGTCTATAGGCATGATACTATAGACCTATCAACTAACGAGTGAGGAAAATAAAATGGCTAAGGTTAATATTGATATCGTTGATTTTGAATACACTTACGAAGTTATCCGTAATCGTTATCCTTCTTTGACTATGACTTATATCAAAGACACACAATTCTGTAGTATGCAAATTGAAGTTCAAGGTCCTCTTGAAGACCTTACCCGCTTTATGGCTGATGAATATTGCGATGGTATGCATGCTGAAGACGCTGAATTTTATATGGGCTTAATTCAAAAATAAGTGTTTACCTAAGGCTATGGTAGTGATACTATAGCCTTATCAACTTGAGGAGAATAAAATGAAATTACAACGCGAATCAATTAAAGATTCTGAAGTTAAAGGCAAATGGTACTTCACAATCCAAGGTAGCAATCCGGAAGCTCTGGAAAAAGCCGAACAAGCTTTGTGTGAAATGGGCTGGAAAGATGAGTGTGATGGTTGTCCTCTTTATGAAGATGGTAGCTCATCTGGTTTCTGGATTCACCATTCTGATGTTGACCAATTTAAAGCTGACTGGAAAATCGCTAAGAAAGCGTGAGGAAAATATAATGCAAATTACTATCAATTTAAAAGAGTTTACTGGTACCGAAGCAGAATTGGATAGACTTTATAATAATACTGCATATGACGAATCCTTTTGGGTCAGGGACCGTTATGAAAACCTCCATAAGGTATCTTTGGCCTGGGAGCAAGGCCGTGGTAATAATTATCGTTTTGTTAAGGGTGATATTTCCTATTATAACCATCATGACATTATTTGGCCAAACGATATCACACATGTTGAGGTGCTATAATGCTTACTGAATACACTTGCTTTGCTAAAGATGATGCACATCCTGAACTGATTCTTGAAGTTAAGGTTAATACGCTTGAACAAAAATTTGATTGGAGCCTTTACATCTATCCTAAAAATAATATTGATGGCCCACAGAAATATACGCTTAATGACAAGTGCATTAGCGGTATCATTGGATACGGGTCTAGCGAAAGCAAATATTCATTAGAAGATATTCGCCAATCACGTTGTGCCGTCGCTTATTTTGATACTGATACCATTAAACACCTTTACAAATTGGTTCTTGATATTCGCAAAGATTTTACTGCAATTAAAAATGCGGTTAAGGAATTAAAATGATTAAATTAGTGTTCGCTTATTCTCCAACAGAAACGGTTGACGGTACAAAACAAAACGCATTTGGTTTAGGTGATGGGCTTCCATGGGGACGAGTTAAAAAGGACCTTCAGAATTTTAAAGCTCGTACTGAAGGTACAATAATGATTATGGGCGCCAAAACGTTCCAATCATTGCCCACATTATTACCAGGCCGTAGTCATGTAGTGGTATGCGATATTAAACGCGGCTACCCTGAAACTAAAGATGGTGATTTAGCTCATTTTTATATTACCTGGGATGAGTATGTTACCTTAGTAGCTGGTGGACGTATCCAATTATCCAGTCCTAATACAAATTTTGAAACATTTATCGATGCCAGCGAAAATCGCATCAGTGTTATTGGTGGTCCTGCTCTGTTATATGCGGCGTTGCCTTATGCCGATGAAGTGGTTGTTTCTCGTATTGAGAAATGTCATCGTGTGAATTCTACGGTTCAATTGGAAGAAAACTTCCTTCATGAAATTCGCCAACGTGAAATGCTTGAAACCCATTGGTATAAAATAGACGAACTTACTACACTGACGGAAACAGTATACAAATGAGCAATAAATTAAAAGTTAAGGATGTTCCTAATGCTATGGCCCTTTTTATTTGCCGGCAGATGCATCAAGGGCATATGACACCAAAACAATATCTTAAAGGCGAGCGTTCTTTAGGATTTACTCGCAAAGCAAAACAAATGGTTAAATTAGGATATAAGCCTAACTTTGCCAAATATCCTTCTACATATTCTTGGATGAACTAATGAAACAATATCAATTTTTAATTAAAGATATCCTGGAAAATGGCTACGAAACCGACGACCGCACTGGAACCGGTACAATTGCACTGTTCGGTACTAAATTACGTTTTGATTTAACTAAAGGCTTTCCTGCGGTAACAACTAAAAAATTAGCATGGAAAGCCTGTATTGCTGAGCTCCTTTGGTTCCTTTCGGGTTCAACAAACGTTAACGACCTTCGTTTCCGTACTCACGGTTCATTAATTGACGGTAAAACTATTTGGGACGAGAACTATGAAAATCAGGCCAAAGACCTAGGGTATCATAGTGGTGAACTAGGCCCGGTATACGGGAAACAATGGCGAGATTTTGGTGGGGTCGACCAGGTTGTAGAAATTATCGACCGTATTAAAAAGATGCCTAATGACCGACGTCAAATCGTATCCGCATGGAACCCGGCTGAAATCGACCAGATGGCTCTTCCACCATGTCATTGTTTTTATCAGTTCAACGTTCGTAATGGCCATCTTGACCTCCAGTGGTACCAACGTTCTGTTGACGTGTTCTTAGGATTGCCATTTAATATCGCCTCTTACGCCGCTCTTGTGCATATTGTAGCTAAGATGTGTAATCTTATTCCGGGCGATTTAGTGTTCTCAGGCGGCAATACGCATATCTATTCTAATCACGTTGAACAATGCCAAGAAGTTCTTCGTCGTGAGCCTAAAGAGCTTTGTGAATTAGAAATTAATTTACCGGAAGAGTTTATTCTTTGGGACACTAAGACACAACTGTCTTGGGTTGATTCAATGAAGCCGTCTGATTTTGTTCTTAAAGGTTATGAATCGCACCCTACTATTAAGGCTAAGATGGCTGTATGAAAATTCAAATCGCTGGTACCTTATTTTTGGTTATTATGATTGGGCTGAATTTGGTGCTATAATGAGAGTCTGTAGAGTTGTTAACAAGTATAAAGAAGATTTTGATGTCAATATCCAGCGTGGAACCATGTGGGGTAATCCATTTAAAGACGGTACCCGCGAGGAAAACATCAAGAACTTTAAAGAATACTTTATTGCTAAAATAAAATCAGGTGAAATTAAAAGAGAACACCTTGAAACCCTTAGAGGTATGCGAATAGCGTGTACCTGTAAACCTAAGGACTGTCATGGGGATGTGATAGCCCTGGTTGTTAACAAACTTTTCAAAGATACGTTCTCATTAGAAGACCTATAAATATCAGTCCATGCTTAACAGGTTCTATGATAGAATAATTGTAGAACCTAACATATTGAGGAAATTATGCAAGTACAAAAGAGTAGTGGTGTATCCCAAGATTTTGACGCACAAAAAATTATTAAAGTTCTGACTTGGGGCTGTGAAGGAACCCAAATCGACCCCTATGAATTATACGAAGAAATCAAAACCCACCTTCGTGATGGTATGACTACCAAAGATATCCAAAATCTGACTGTTAAGGTAGCAGCCAACCTTATCTCGGTTGAAGAGCCTGACTATCAGTATGTTGCCGCAAAGCAATTGATGTTTGCACTGCGTAAAGAAGTTTACGGTCAGTTTGAACCACGTAGTTTTATTGACCATATTTCCTATTGTGTTAACGAAGGTAAATATGACCCAGAATTGCTGTCTCGATATTCTGCAGAAGAAATTACTTTCTTAGAATCTCATATCAAGCATGAACGCGATTTCGAATTGACATATGCTGGTGCGATGCAGCTGAAAGAGAAATATCTGGTTAAAGATAAAACAACTGGTAAAATCTATGAAACTCCTCAGTTCGCTATCATGTGTATTGGTATGGCCTTACACCAAGACGAGCCAGGTAACCGTTTAGCACATATTATTCGTTTTTATGACGCTGTAAGTACTCGTCAGGTTTCGTTGCCTACTCCTATTATGGCTGGTGCACGTACTCCAACTCGTCAATTTAGTTCTTGTGTGGTTATTGAAGCAGGCGACTCGCTGAAATCTATTAACAAAACTGCCAACTCAATAATTGAATACATTTCTAAACGTGCAGGTATTGGTATCAACGTTGGTATGATTCGTGCTGAAGGTTCTCGTATTGGCATGGGTGAAGTCAAACATACCGGTGTTATTCCATTCTGGAAACATTTCCAGACTGCTGTTAAATCATGTTCACAAGGTGGAATCCGTGGCGGCGCTGCTACTGCTTATTATCCTATTTGGCATTTGGAAGTTGAAAATCTGCTCGTTTTGAAAAACAACAAAGGTGTCGATGAGAACCGTATTCGTCATATGGACTACGGAATCCAGTTAAACGACCTGATGATGGAACGTTTCGGTAAAAATGATTACATTACCCTGTTTAGTCCTCATGAAATGGGCGGCGAGCTTTATTATTCTTATTTTGAAGACCAAGAACGTTTCCGTGAATTGTATGAAGCTGCTGAAAAAGACTCTAGTATTCGTAAGAAACGTATTAAAGCACGCGACCTCTTCGAATTGTTTATGACCGAACGTTCAGGCACTGCACGAATTTATCCTCAGTTCGTTGATAACACTAACAACTTCACACCATTTATTCGTGAAAAGGCTCCTATTCGCCAGAGTAACCTGTGTTGTGAAATTGCTATCCCGACTACCGATGTGAATAGTCCTGATGCTGAAATCGGATTGTGTACTCTGTCTGCATTCGTATTGGATAACTTTGATTGGCAAGACCAAGACAAAATCAACGAACTTGCTGAAGTACAGGTACGTGCACTTGATAACTTGTTAGACTACCAAGATTATCCTGTTCCTGAAGCTCTGAAGGCTAAGAAACGTCGTAACTTGGGTGTCGGTGTTACTAACTACGCAGCATGGCTGGCAAGCAACTTTGCTTCTTATGAAGACGCAAACGATTTAACTCATGAACTGTTTGAGAGATTACAGTATGGACTTATCCGAGCATCAATCAAGTTGGCCGAAGAAAAAGGACCTTGCGAGTATTATTCAGACACTAAATGGTCTCGAGGCGAGCTTCCTATCGACTGGTACAATAAAAAGATTGACCAAATCGCAGCCCCAAACTATGTTTGTGACTGGTCGGCGTTGCGGGAAGACTTGGCTAAACATGGCATCCGTAATAGCACATTATCAGCACTTATGCCATGCGAGTCAAGCAGCCAAGTTTCCAACTCTACCAACGGTATCGAACCTCCGCGTGGCCCGGTAAGTATTAAAGAATCTAAAGAAGGTAACTTCCGACAGGTAGTTCCTAATGTAGAACATAACCAAGGCCTTTATGATTACGCTTGGAGCCTCGCTAAGAAAGGTAATAAACCTTATCTTACCCAAGTGGCAATTATGTTGAAATGGGTTTGCCAATCAGCATCAGCGAATACGTATTATGACCCTCAGAATTATGAGAAAGGAAAAGTTCCTATGTCGGTAATGCTTGATGACCTGTTATATTTCTGGTACTTTGGTGGTAAGAACCTTTACTATCATAACACCCGTGATGGCTCTGGTACTGACGATTATGAAATCGAAACTCCTAAAGCCGATGATTGCGCAGCTTGTAAGCTTTAATAAATCTGATTATAATTGACTCATGGATGAGTCACTAACAAATGAGAATAACATGTCTACAGTTTTTAATACTACCCCAGTTGATGTTTTAGTCGAACCGATGTTCTTTGGTTCAGGATTGGGTATTGCTCGTTACGATATCCAACGTCATAAAGTATTCGAAGAGCTTTGTGAAAAGCAGTTGAGTTTCTTCTGGCGTCCAGAGGAAGTTAACTTGATGATGGATGCTGCCCAGTTTAATAAGCTTCCACAATTCCAGCAAAATATTTTTACCAATAACCTGAAGTATCAATCACTTCTGGATAGTATCCAGGGACGTGCTCCTTCTGCTGCACTCCAAGCATTGATTTCAGACCCTAGCCTTGATACGTGGGTGGCCACATGGACCTTTAGTGAAACCATTCACTCTCGTTCGTATACCCATATCATGCGTAACCTCTATACAGACCCATCTAAGGTATTTGATGAAATTCTGTTAGATGAAGCTATCATGAAACGTGCTGAATCTATTGGTCGTTATTATGATGATGTTATTGAGAAAACCCGACTTTACCAGAATGCTTTAGAAGAATATCACGAGTTTGGCGAAGGCGTAAAACAGGCCAAATACGAACTAATGCGTTCTCTTTACCTCTGTCTCCATGTAATCAACGCATTGGAAGCTATTCGTTTTTACGTATCTTTCGCATGTACCTTTAACTTCCATAAGAATATGGAAATCATGGAAGGTAATGCTAAGATTATGAAGTTCATTGCACGTGATGAACAGCTTCACCTTAAAGGCACCCAATACATTATTCGTCAACTCCAGCTTGGTACGGATGGTGATGAATGGGTTAAAATTGCTCAAGAGTGCGAACAAGAAGCAGTTGATATTTTCATGGAAGTTAACCGACAAGAAAAAGAGTGGGCCGCTCACCTGTTCAAAGATGGTACTTGCCCTGGATTAAATACTCAGAACATGGGTGCTTTTGTCGATTACCTGACAGTTTCTCGTATGAAGCAATGTGGCTTACCATGTCCTATTACTGATGCCCCTACTCGCCATCCTTATCCTTGGATTCGCGAATACCTGAACTCTGATGCTGTACAGGCTGCTCCTCAGGAAGTGGAAATCAGTTCTTACCTTGTAGCACAAATTGATAATGATGTCGATGAAAAAGTAATGGCGTCATACAAGAAATATTTTTAAGGAATGGGGCTTCGGCCCCTTATTGCTATGAAAGAAATCGCAGATGAATTTAGCTTTATCAAGTACGTTACACTGGAGCTCCAAACAGATGCTACTATAGCCCCTATCACGGTTCCAAATAAACAAAATGTCATATATGCTATAGCGGTTGATGATATACTAGTCTACATCGGGAAGACTAAAAATCTTCGTAAGCGCATCAACTACTACCGAACCGCCATTAATCGTAAGGACCAAACGTCGGATTCGACCAAGTCCATTCTGATTCATGAAGCATTAATGGCCGGTAAAAAGGTAGAGTTCTATGCTAGACAGTGCTTTAATCTGTCGATGACTAACGAACTTGGAACTATGTCAGTTGAGACCATGTCTCTTGAAGAGCCAATGTTCATAAAGAAATTTAATCCACCTTGGAATACCCAACATAGGATAAAGCAATGATTGAATTATATGATAACTTGATGACTTTGGTTAAAAACTCGACTAAATCTAAGTTCTTCTTTAAAGACTTCCAGAGTGCGCTAGGAGTCAACTATCGCATCTTTAGTTATAACTATGCATCGTACAGTGATTGGTTGGAAGACGGCGCACTAGAGTGCCGAGGCATTATGTTTGAAATGGACGAGAACGGTCCTGTACGTATCGCTGCTCGCCCTATGCAAAAGTTCTTTAATCTCGATGAAAATCCATTGACTATTGGTTTGGATTTATCACAAGAAAATATCGACCTCGTAATGGCTAAGGAAGATGGTTCCTTGATTTCTACCTTCATGGACAGACAATATCTTTCTGTTAAATCTAAAGGCTCTATCCACTCGTCGATGGTACATGATTCTTTACGTTTCCTTCGACTCCCTGAAAACGAGGCCTTCGCTGCTCGTTTAGAAGAAATTACTAAAGCAGGCTATACATGTAACCTCGAGTATGTTTCGCCTACTAACCGTATTGTGCTGGCTTACCAAGAAACAAACCTTATCTTACTGAACGTTCGTAATAACGAAACGGGTGAATATATCCCTTACGCTGAACTGTTTAAAGATGGCGCTCTGCGTAAGCATTTGGTTAAAAGCTATGAACTCTCTGAAGGCGATTTTGTTGACAATATCCGTAAACAAGAGGGTATTGAAGGCTTTATCTTTGTACTTAAAGATGGCACGTTCTTTAAACTCAAAACCGCTTGGTATAGCGCACTGCATCATACCAAAGATTCCATTAACAATAACGAACGTTTGTTTGAAGTTGTAGTGGCTGGCGGAACCGATGACCTCCGAGGTTTGTTCAGCACTGATTCATTTGCTATCGAGAAAATCAATGCATTTGAACGTATCCATTTAGACTACTTAGAACAGTCCTTGGCTTTGTTAGAAGCGGCATATTCTCAGCTCAAAGGCCGTGACCGTAAAGACTATGCTGTCACCGGTCAGTTAATCCTCAAAGACTTCCCAGGGCTGTTCTCTATTCTTATGCAGGCGTACGTAGACGGTATTAATTATGATACGGTCATGGACCAGATTAACTCTGTGTTCTTGAAAAATCATAAGGCCCAAATCCCTGAAAAATATTTGAAAGAAATTGTGGTAGAGTAGTTTACATCTCCTCATGATGTGTTAGTATAGACTTACCAACTAATGAGGAGAAAACAAAATGAATATGCAAATGATTACCAACGAAATGGTTGTTAAAGCTTTTGGTGACTCTACTGACGGTATCCAAGTTTTTAAAGGTTCTCGTGCAGTAGGCTACCTAACCGATCTTCGTGTTACTTTAGCTAAAAATGCTAAAAAGAAAATTAAGCAAAAAGAATACTCTACTCGTTATGCAGAAGAAAAGCGTGAAGCCATGCCTGAAGCTGTTAACTCTATGGTGGAGTTTCTCCAAAACAACCTTTCTAAGTATGATGCTGAGGTATTCATTAATATCAGTCAACCTAATGTCAAAATCGCAGGAATCACTTTTTATTTGATTTGTGACCCATTAAGCGACAAGTTTAATCGCCTTGGCATTTCAAGTCCTTACCATACCGCTGAAGAATTGTGTTTTATGTTCGAAACGTACAAAGTTCAGTGTGAAAATCCTAAAACGGTTCTTATCAACTCCCTGTCACGTGATGACATCATCGAGATTATTACCAAATGTCTAAATTAAGTATTTACCTTTTAGCTGGAGCCATTGCAGTAGGTGCTTACGGTTTTATTTCGTATCAATCAAGCCGTATTGATACATTAACTGAAGAACTGAAAACAACCCAGCAAACAGCTAAACAGAACGCCGAAGCTGTAGAGGACCTTCGTGGTCAATACTCGGATATTGAATTCCGTACTACTGAAATGAATGCCCGAATGGATAAAATTAAGGCAGAAAATGAAAAGCTCCGTAAAGATTCGAAGAAGGCGCACGTGGTGGCAAGTAAGCCAGGATTGGTCGAAAAACAAATCAACAAGTCCTTCGATTCCTTTACAGAAGACTTCAGGAGCATCACAGAATGATTAAATTGGCTGCTGTAATGTTATCTATTGGCTTGTTAGTTGGATGTGCCCAGGACATCCCTGTAGCGCCTAAGCAACAACTCCACCCTTCATGGCCACAACCTATTGCCGAACATAATGTTAAATGGCAGGTTAAGGTAATCGACGGTAAGGCTTGGGTTGGTATGCCGTTTGAAGATTCCCAAGAACATCGTATTTGGTTGAACGACGTAAAAAGATATGTACAAGACCAGAAATCTATGTTATGTTATTATCGTTCCGGACTAAAAGAGGAGAAGTGCAAATGATTGAAGCCTGTATCGATGGGTGGGATGTTTTTAAATTCGGTGCTGCATGTTTTTGCTTTGGTATCGTGTTCAGCCTGTGTATGAATGGTATTTTTGGAAAGTAGTTTACAAACTCTTGGGAGCAGAGTATAATGCTCCTACGGATTATAAAAATTGAGGAATTGGATATGAAAATATTATGGTATGTTGAGAACGCTAATAATATCATGAAGTGTAAAGACGAATTCTTCCAAAATCTGGCCCGAATTGGTTCTTGCCGTAAAACACCTTTGGAAGGTAAAGCTCGATTTTTTATTACAGAATGTAAAGGTGGAGTTATTACAGAAGTTGAATACTATGCCCCATGGAATGATTTCCCGAGCCGAGTGTTGAAATTGTCCAAACCTATTCCTTCTGATGTGTGGAATTCAATCTTAGATGTTACGGCGTGCTATAAAGAAAACCAATCGCTTTATGAAGAAAAAGAACGTATTCGTGAGCTAGTAAAAAGTTTTGAATACGCAGCTAAGCGCCATGGTCAAATGCAATCCGCAGTAACCCTCGGCGATGTTCCTGAAAGTGTTGCTTATGAAACTGGTAAAATCCTTAAAACCTGCCGTGAAGAGCTTTATAAGGAGCTTGGTGTATGAAAGAGTTATTAGAGAATTACATCAAGTGTTCAGATAATTATATTGATTCATGCCATGGCGCGGTATACATGGATTTAGACCGCGGATTGGTGTTGAATGGTGAAGACCCTGCAAAAGCCTTAGATGATGCAGGCAAGGCCCTTCGCAAAGCAGCCAAAGCCCAAGGGGTGGATATGGGTGAACTAAAGAACCATTTGATTATGTTCATCTCTGCCAATACTCATCGCAAGTCAAGCAACAAGGCAGTAGCTGAATTAAATGAAGGACGTGTTGAATTGCGCATCCAACTCCTTAAAACTCTGTTGGGAATTAAATGATGAAAAAGATTATTTTGACTGTAGGATGTCCTGGCTCTGGTAAGAGCACTTGGACTCGTGAATTCATCGCTAAGAACCCTGGCTATTTTAACATCAACCGTGATGACTATCGTCAATCAATCATGGGCCATGAAGAGCGTGACGAATACAAATACACTAAGAAGAAAGAAGGCATCGTAACCTGTATGCAGTTTGATGCTGCGAAGGGTATTTTATATGGCGGCGATTCTGTTAAGGGTGTAATTATTTCAGACACTAACTTGAACCCTGAACGTCGTTTGATGTGGGAAACCTTTGCTAAAGAATATGGCTGGAAGGTTGAATATAAAGTATTCGATGTTCCTTGGACTGAACTTGTTAAGCGCAACAGCCGTCGCGGCTCAAAAGCGGTGCCAATTGATGTTCTTCGTTCCATGTATAGTCATATGCGGGCCTATCTTGGCCTTCCGGTTTATACAGGAACTCCAGGAAAACCAAAAGCAGTTATTTTTGATGTTGATGGTACTCTGGCTAAAATGGTGGACCGTAGCCCGTACGACCTCGAGAAGTGTGATACTGATGTCGTTAACCCAATGGTGGTTGAACTGACTAAGATGTATGCCCATATGGGTTATCAGATTATCGTAGTAAGCGGCCGTGAAAGCGGTACTAAAGAAGACCCAATGAAATATTATCGTATGACTCGTAAATGGGTTGAGGACTTTGCTGGTGTACCATTGGTCATGCAGTGCCAACGCGAACAAGGCGACGACCGTAAAGATGACATCGTTAAGGAAGAAATCTTCTGGGAAAAAATTGCTCCACATTTTGATGTTAAATTAGCTATTGATGACCGTACCCAAGTAGTGGAAATGTGGCGACGTATCGGTGTTGAATGTTGGCAAGTTGCTCATGGGGACTTTTAATGAATAATATCGAAAAGATTTTTCGCACAATCGAAGAAATTGAAAAACGTAAATGCTTTTTCTTCGGCGTATGGCCTTTAACTGATGGACGTATTGGCCTGGATGTTATGGACTATAGAGATGAAGACAGGGTCGATGGTGGTATTTTTAAATCAGCGCCAGAACTCCTTGCCTTCTTGGAAAAACATTATGTATAACAAACACCATGAAGTTGAAGAAGAAGCTTATAAAGAGCTTCAGAAACTGGTAGGGCTTAATATGTCTCCTACCCTCATTAATTCACTAGCAGCTCTCCGTAACGATTTGAATGAACGTTACAAAGGTGAGTACTATGTTGAGTTCGTTCCTCTGACTGAAGTCGTTGACCGGTTTATTGTTAACGTGAAGGTCCATACAGTACACTGAGGTAATTATGTTCCCTACTTATTCTGAAATTGTTAAAGTGGTTTTTAGTCAGATTGTATCTGATTACCTATACGAACCTGTCGACACGTCGACTGAATTAAAAGTGCACGGACGTTTGTCTGCTATTCTGGAAATCATGTTCCCAGATGCAGTTGATGCAATCACTGTCCAACTCACGCCTGGTACAGCATTTGCAATTGTTCCGTTTAAAATTGATAACCACATTTTAGCTATTTCATGCAAAATGGACTTCCAGAAACAAACGGTAGTTGTCGAAGCAATTTAAGTGTTTACATCACGGTAGGACTGTGGTATAGTAGTCCTACCGAAACAAATGAGGAAATCGAAATGAGCAAGTTCTTTGAAGAGCGTAAGTTTTATAAGTTCGGTAGTGAATACACTAAAAACAAATTCACTAATAACGGCGCTTATGGCCTCAATACAGCTTTTGCCAAGTATGTAGGTATGAATCCGTTTGAAGTTGAAATTGATTACCATAATGGGCGTGAACGTGTAAGCCGAATTCGTGTATATGACGAGATGATGTTTGTCGACCCGAGCAAAATCACAGGTAATCCTGATGATGCAAATGCTGTTCTTTTTAATTCCTCAGGCTTTTTTGGCCATGAATTCGATTACTTTATTGAAGTAGTACGTCCACTGGCCTCGGTGAGTATTCCTGAAAATGGTGGACCTAAACCAGTAAAAGCCACTGCGGATTGGAAAGTGCTTATCGTTAAAAATGGTAAGATTGAAGTTCATTCTAGCCATAACACAAAGGAACAAGCCGACCGTCAAGCCGAAGAGCTTTTGACTAATTCGTTCCAACAAGTGTGTTATATTGTTAAAGGCGACGTTACCCAAGCTACCACTACCAAACAACTTAAGTTGGAGACCATCTAATGCTGAGCGAACAACCTATTACTGTAGAGCAGTTTCAAGTTAAAGTTAAAGAATTTGCTCAGGCCCTGATTAATAAGGTTTCTGTACGTTTTCCTGATGCAACTCTGCGAGTAATCCAGGAATCACCACGTGCGGTATTGGTTATCGTTAATCCTAAAAATGTCAGCCAGATTACCCAGTTAAAACTTGGTTCTGATGGTCTGGTCGAAGCGCAGCGAGTGTTCGTAGAATGAAAGCAAGTACATATCTTCAGATTGCATATCTGATTTCTCAGGAATCAAAATGTTGTTCATGGAAAGTGGGCGCGGTTATTGAAAAGAATGGCCGTATTATTTCTACAGGGTATAATGGTTCTCCGTCTGGTGGTGTTAACTGTTGCGACCATGCAGTGGAACAGGACTGGACTCGTGTTGTGTATGACACGGCACGAATGTCCCATAAATCGATTCTTCTTAAAGAACATCGTATGGCTCATGCCGCGTGGTCATCCAAAAATGAAATCCATGCTGAACTGAATGCTATCCTGTTTGCAGCTCGTACAGGAAGTTCTATTGACGGTGCTACGATGTATGTGACACTGTCCCCATGTGCAGATTGTGCTAAGTCTATTGCGCAGTCCGGAATTAAAACGCTGGTTTATGCTGAACTCTATGACCGAAATCCTGAAGGATGGGATGATATCCTCCGTGAATCAGGCATCGAAGTTATCCAGTATAACCGTACTGGTCTCCGTTCTCTGAACTGGGAATCAATTCAAAACTATTGTGGTGAATAATGAAATTTCGATTAGTGAAGTTTTCAGGTCTGAATTCAAAAGGTGAAAGCTTAGTAGCCTATTCGGTAGAATACAAAAAGTACTTTTTCTCTCGATGGAAATCGTACTATAAATCTGAGTGGGTCTATGCCAACATGAAATACAAAACGGTGCCTATTCTTGATAATTGCCATAGCCTACTAAGAGCTCTAAAAGAGCGTAATGCAACCACTATTAAAACTATTCTGGAATAATTATGATTTTAACTGAACAAGAAACTATTCGGCTCCGTGAAAAAGCCAAGACTATTCTGTCTGTAGGTACTCACGAAGTTCTGTTTGAAAAGGCGGATGGTAGTGTTCGTCGTATGACTTGTACTCGCGACCTGGACCTCCTCCCGTATAAAGAAATTCAAGCCCCGGGCCCAGAAGCTAATAAAGAACCGGTTAATTATATTCGTGTATTTGATACCAAGGTTAATGACTGGCGCTCGTTCCGTTTCGATAAACTGATTTCTATTAATGGGCTTCAGACTGAAACTCTGCTTGTCCTGTAATATGCTTTAAGAATAGCGTGTTATTATTAATCTATCAACAAAACAACATGGATTAAATATGGAACTTCCTATTAAAGCGGTCGGAGAATATGTTATTCTCGTTTCCGAACCAAAACAAGCTGGCGATGAAGAAACTACTGCATCTGGTATCGTTATTGGCAAACTTCATCAAGGTGAAATCCCTGAACTTTGTGAAATTTATTCTGTAGGACCTGATGTCCCTGAAGGGTTTTGTGAAGTAGGCGATTTGACTCCACTTCCTGTTGGTAAGATTGCTAACGTGCCACATCCTTTAGTTGCATTGGGTATTAAACAGCCTAAAGAAATTAAACAGAAATTCGTTACCTGTCACTATAAAGCTATTCCGTGTCTTTATAAGTGATATAAATAATAATATGGATTGGCTAATGTCATACAGAGCTTTGCTGGTGTATGGGGTTAGCTAATCCTAAGCGGTGGACTACAACTGAGAGACTTGCCGAAAGGAAGTGAAATTCAGAAGAACGTGTCCACCAATCTTTATCTCGAATCGAGAATTTAAAATGAACAAACATCTGAATCACGCTCTTGAACTGCAACGCAACGCTTGGAACAACGGTCACGAAAACTACGGCGCATCTATTGATGTTGAAGCCGAAGCACTGGAAATCCTGCGTTATTTCAAACATCTTAATCCTGCTCAGGCTACTCTGGCTGCTGAACTGGAAGCAAAAGATGAACTGAAATATGCTAAGCCTTTGGCTTCAGCAGCTCGTAAAGCAGTACGTCATTTTATTATTACCCTGAAGTAAAATCGAGGAGCCGTCGAACTGTCTGATTAATGATTTGCGAATCATTATAGTTTTAAGACCCCAGCAGTTTTACGGTGTACCTCTTGAATGTATTTTATAGCGGCAAGTGCATGCTACCCCGAGGTGATGGCCAATCGGGAGTACGCCTCAAGGCCTATATATCCATCAGTATATATCTTATCCTCGAGAAATCGAACCCGGAACCTTTAAGCTAACGGTGTGCAACAGATAAGAGCTATGATGACGAGGTTTATGGTTATCCTGTCGTTAAATATCTAAAACCTATGTTCCCCTTGAGGGCTTGCGCAGGCAATGTCAATAAGTCCTGCATCCTAATTTAAGAGATTTAAAAATGGCTAAGAAAGAAGTTAAAGTAGTTGACGGTACCTCTAAACGCGCTGGTTACAAGCGTGCGTCCAACAAGCGTATCAATCAGGTAGTTGATAAGCTTCAAGCTCGTGCTCGTGCAGTATTGCGTGCAGATGCTGCTTGCTTTGGTAAGCCTCAGGCATAAGTTATGGGACTCTTCGGAGTCCCATTTTTGTTTCTAAATCTTTAAAAAAAGGGTATACATCTCCGGTAGGCATGATACTATAGACATGTACCAAATAATACGAAAACAAACTGGAGAATAAAATGAAAACTGTAAACCTGAACGCATCTGTTAAAGCTAAATGTTTCAACGGTGAATATCAAGAAACCATGTGGGTCCTGACTGCAGTTGAAGGTGATATCATCGAAGTTGAAACAACTGAAGGTATGGGTACTGATTTCACATTTACCATCGAGCTTCACAACTTCTTTACAGGTTGGATTTATGAACTGAAAACTGTAATTACTGGCCGTATTGAAGAAAACAAAATTGGTGAATTCTATTACGTTAATGCCCGTACACGTGCTGAACGTCTGATTGCTCAGATGAAAAAAGTTGGTAAACTTGATATGAAAAATTGGAATGTTGTGAAATAAATGTTTTACTTTGGTACAGGTTGTGTTATTATAGACCTGTACCAAATAATACGAAAACAAACTGGAGAATAAAATGAACTACATCAACTTCGAACGTAAATATGTTTCTAACGGTATCGCTGGTTCTTCTGAAGTTATTTGTCTGTGGAAACACAACAACGGCACAGTGTGCGAAATCGAACAGTGCATGACTCCTAACTACGTTTATATGCGCTTTGAAAATGGTATCACGGTTTCAATCACTATGGAAGGTTCTACTTTTAAAATCGCTTTGGATGATGATTTCCGTCAACGTGATTTAGGTACCCATCCTTGCTGGAACGGTGATAATCGTAAGCTTCTGGTTAAAACCTGGATTCGTCACATCCTGAGCAACCGTGCTAAACCTGAACACCTGGAAGCAATCTTTGATGTAGTTCTGAATGAATTTGATATCTAATCTTAAAAATGGAGGCTTCGGCCTCCTTTGAGGAAAATATTATGTTTATGACCACTTATTTCGATACTCGTAAAAATTTCTGTGAAGTTGTTTTCTCTAAGGCAGGTAAAGATGTTCCTGCTGACAAACAGCCTACTCGTGAATCCATTAAGGCCTATGCTGATGTGGTTTGTCCAGTAGAATTCCGTACAGTCAATGGTCGTGACACCCTAGCAATCACTAAGCTCAACCGCGATATTAACATCGACCCAAGTGTCGCCCGCGAAGTCAATACTTCTGACATCTACGGCGGTAATGTTAAATCACATGGATTCCAGATGAGGTTCTAATGCAACTATTCTTATCACAAACCGTTCAGTTAAAAGGTGTAGGTATTCCTGGTATGATTTCAAAGGTTTTACCTGCTTTTAAATTGGGTAATGCTACTATTAAAGAAGCCTACACGGTCCTATGGGTCGATGGCACTGAAGACGTTCGCATGGGTTCTGAATTGTCTGTAATCAAATGTTTGAAGCGAGGATAATATGGTCAAGAAACTGATTCAGAAATTGTTAGGTACGGAAATGGTTGAAGTGACTTATCGTGTGACTGATGTTTCTCCTCATACGGCGGACCATTTAGAACCTTATATCATGACAATTAAAATGCCTAAACATGATGGTGGTTTATCCATTGAAGACCGACTGCCGGGTTATGGTTATTGGGCTGATGTTGAAATTATAAGTGTCAAAGATGTCTGAGTTAGAAATTAGAAGTAACTTTCCGTGGCCATCATGTGCATTAAGTAACTTTGCTAAATGGCCTTTCGTTATGGATGGTATCCAATTTGGTGGACTCGAAGGATTCCTCCAAGGGTGTAAGGTGAAAAATGTTGAACAACAAAGACGTATATTTAGGATGTCCGGGTTAGACGCGCAAAAAGCTGGTCGAGCTTATGCTAGAGCTCAGGACCGTGGCACGTTGTTCTGGCTTGGGACCCCGTTTTCAAGATATTCCGAAGCGTGGAAAGAGCTTTACGAAAGTGCGTATTTTGAAGCAGCGCTCCAGAACAAAGGATTCCGAGAAGCTTTACAAGCCACTAAAGGTAAGGTTTTAAAGCATTCAATGGCAAGCCACCTCAAAGAATGTGATACAATACTAACTGAAAAAGAGTTTATCGACATCCTAAACAAATTGAGAGATTTATTATGAAACCAGTTATCTTAACAGATATCGATGGAGTATGTTTAAGTTGGCAGTCCGGCTTGCCTTATTTCGCACAGAAATATAATTTGCCTTTAGAACATATTTTGAATATGATTCAGGACGAACGTTTCTTATCTCCAGGCGAACTGTTTAATTGTGACGACGAATTAGGCGCCCGTTTAATCGAGAAATATAACCAGTCAGATTTTATTCGTTATCTGTCCCCTTACATGGACGCATTAAAACACATCAACAAGCTCAAAAAAGACTTCGATTTTGTAGCCGTGACTGCGCTAGGCGACTCAATTGATGCTCTGCTGAATAGACAATTCAATTTGAATGCTTTGTTCCCTGGCGCATTCAAGGAGATTCTGATGTGTGGTCATTCAGAATCAAAAGAAGACCTGTTCATAAGAGCTAAAAATACATACGGTAAACGCATTAAGTTTTATGTTGACGATTTGGCTCACCACTGTGACGCCGCATCTAATATTCTCATGGATATCCAAGTTTATTGGTTAGCCCGTGGTGAACGCGACTTTAAACCTAATTTAGCCGTAAAGGTTAATTCATGGGACGATATCGCAGCAATCGAATCCCTTCGTAATAATGCAGCCGTTGAATGGATTGCACGAGGTTAATATGTTTGTTGTTCATACTATTACTGATGGAATCCCTAAATCCCATGATTATGGAAACTTTAGGCAATTCCTTCGATTGAACCCTGTATATTTCCAAGCCAAAGATGAAGATATCTTTATCCAATGTGTTCGGCGTGGATTTATGTATGTTACTGAATATGATATTAAAGATAAGCGTATTATATCGTATCACAAAACTTTAAATGAGCTTTTAGATGAAGTAGCTTATAATAGAAGTACACAAACTGTAAGGACGGTAAAATGATTTTAGATATTTTAAACGAAATTGCTTCTATTGATTCTACTAAAGCTAAAGAAGCTATTATTGCTCGTGAAAAGGATAACGAGCTTCTGAAACGTGTATATCGTATGGCTTATACCCGTCGTCTGAACTACGGTATTAAAAAGTGGCCTGAACCTGGATTTACGTCTCAATCCTTTGGTATGATTACACTTGAAGACCTTCTTGATTTCGCTGAGTTCACATTAGCCACCCGTAAGATTACGGGTAATGCTGCTATTGAAGAGCTTGCCCAAATTATTGCTGATGCCAAGGGTCCTGACGCTGAGGTATTACGTCGCGTAATGATGCGTGACCTTGAATGTGGTGCATCGATTTCTATTGCTAACAAGGTTTGGAAAGGTTTAATCCCTGAACAACCTCAAATGTTGGCTAGTTCTTATGATGAAGATTTGATTAAGAAAAATATTAAATGGCCCGCGTTCGCCCAATTAAAAGCTGACGGTGCTCGTTGTTTTGCTGAAGTTCGTAACGATGGCGTAACATTCCTTACTCGTGGTGGTAATGAATACCAAGGGCTTAATCTTTTGGCGGCCGAATTAATGGCCATGACCGAAGAAGCTCGACAGCGCCATCCTAATGGTGTTATGATTGATGGCGAATTAGTTTACCACACTCCTAAAGTAGAACCTAAAGCATCTAATGATTTGTTTAGTATGTTTGATGAGGAACTTCCTGAATTAAGTAAAGCCAAGGAATTCCAAACCGTAGCCGATCGTTCTACTTCAAACGGGTTGGCTAACAAGGCTCTTCAAGGAACTATTACCCCAACCGAAGCAGCAGGTATGGTGTTACAGGCGTGGGATTATGTCCCATTGGATGTCGTATATTCCGAAGGTAAAATTAAAGGCGATAAGTACGATGTACGCTTTACTGCCTTAGAACTTATGGTTGCTCATAATGTCGTATTGCATGGTACAACGCGTGTTGAAGCTATCGAAAACCAATGGGTCAATAATCTTGACGAAGCTAAAGTCGTTTATAAGAAATATGTCGACCAAGGCCTGGAAGGTATTATCCTTAAGAACATGGACTCCTACTGGGAAAACCGCCGTTCTAAGAATCTTATCAAGTTCAAAGAAGTAATCGATATCGCTTTAGAAGTGGTAGGTTATTATGAACACTCGAAGGACCCTAACAAACTTGGCGGTGTCGAGTTGGTATCACGTTGTCGTCGAATTACAAGTGACTGCGGCTCAGGCTTTAAAGATACTACCCATAAGAAAGATAAATCAGGTAAAAAGGTGTTGATTCCATTAGAAGACCGCCCTGATTTAGACCGTGAACTTCTTATGAAACAAGCTCGTGAAGGTAAGTTGATTGGACGTATTGCTGACTGTGAATGTAATGGTTGGGTTCATTCTAAAGGACGTACTGATACTGTAGGTATTTTCCTTCCAATTATTAAAGGTTGGCGTTTCGATAAAACTGAAGCTGATACATTTGAAGATGTATTTGGTGATTGGTCTCAAACTGGACTATAATATGAAAGCTTATTTAGAAACAATTGTTGTAACAAACACAAATAACACTGCGGCCTCTCAAATCATCCTAGAGTTTGAGGATGAAATAGCTTTTGCCGATTTTAAAGACGTGTTTGACGGCTATGAAAAAGGCCCGACATTCGAAGTATATCGTACGTTGCTACCACTTTAAGGCCTTCGGGCCTTTTATGGCATAAATACGGTTATTAAAGAGGAATTATTATGACCGAACAATTGAATGAGGTGTTTGAGTCCGAAGGCACCCTGCCTACTGTAAACTTAAACCCAAAACTTAAAGTACCCCAGATTTGGAAGATTGGCGACGCCGAATCCCAATTAGTTGCTCGTATGGTATCTTATGCCTCTGAAGGCGATGCTATTAAACAGGTTAAATTAGGTGATAAATATGCCCACGTTATTTTGATGAGTTTATCAGCTAAAGGTACTCCAGCCGAACTTAAAGGTGGATTAGGCCCTACTCCTATTGATGCTATTAATACCATTTTCGACGTAGTATTCGAACAAGTTAAAAAGCTTCGTATGGATGCTGTGATGTTCCGTTTTCCAACCAAGAAAATGAAAGGACAAGGACCTATTGTCCAACGGATTATCCAACGTTTGGTAGCACAGAAAACCGGTGGACGTTTTAAAGTAGTTCCAGCCATGTACCAATTTACCGGTAAACATACTTATATCCTAGTAGTTCGTAAACAAGCTGATATCGAAGATATCAAAGGTATGCCTGGAATTAATGCCGAATTATATACTAAGGTAGATTCTGATGTTGGTGAAGTTTATATTTCTAAAAAAGAAGGCGCTCAGGTTACTAAAGAAACCGCTATTGCCGGCAGTATTGCTAAAGTTGAAGAACGTCGCACTGATAAAATGGTTATAACCAAGACTAAGATTTCTCGTCGTGCGATTGCGGCAAGCCAGTCATTAGAAGCAGACCGTAATGAAGGTGAATTATTTCAGAAATATGAACAAACTGCCAATGAGTTCAGTGCGCCTGCTACGGCGGAATTAATTCCACAAGCAGCCGAAGTTGAATTATCATTATCATCCGAAACAGCTAAGGATAAGCTGGCTACGGCTATTGATTTTAAAATTTATAATACTATGGATGATTCATTTAAATTTGCGGATGAAGTTTCTTACGGTGATAAAATTAACTCTTCTTTAGAAAAATTTGTCAAAAAAATTAAAAATGAAAAAACCACGTCAGTTAAAGCTTTAGCCGCCTTTGTTGAAGCTGCTAATGAAATCGCAGAATCTATTAAAAGTGATTGGTTTGAAGATTATAGAAAAGACAATTTCCATTTGGAAAAAGAGATATTGAATGAAAACAGTGAAAGAGTATGGAAACAACGTAAGTCTTCATTCTTGTCTAAGATAATGTATACATACGCTATAGAATCAACTAGAGAAATTCTTAATATAACAACATCTCGAGACCCTAAACAATATACACTTGCAGAAAAACGAGCTATCAGAGAATACGCCTCTTCAGCTTATATTGATATTAACAATGTCCTTCTTGGCCGTTATAAACCGGGCTTTTATGAAGTTTTGGACGAAAGCGAAGTTAAACGTGCTATTGATGGAATGGATTCTGCCTTTAAAAATGGTGACCGTTTACCTGAAGGAATAATGGTTTATAGAGCACAATCTTTGCGCGCGCCTATCTACGAAGCATTAGTTAAAAATAAGGTATTCTATTTTAGAAACTATGTTTCAACCTCATTGGCTCCAATCATTTTTGGTGGCTTTAAAGAGAATGCGGCTATTGGTCTTGCTTCCGATGATGTTCGAAAAGAATTAAACATTGATAATAATGACGAAGGCGTTACCATCTCGGCTAGTCAAGTGCGTACACATATGTATGCACCGGATCAAATCCGTGTTGATGTTGGCTGGGCTATTAGTGGCGCTCATAAGGTTAACGTGATTTATCCTGGCCAATTAAGCATGCATGCCAACGAAAAGGAAATAATTTTACCACGCGGGCTACTTGTAAAAATAGATAAAATCGTGGATGCATCAGCCAATACTGGTTCTGGGGCGGTGTCTAACAATAAATTTATTCAAGCTGAAGTTATGACATCAGATGAGCTTCAAGAATCTGTAGTGTATGATGGTGACGTACTAATGGAAACTGGTGAGTTGGTCGTATACCAAGATGACTTCGATACTTCCGAAAGCCCTGTATCTTTTGATTCATTTGTTAAATCTACACGGTTTGACGTACTGCCTCTTTTGGCTTCATGCATAGACCTCTATGGCATACCAGAAAAATTCATCCAAGGGTAAATGATGGAAAATTTAAACGAGGTTTTTGATAGTGATTCCGCTAAAAACTATCCAGTAACAAATCTTAAACCGGGTTCCGGTATTCCACAGATTTTCTCTATCCATGCACCGGGTAACGATAACCTGGTTGCTCGTATGGTATCTTATGCGTCTCAAGGAGACGCTATTAAAATGGTTAAGCCAGGCGACAAATATGTCCATGTTATTTTAATGAGTTTGTCGAGCAAGGGTGCCCCGGCTGAACTCAAAGGTGGCCTTGGTTCCGACCCACTTGGTACATTGAATACTATTTTCGATACGATATACGAACAAGTAAATAAACTTAAAATGGATGCGGTTTTATTCCGTTTCCCTACCAAGAAAATGAAAGGTAAAGGCCCTACTGTTCAGCGTGTATTAGCTCGTTTGGCGATGGCCCGTACCGGTGGTAAGTTTAAAGTTGTCGATGATATGTTCCAGTTTAGTGGTAAACATACATACGTTCTTTTAGCACGTCGTGGCACTAATATCGAAGATATCAAGGGTATGCCTGAAATTGATGCGGACCTTTATACCAAGGTTGAGTCTAAAGTCGGTGAAGTTTATGTTTCTAAGAAAACCGGCCAGGCTGTAAGTAAGGTCGAAGCCGTAGCAGCATCTATTGCACAGGTTGAAGAGAAACGTACCGATAAGGCTGTTATTTCTCGTACTAAGATTTCCCGTCGTATGGCTGCAGCAGCGCAGTATTCTACTGCCGAACCTGAAACTTTATCACCTAAAGAATTGCAGGTTTATAACGAGTTTGAAGCTTCTGTCCCTGTTCACTCGGCCGAAGGCCCTGAGAACGAAGGTATTGAGCAGATTAGTCAGAACTTTAAAAAAGGTGCTATTACTAAAATGCGTCAGGCCTCTCAGTTTAAATCTAAGAGTGAGGACCTTGCCAACTTTAGATACACCATTGCTCTCACGCACGCTTTAATGACTGATAGTAAATTTAAACTAAATTATGCTAATAGAGATAAACAAGGGTTTGAAATTTACTCTAATAATATGGCATTTTTTAATACGGAAGTCGATAGACTTTTAAGTGGCCTTTCTCAAATCAATACTACCAATAGTCTGGATATTATTAAGAGAATTGTTAATAACCTGAGTGCCCGTTTTCAGGGGTCTCCTTCAGAGAAAGCATCCCGAATTGCTTTCGCTATGGAAGCCGTTTATAAACTGATTAACGATTCTATTAGCGATGCATATGCTTATTCAGGCGAGCTCATTAAACCTAAGGGCTTGACCAAAGACGAAAGCAATGCCATTATTGAATATTGTGCGGCTGAATATGCTCCTATGAACTTATTCCTTTTAGGTAAACCTGAATCCGAAAACAATACAACAGCTATTAAATTGATTAAGGATTTAGACTCAGCATTTACCAAGGGTATTAAACTTCCTAAGGGTACTATTTTGTATCGTGGTCAGGATTTACCATACAAAATTCTGCGCCATAATATTGATAACAAAACATTTTACTTTAAGAACTTTGTGTCTGCTTCATTAAAGCCTAATATCTTTGGCGAATTTGGTAAAAATTATATGGCCCTCGACAACCAAGCAGTTTTTGTTGGTGATGAAGGTTCTTTATCCTCCGCTGATGAGTTGTTTAAATTAGCCAGTGGTAGTTCATCTGATGTAGGCGAAGTTGATGATGAAGAGGTAGAATGGGAAGAAGACGAGTTCGGTAATCCAATTGCACCTGAAGGCCCTGCAGACAGGATTGCTGAAATCGGTATGGTTATTCGAGGTGCTGAAGCAGTTAAAGTTATCGCTCCTGGTGACCTTACAGAATATTCCGAAGAAGCAGAAATTATCCTTCCGCGAGGATTATTGTTGAAGGTTGATAAAGTAGCGGCTTTTGCTATGAATGATAGAGTATCTCACAAATACCTTATGGAAGCTACAGTGACATCTCCTTCAGAACTCAGTGAGTCCGTTTACGATGGTGACCATCTGATGGAAACCGGTGAAGTTAAATTGATGAACGGGTTTAAAGAATTCCTAGTTTCAGAATCTGTTTCAGAAAGTAATGAGGCTATGGAAATCCTTGCTGCATCTTTGGACATCTCTTCTTTACCAAATAAATTCAAAATGTAGTTTACAACACCACAAGGATGTGGTACTATTACCTTACACAAACATGAGGAGAACATTATGAAATCTGCATTCCGCTTTAACGGTCAAGAACTGGTAGTTGAAAACGTTATCCCTGCTTCTGAAGAGTTCGACAGTGCAGTCGGTAATGAATTACGTCGAGTTTTCGGCGAAGACAAGCAGTTCGACTTACGTCCAATTGAAAATTTTTCACAACCCGAACAAACTGAAAATATCTTTAATGGTGTAGTAACCGGCCAGCTTGAATCTGAAGCTCCTATTTCTATTACGGTCTTTGTTAAAAAGCAGCCATTAATGACAGCAGCAGGTTTCATTTCGTTCCGTAAATAAACCCCTAAAGGAGAGCTTACGCTCTCCTTTTTTGTTATAGCAACCTGGATATTCCATTATTAATAGCACGCCCACCAAATGTATTAACCAATCCGGTCAATCCACTAGAAGCTCCTGAAAGTCGGCTTAATTTAGCTACAGAAGCACTTAATGAGTTACTCTCACTTATACCTGCTACGCCTTTAAGGACTTTATCTTCCAGCCATTCATAAGCAGCTTGTTTACCAACTGCACCTGTCTGCACACTTCTATAAGCAAATGTAACATCAAACGAAGCAATTTGGTTATCACCATCATAGGATAATTCCGGCGATGAAACACTAACAGGAACACATCCATTAAGCATTACCACCGTATGTGGCAATCCATTACGAGAATGAAGGTTGACTTGGATGTCAGCTTCAACATCTTCAGGCAATGCTCTTAATTGTGTAATAGGGTCTTGGACACTATTGACCCAATCATTAAAAGCACGGTAGTTAGCAGCTTCAGAATCCATACGGAAGCTTAATACCAATGGGGAATATTCTCTTCCGGTAATTTTGATATTAGGCGAGTTGTGGTTCAAATCCATTTCATAGTTCAAAGTATTATCCGGAATTTTAACGGCATGGACTAAAAGACCCGCCGTAGGATAAGCCATATTGAAAAAATCCATAAGATAAGTTCCGACTTCAAACTCACCTAGTAAGCTCTGCACAACCCTGGATGACATAGCTCCAATCAGATATTTACTTATGCCTGACTTACGAATCAACTTCTGAGTGCCCGCTGTCACTAATGTCGTAACACCTTGGGTTAAATCTCCTTGGGTAATTCCAAACAAATCGGTATTCAACGGGATATTGTTAAATAAAGCTCCACCGAACTGGTCGAGGAGCGCTTGGGATTTAGAAGAAGGAACTGTAGCAAATACTACACTAAACAGGTTATTCCTTTGTAGGTCAATATTAATTGCCTGGTTTTGAAATTCTTGTAAAGTATACATTAGAATCCTTCCGTATAAAGTGAGCCACGGTTCAAAGTAATGATTTCACGGAAAGTAACTTCTAAACTAAACGTGGATGGTAAGTTAGGAGCAATAGCCAAACCATTAAAATGTCCGTCGGGAGTTTTATCAAATCGTATACTTTGGATTTGGCACGGTCCGAAAATATCTTCACGTCCGTCATATGAACTTGTATTACCAAAGTTTCGAATATACCAAATAGTTGGGTTACTTACCACAATAACATTAGAAAGGAAACTTGTGATACCTTCTCCTAATAGCTTGCCGTCAAAGTTATCAATAGCTTCTTTTTTAAATGTGGAACGGTACCAAGTATCAATCTTCTCTTTTAATTCACCGGCAAAGGCAGAGTTGCCTGTTTCACCATAAGAATAGTAATTAAAGATTTCGTATATTTTAATAATCTGAATAAGGTCTTGGGCGTTTCTAGGGGTCATTTCCCAAGTGAATACCTTAGTACGGTTATCTGGTCCTGCATACATACTACGTGCGGTTGTGTATATTTGCTCACCGGAATCGGCCATTACACCGTTAGTTACAGATTCCAATGCACCAAATACAGCAGTACTGGCAACGTTACTCAAAATACCCGTAGCAGTACCACCACCTTTAGTAATTAATGATTCGCCTACATCATTAAATTTATGCGTAACCGAATCAACATCAGATTTAGAACGAGGGAGCAAAATATTGGCTAAAGCCTGGCTATCAAATTTAACTCCTTTAGAGTTGTTACTAAACAGGTTTTTAACAGCACTGAACCCTCCAGTATTACTGGTAAGTTTACCTGCAGCTTTTGAAAACTTTTTGGTCATTTGGCTTGAGCGGTCGTTACGTAAATCAGGTGATACGCGAGAGCTAAAATTATATGCCGTAAAAAGTAATCCATTTTTATATAAATCGTTTAACACCATATCTGTAGAGGTATCATTGCCGGAGGCCCTTTCGGCCGGATACTGGGCAGTTACCGTAGTTTGGGCCGGTTTAGCTTTAGATTGGCCCGCGGAGGTTTTTGAACCTCCTTTAAATAAGGAGGCTACGTCAATGTCAATTTCTTTTACTTTCATTATCATTCCTAATTAACTTTAGTAGCTTGACGCATACCAGGAGCAGGAGTGGAAGACTGTGGTGGTAAATTATAACTAGTCTTACTCGTTTTCTTGATATTCGTTTGCTGATTTATTTGAGTTGGAGCTTGCTGACTATATTTAGCATTTTCCTTTGCTCTCATTTGCTCGTCAACCTTTTTAACCTGAGTATTTTCAGGAGATTCCGCTACAGAAGCAGGTTTAGGCTTTTCAGCTTCATTAAATTTCTCTAAAGATTTATTCATCTTATCAAGTAATTGCTGGATATTAAGGTCCTTAGGTGCTCCACCTTTAGCCATAATAGGGTCAGCCAATTGTTTCTCGATATCCGCTTTAAATGCCTTGGCATTTTCGATATCTTTAGAATCAGGCTTCATTATATTATCGGCGGTTTGAGTTAAACGAATAATATCAGCCTGGGCTTTATCACGTTTCTTAAAATACTCTAAACGTTCTTCTTCAGGGAGGTCACGGAAGCTTGTGTCAATTCCACCAGCGCGTAATTGGTCGGCTTGTTCTTTAGTAAGGTTACCGTATTTCTCTGCCTGGTTTATAAGCTCAGGTTTACCCTTATACTTCTTATTCATTTTCTCGGCTGTTTCTAAAGCCTCAGCTGAACGTCTATCATGGTACTTGGCTACTTTAGTTTGGTCTTCGTCATCTAAAGTGGCTCCGGTATTTTGTTGATACGACATTAAAGCGGATGCCTCTACGTTTTCAGCCAAATCACCCATACCCGGTATTTTACTTAAAATAGCAGAAATCAATTTAGAAATACCGAGCATTAACAGTTGTGCCATATTTTTGGTAAGATTAACCATACCGCGAATAATAGCTTCAGCCAGACCTAGCCAATTTCTTTCGCTAAACATAGCTTCAGCATTCTTGGCCCAGGTCATTAAGCCTTCAAGTACGGGTCCCCACTCTTTAAACTTATCGTTAAATTTTTTCCATCCTTCATTAAATTGGTCCATGAAATATTGGAAGTATACACGAATAGCATCTATACCAAATATTAAAAGGGCTAGGCCTGCGGCGAGTTTAGCAGCTTCAGCGGCGGCAGTAATAGTATACTTAAAAAGCATACCTGAAATTCTATCAGCGACGCCTATAGAAGCTTTAAATCCTTTTTCGGTTATTTTTGTAAGGGCTTCGATTTTATCGGAAAGAGAAGACTTATCACCTTCTTTACCTTCATCCGAATTTTTAGGAGGCTCTGGTACAAATTCAGCGTCAGGTTTATTATCTTCAGGCGGAAGAATATCTTCAATAACAGCAGGAACTTTAGGAGTTTCAGCCTTAGGTTCTTCAGGAATAGAGTCTTCAATAACCTTTAACGAGCTCCCTTCCGGCGGAATAGAAATACCAGAGAATTTAGCCTCCAACATATTAGAAAGCTTATTAATCTTTTCGTTTAATGCATCCGAAAGAGCTTTAGATTGTTGGGTTTGCTCTGATATAGCTTCAGCCGTTAATTCTGTTCCGGCGACAACATCTTGAACACTTTTATCTACTCGGTCTATAGAATTAATAATCTGATTAGACTTTGTTTCAACAACTTCAGAGAGCAATTCAGACGCCGCCTGGGTTTCTGATAAAGCTTCTGTTATATTTCCTAATTCGTCGTTCTGGGTTTGGGCTAGCGCCTCAGCACGACGCTGAGGAGCCATTTCTTCAATCAGTTTATTGCGACGAAAACTATTCTGATTAGATTCATTCTTCATTTAAGATATCCATGATTTTAAGCAATCCTTTAATAGGACCATTAGGACCAGGGATAGCTACAGTAGAAGTTATATCGTCGGCCCATGTAGCAACAAAGGCAGGCATATCCAGAAAATCTGGTACATCGTCCCCAAGGTAAAGGGATTGTAATACACTATCAACAGGACCAAATGTTTGGAACGGTTCATGTGATTTAAATTTAAATGTTTTACCTTGGAATTGGAATTCAAGACGTTGGCAGATATAAAGGTCATTTAGGTTATACGTAAACCCATCCTTAGTTACCTTTTCTTTTAGCCGTCCGTTGAATTCTAAAAGATGAAGAGCAGCGAAATCGGTTTCGGCTGCAGTTAAACCCTTATAAATGGAACTCATTAATATATGAAGAGCTTTATAAGGGTCTTTTTCATCTTTAACCAATTTTTGGTGTTTAAGACCCAATTTAGGAATGGAAATCTCTTTATCACCCAGCGTTATTTTCTTGATCGGGAGTATCAGTTTTAAGTTCATTTTTAACCTTCGGTGGCTCTTCAATCTTAATAGGCTTACCATTAGTAAACATATAAAGGTTTGTAATTGATGTATTGTTACTCACTTCATGAATAACTTCGTCTACATAAAAATCGTATTGGAACTGGTTTTTAGGGTCGTAGAAATTAATCTTATCACCCGGAGTTAATTCAAAGTTCCCATATACCTTGCAATGAGCGTACCCATCATACTGGGCCATAGTAACCAATCTATCAGCTTCTTCAAACCCGTTTCGGTAGGTATAATCAGAATATCCACCTGAACGAGAAACCAATATACTGTTTTGCCCATCACCAAAAGTAATTCGTGTGGCGTTTTTATCTAGGAACGAATGGGCATATACTGTAGCATTTTCGTACGGTTTTCGGGTATGTTGGTTGGCTTTAGTTAACCACTCAAAATCAAATGCAATAGGAGTATCCATATCTTGAACGTATTGGCCTATTAAACGAGGCTCGCCAACCACAAAATTGATAGGCTCTTGATTAACCATAAATTCGTAGTCCATGATAGAAATACCATCTATATCTTCCCAGACAAATACAAATTTATCGGATTCAACAGCCATACCTACTTCTCGCACAAATTCCATATATCTGTCCATAGAATCACACCAAGGAACATTAGGAACATAAACGTTTATCCCGTTCAATGGAGGTGCAAGGAGTGGTCGGTCTTGATAAATAACCCCAATCATTTCGGTTAATGTTTCTTGAACACTAGGGAAGAACATACGTCCGAATTTAAGATTTTCTAAAAAGTGGATAGGGGCGAGTTGTATTGTTATGATATTGTCGCCCTTAGAATCCACCCCTACTGCAAAGTGTTTACTTCCGTAAATTCTTGATTGGGTACGTTCCGAGTTGGCATTCTTAACAGAAACTTGGATAATTTGTTCACCATCCATTTTAGTATGAAGGTTTTTTGCATCATAAAACTGGAGCAATCCTTCATTATTACCATAAAGACCATCTCGCATTGTTAGGGTAGTAAATGTCGCGCCTAGTTCAACAAAACGATGCTCTAACCAGGCGTCATAATCTTCGTAAAGGCGTATACTAATATTAGGAAAGCCTTCACGCTGCATAGTTTTTGAACTCATTTCTTAAGGTCCTTTTCAACCAAAGACAAAGCAATGCCGCGTTCAATTGGAATCATCTGCATAATGCTTTCTAATGAATAATTGTTCTTTACCAGTAAATGGTTTATTTGGTAAAATAAAAATATCTCATCCGGATTGACTATAAGTTTAAACACTTCTAAAATGTCAGTGTATGTAATTGTTCTACGATTACAGCACCCGTATTTGAGCTCGAAATGAATAGGGCTTGTTTGTTTGACTATATCCTCTAAAGTAGATAAGTCTATAGCATCTATTACGGCTAACTGGTCTTCTTCAGAAAGGTCAGTCCAATTATAGGTCCCATTTTCATCTTCTACTGTTTGGAGGGTGTTCAAAATCAATTCAGATTTGTCGTGATATTCTATTTCCGGAAATTTGAATGTTAGTTTCAAGCCAGCCACTTCAATTGTAGGGTTATCTAACTTGGCCTGCTTCAAATTGAATAAGACTTGTTTATCCTTTTCACACTTACTGCAAGTGTATCGGATAGGAATTTTGGTCTTGCCGAGAGATGACGTATACAATTCAATAAACATGTATGGGCGCCATGACACAGGGTACTCACCAAAGTATTCTTCCAGTAACTCATCTAAAATTTGTTTTTGCTCTTCAGGTGATTTATTATTCATATCATTTCGAATCAAAATAAAATCACGATAATCAGCTACTGTAAAAGGTTTAAATCGGTGGACTCCATCAGGCATTTCGCAACGTACTATATTAGCCATAGGGTATCCTCTTATTGATGTATTTATAAATAAGCTTAAAGGAGAAGACAATGAATTATACTTTTGACGTAAAAATTAAAAACAAGACCATAAAATGCAGAGCATTTACCCTCAGAGAGTATAAGGACTTGCTCCAAGCTAAATTAGAAGACAGAATAGAGCCCTTTATCAATGAACTCATTTTGAATTGCACAGATGCTCGTGGTTTAAACAAGCAAGAATCTGAGCTCCTGGTGATAAACCTGTGGGCCCATTCACTAGCTGAAGTGAATATAGAACGTGAGTGGGTTTGTAGTTGTGGTCGCTCACAGATTGTCCCTATGACGTTAACTCGCGCTACATTAGGTAAAGAGCCTGATATTATTAAGGACTTCGGCAACTTTAAAATAGTGTTCAGATATCCTAAGCTCTTTGAAGACAAAAATAGGGCTATGATGGTTGCAGGATGTATCGATTATATTTTAACTTCTGCAGGCGAAAAGCTTCTTCTTTCTGATTTAAGTGATGCGGAACTAGACGACCTTTATTCTGTGATAACAGAAAAAGATGTAAAAGAAATTTATGATGCTCTAGTCGCCCCTAAGCCTATTTTGGCCATACCTATTTCTTGTGAATGTGGTGAGCATACCGTCCACGTTATTGAGGGACTTAAAGAGTTCTTTAAGGTGATGTAATGAATATCGATAAAATGTATTCAGATTTAGACCCTGAAATGAGGACGTCTTGGAATAGAGACGTCGCTAAAGCTACAGGGGCCCGTGCAGTAAAAAATAGTTTGTTAGGCATTATTACTACTCGTAAAGGTTCTCGCCCTTTTATGCCTGAATTTGGTTGTGATATCAGTAATCAACTATTTGAGAATATCACCCCATTAATTACGGATACCATTAAGCGTAATATAGTTTCCGCTGTGCGGAACTTCGAACCTAGAATTTCTGCCCTTGCCGTAGGCGTTACCCCTGTTTATGATGACAACTCTATTATAGTAACCGTCCAGTTTAGTATTGTTGATGACCCGGATACATTAGAGCAAATTAGAATCCAGCTCTCACAGAGTGGTTAATTGCTGTTCAAATGAATAGTGTATAATGGTCCTATGGTTATTACACAGGAAACATGCGATGAGTAAAGAGATTGAATATAAATTGGAATCATTCCAAGATGCTTTGGATGAAGATTTAAAGATTGATGGGACTCGTTTACAGTATGAAGTACAGAATAACGTTTTGCTGCACAGCAAATGGCTAAGGCTGTATACGAATTGTAAGAAAGAGATAATGCGATTAGAAATCCAGAAAAAGACCTCTCTTAAGAAGCGATTAGATTTCTACACGGGACGTGGAGAGCCTGGTGATGAGGTTTGTATGGACCAATACGAGAAGTCAGAATTAAAGACTGTAATGGCCGCAGATTCTAGCGTGATTAAAATAGATACATCAATCCAGTATTGGGCTTTATTACAGGACTTTTGTAGTTCGGCACTGGATGCTATTAAGGCGCGAGGTTTTAACCTTAAGACCATGCATGAAATGAGACAATTTGAGGCTGGCAAATAATGAGACGTACTAAAAATACCAAACCCATTAAAGTAGATGCCAATAAGATGAAACTTCTCCAAGAATTCATTAATGCCGCTTTAGCAAGTAATAAATAGATATGTAAGTTAAACTAAGGAGACAATCATGTCAGATAAGATTTGCGTTGTCTGTAAAACTCCAATCGATGCTGCATTGGTTGTTGAAACAGAAAAAGGTCCGGTTCATCCGGGTTCATGTTATAATTACGTTCAAAGCATGCCTGTTACGGAAAACACTGAAGAACAGCTGAACGAAACACAATTATTACTTTAGTCTAGTGTGTATAGCCATTTTATGGTTATTGGCCCTTCCGAAAGGTTGGGCCCTTTTTGTTTAGAAATCTTCCTCTTCCTCGTCGTCCATCGACTCCAATTCGGCTCTCTTACCAGCCAATGCATCGCGTACGCTGATATCATCCGAATCACGAAGTTCGGCTTCCTTACTACGAGTTTTGTAATACTTCTCTAATTCCTCCAGACCTTCCATGGTCTGACAGGAACTAATTTTAGACATGAAGCTCTCGATAGAGGCTTCATAGATAACTTCTTTAAAGGACTTCATAAATCCACCTGTTTCATTACGTAATTAAATTTCTCGTCAGCATAACGTTGAATACGTTCTAAGGCATGTTTTAATGCATAATTCAAATGAACATATTTCTTTTTAGCATTTGCTGATTTAGGCTTAACGCCCATGTCGTCTATAATGTCCCAAACTTGTGCTGTTGATTTAGAAGCATGTTTACGGAGTACACGACCGATTGTCTGGAGTACAATGATTTTGGATTTTACCGGATGAGCAAATACAACATGGTGAAGGTTCTTAACGGAAATACCAGTAGAGAACACACCATAACTTGCCACAACAATAATACCCTTACCATTTTCCGCCATTACTTTCAGAGCATTACGCGTTTCGGTATTAACTTCACCTGATACGTAATAAACTTCTTTATGTTGCTCTTTAACCATTTCAAAAAGAGTTTTACCGTGCTCGATGTTTTTAAACATCAGGAATACGTTCTCTTCTTTCTTAGCGAGTTTAACAGCTAAATTAGCAACCCATTTATTACGACGAGTAGCCTTAGTAATGACCTTTATTTCTGATTGGTAATCTTTACCTTTCATCTTAACAGTGAATTCGTCTGGGTACCGAAGGAAAATACTGTTGATTTTAAGGTCTGTAACCTGTCCTTCTTCCATTAACTGCGAAGTGGATACTGGCTTAAACACATCACCAAATAAACCCATATATTGCATTAAATTGGCTTTACCATCTTTTAAAGAACCAGACAAACCGAATTTAAACATACAATTGGTTAGGCCTTCGATGATAGTAGAAATTGATTTACCTGTTGCCAAATGGCATTCGTCGTTCATAAACATACCAAACTGAGCAAACCATTCTTTAGGTTGTTTAATAGCCGTTTGATAAGTTGAAACATAAATCATTGCATCGGAATCACGAGCAGTACCTGAACGAATACCAAGCATAGCATCTTTAGGGAACAAACGATAATCAATGAAGTCATTAATCATCTGGTCGACAAGTGCAGTAGTAGGAACTAAGATAAGGATTTTACCTTCATAGTTCTCAACGTAATATCGACTCAGGAGTGCCTGGATTAATGATTTACCTGCGGATGTAGGTAAATTCAGAATTGCGCGACGTTTTGTCAGGCCGTTGTATACGGCTTCATTCTGATACCAATGAGGCTCAATCTTGGTAGACCCTGAATAAATTTCTTGAGAAGCTACCCATGAGTCAAAATCTTCACGAGAAATATCTTCCTGTTCAAGAATACGTGGGTCAATCCACAGAGAATATTCAAATTGTTCAGCGAACTTTTTAATTTGAGGAACAAGTCCATAAGGCAGTTTACGGTTATAATCCAGAAGACGAATACGTCCATCCCATTGCCCATAACGAAATTTAGGGTTGAATTTATACCCATCAGCTTCAAAGCTAAAATAGTCTCTGAGTTCGTAGAATGTAGATTCATCACACTCGATACGGACATGACTAAAATTATCAAAATGTACTTGAATTTGCATAAGTAATTCTCAGTTATAAATATAACTATATTTATACACCAACAAGAGACTAATTATGGATACTCAATATATTGAAGAGCTTCGTGCACTCGAAGATAAAAAAGAAGCTAAAGCTAAGTTAATCGAATACGGCGAACAGTTCGGTTTAAAACTTAAGAAAACCCGTTCGTTTGATAATTTGATTATCGATATCTCTGAAGGGCTTAAAGCCTTGGCTGACGAACCACTCCCAGAAACCGAAGGTTTGTCTATTTCTGATTTGATTGATGCTGCTGACGAACTCACCGGTGATAACGATTTTATCGAAGGTGCAGAACCAGCTAAAGAAGAAGCAACCGTGCTGTTCGATGCTCCTGAGGCGGTTGTTGAAGTAATAGAGGTAGCCGAACTTCCTAAGGTAGAGATTATTGAAGAGGATGTCCCGTTTGTCGAAGAGAAATTCAAAGAGGCTGTAACCAAGGTTATTGAATCGGAAAAACCTGTGTTCTCTTTACCCGAAAACTTCAGTCCTAATCTTTTGCTTATCGGTAAGAACCCTGGATTCTGTACTGTTCCATGGTGGATTTATCAGTGGATTTCTGAGACTCCGGACTGGAAAGAACGTCCAACCAGTTTCCAACATCCTACCGCACACCAAACGCTATTCAGCTTGATTTATTACATCAATCGTAATGGGTCTGTTCTAGTACGAGAAACTCGTAACTCATCTTTTATCACTTTAAAATAAGGGTTTATTATGGCTTATACCGTAGATATTGCTCCTTTGGCGGCTACGGCCGTTATTGGAGCAACAACCAATTTCACTGCGACTGGTTCCGGTGCTGCAGCTGAAGGTACCGAATCATTTGTCTGGACCGTTGATGGCGTTCCTCAATCTTCTGTAACTGCAGCAATGGCTTATGTCGCTGTTGGTCCAGCAGGCAGTAAGACTATTAAAGTTGTTGCAACTACCACTCCGGCAGACGGTGAACCGGAAACTGCTGAGGCTGAGACAACTTTAACTATCCAGAATAAAACAATGTCAGGTGTTTCTGTTACATTAACCCCAGAATCAATTAATGTTCCTGAAGGAACTCCGGCTTCTTTTAAAGCTACTGTAGCCGGTGCGCCTGCTGGTGCTACTTTTGCCTATTCTTGGAAGAAAGACGGTTCTCCTGTAGTTGGCACCACGGATACTTTAGCAATCGACACAAGCGCCGAAGGTTCCCAGTTAATTGAAGTTTCTGTTGTTGTATCTGCTACAGATTATAACCAGGCAACTGTCACAAAAACTGGTAATGTAACAGTCACAGCTAAAGTCGCACCTGTTCCAGATGGCGAATTACCTTACGTTCATCCATTGCCAGTACGTAATTCAGCTTATATCTGGTGTGGTTGGTGGGTTATGGATGAAATTCAGAAAATGACTCTTGCCGGACAAGACTGGAAAACTGATGACCCAGATAGCCCGTATTATTTGCACCGATATACACTTCAAAAAATGATTACCGATTATCCGGAGGTTGATGTACAAGAATCTCGTAATGGACGAATTATTCATCGCACCGCTTTAGAAGCTGGTATTATATACGATTACGTTTATTAATTAAGGGCCGCAAGGCCCATTTTGCATTAAAGTACAAAATTCCTGTTTACAAGTTAAAAATTCTATGTTAAGATGAGTTTTACCGACTCAACGAGAGAATTGTTATGGATAAGGTTAAAGTACATTTTTTACACGAATCTGGGTTGAATTTTATAGAAATTGCTAAAAAAATGGGCGGGACCGCTAAGGACATGGCCAAAGCATGGGTTGATGTAGAACAAGCCAAGGCCAAATTTAAAGCGAAAGAAAAGATTGTTTATCGTAAAAGATTGAACAACAAGGTTCGGCGCAAAGCGCGTTCTAGTTCAAATTAATATGCTTTAAATTTAGGTGTGTTATAATGGGTCTAGGTCCTTCCGTTAAACCATTTGGCTTGGTGACAGAAGACTACTAGCTCTTCTATTTAATTATATTTATTATGGTGATTTATGTTCAAGAAATATAGCAGTCTCGAAAACCACTACAACAGTAAGTTTATCGAAAAACTCCGTACTAACGGTTTGACTGGTGGTGAATGGGTAGCACGTGAGAAGATTCATGGAACCAACTTTAGTTTAATCATAGAACGTGACGCAGTCACATGCGCCAAGCGCACTGGCCCTATCCTCCCTGCTGAAGATTTCTATGGTTATGAAATTGTACTCAAGAACTACGCTGATTCTATTAAATCTGTTCAACATCTAATTGAATCGATTAATTACCAGTCATACCAGATTTATGGCGAATTAGCTGGGCCAGGTATCCAGAAGAATGTGGACTACGGTGATAAAGACTTTTATGTGTTCGATATCCGAGTTACTAAGGAAGATGGCACTGAATCTGTTCTAACCGATACATTGATGGAAGCCTTCTGTATTATCCATAAGTTTAAGGTAGCTCCATGTTTGGCTACTGGTAGCTTTGAAGACCTTATTAAACTTCCTAATGATTTTGATTCTGTTATCCCAGATTACAATTTTGCGGTGGATAACGCTGGCTTAACTATTGCAAACTCGACAGACTTTATTCCTAAGGTAGAAGGTAAAGTATTCACGGCTGAAGGCTTTGTACTTAAACCTGATATTCCTACCTGGCTTCCTAATGGAAATCGTGTAGCGATTAAATGTAAGAACTCTAAATTCAGCGAGAAGAAAAAGTCTGATAAGCCTATTAAAGCTGCAGTGGTTTTATCCCAAGATGATATGGATTTGATGTGGCAATTCACTGATTATGTGACTGTTAACCGCATTAATAATGTCATCAGTAAGATTGGTGAAGTATCTAAAAAGGATTTTGGAAAGGTAATGGGCTTGACAGTTCAAGATATCCTTGAAGAAGCTGCCCGTGAAGAATTAGAATTAACTGATGCCGAAAATCCTGTTGAAGTTAAAAAGCAGCTCGTTGAGTGCGTAAAAGATACCTTACGAGCCGTATGGATTGAATTAGTGTCATAAGACGACAAAGGGACCGTAAGGTCCCTTTTTAGTTTTTATCCAATGGAGGAAGTTTTACACCAAGATAAGAACTCAATTGACTTTGATTAGCCATTTTGTCCATATCCGCACCATCAATAATACGAGCTTCTTTGTCGTCTTTAGCGACGGTATAAGGATTCGCAGTCAATGCATACCGAGCCAATAAAGATATGGTAGGTTGCAATGAATCCGGGTCTACAATAACCTTGAATTCACCTACTGAAGTATCACCTTCATCATCAACCTCTTCGAGCCCTTCCGTATAAGGCGCATAATACAAAGATGCGACCGTCTGCCCTTCACCCATCTGAGCATTTACACCGACAATAACATAATCACACGGGCTGTTCATATCAGCATAAAGTGGTAGACCGTTCTTTAATACGCCATAAGCTAATTCGTCTTGGTCTTCTTTTTTCTCAACCCAACCGGATGCAGCTAAAATAGCAGCGCAGCGAGAAGAAGCTACTGCATAAGTACCTGCAAACGAAGTCTGGCGTTGAACAGCAGAATTCATTTCACACATATAGTAATACAAGGTACGTGCTCGGTCTTGGGCGTTATCGTATTGTGGGTCTGTTAAGTTCAAGACACCTTTCTCAGAAACTCCTTGGACTTTAAAACGAGAACTTACTGTAATTAAGGACTGTAATACGTCTTTATTAATTTCTTCAGCCATTTGAATAGCCAAAATATTGTCTATAAAGTCCGGTGCATTAAACCCGTTGGATTCTAAATCCTGGGCCAGTTCCACAGTCAAAGAAGTTTTAAGTTTACGCGATTTAACTTCAGTCTGCCACTTATCAATACGGAACCCTGCTTCAGCAATCTCAGGATGACCTTTTTCAAATTTATTGGTAAAGGCTGCATCAGACATCATACGAATATGGCCCGCGGCAATAGCTTCTGAAATAACTTCACTCAAATCGGTTTCAGTTGTTCCTGCAAACGGAGAAGCTTCTAATACCTTGAAAACCACACTTTCGAATTGGAACATATCGCCAACAGCATATGCTTCGTCTTTATCGGTGAACTCAGGAATGTTTTTACGTTCGAACATACCAATTTCGCCTGCAAAAGTGGCTCCGCCGAGATAAGTCATTTTATCGTCTGGGTTTAAAACACGGACACCATATAATGCTGCAACAGGTTGAGTAGTTTTTTGTTCAGCAACAAGGGCTTTAAAAATTCTTTTATTAGTTGCCTGGGTATATGAAAGAAGATTAGGACGGGCGACCTGGTTGGCCGCCGTCAAAGTTGATTCTTGTATTAATGCATTAATCTTTTTCATTTATGCCTCGTAAATAATCGGAGGAAGTTTAACACCAAGCAGATAAGACATGTTACTCTGACCTGCCATTAAATCCATATTAGTTGCGTCTATAACACGAGCTTCTTTATCATCTTTAGCAACGGTATATGGGTTTGCTGAAAGTGCATAACGAACCATCAGAGAAATAGCCGGTTGTAAACTATCAGGGTCTACAATAACTTTATACGCACCAACATGTTCTTGGTCGTCTAAATCCAGACCTTCGGTATATGGAGCATAGAAAATAGAACCAACTACTTCATTACCGCCGTAATCTTCTTTAACGCCTACGATAACATAATCTAAAGGACTATTAACATCACAGAATACAGGCAATCCATTAATCAAATAACCGTAAGCAGTTTCTGGGAGCCAAGCTTCATCTTCTGGTTTATGTTTCAACCAACCTGAACCAGCGAGCATAGCAGCAGCACGACTAGATGCGACAACAAACGTACCTGAATAAGAAGTGGTTTTCTGAATTTCAGAATTCATCTCACAAACCATTTCATATAATTTACGTGCACTTTCTGGGGCGGAATTATAGGACAAATCAATAATACCATTATCAGATACACCAGTTACTTTGTAACGTTTAGATACGGTAATCAAGGATTGTAGTACGTCTTTATTGATTTCATCAGCCATTACAGTGGCTAAAAGGTCTTCTAAGAACGCAGGGGCGTCAAAGCCATTGGATTCCATGTCTTGGGCTAGTTCTACAGTCAAAGCGGTTTTAAGTTTACGAGACTTAACAGGTGCGTTCCATTTATTAACCTGGAATACTGCATTACTAATTTCAACATCACCTGCTTCGAATTTCTCTGTGTGAGCCGCATCAGGAACCAGACGACATGTTAATGACACCAAACCTTCTTGAAGGGCCTCAGCCAATTCTGTAGCGCTAGTGGATGCGAGTGGGCTTGCTTGAAGAGCCTTATAAACTATGTTCTGATACTTGAAATATTCACCCTTGGCAATAGCCTGGGCCTTATCTGTGAGTTCTGGGATAGTTTCACGGTCTTTAGAACCAACTTCACCGCCATAAACGGCACCAGTTTGGAAGCTAAATTCATTATCAGGAGTAAGATATTTGACACCATACAATGCAGCAATAGGCTGGCTAGTACGTTGTTCAGCAATAATATCACGGTAAATCAATTTGGTTGTAGCACGGGTCAAAGCAACAAGATTAGGGCGACCCAATGAGTTGCTAGAAGTAGTTGTTGACTCGCGCAGTAATTCGTTAATCTTTGCCATTGCGCTTTCCTTATTGAGGGTATATGTTTATTTATAAAAGTTGTTTACAGCAAGGTTATCACATGTTACTATAGACCTATCAAAACATGAGGAGATTAAAAATGAACAAGTTAAACTTTATTCGTACTACTCTTTCCGCTCTTGATAAAGACATCAAAGCCCTGGTAGAAAAATATGGTTCCAATCCTAACGGTAATGCAGTGAATGCACTAGTTAAGAAATACGAAGCCATGGCTTATGCTACCGACTTCTGGTGGAACGGTGAATACTCTACCCATACCAAAGACAAATCTGGTAACTGGCTGAAAATCCAAGAAAATCGTATTGACTTCCGTGATATCATCAACCGTCGTGTTAAGATTGCATAGTATAGAAACAAGAATGGGAGACCGAAGTCTCCCATAATAAGGTGTATATTAGATACCTTTAACATATACGCGACGGAAGTAACCATTCAGACCGAGGCTGTTAACGATGTCAGGCATACCATTCTGAATACGTTTGGTAGGCGCCTGAGCAGCTGGGTCAGCGAACGGGTTAATACCGATACCGTAACGAGTTTTGAAGCCCATTACCGGTTGGAAGTTCTTCGGATCGGAACCACGCAGCGGAGTCAGCGCAACGTACGGAGCATAGTAGATACCTGCGTCCATTTCGTTGGAACCTTTATAACCGATGGTGAAGTAATCGGAACGAGCATACTGGTCGATGTAAACACGATATTTACCACCAAGAACACCGGCAAATACTGCTTTGGTTGTGTCAACGTTGAAACCCTGACCCAGACCTTGAGCTGCATAACTTACAGAAGTATCAACTGCAGCCAGTACGTTAACTACGTTACGGGAAGCGATGATGAAGTTACCAGCACCACGACCGGTCTGACGAGCGATTTCGGCTGCTTCTTTATCAATCTGGAACAGAAGGGCTTTAAAGCTCTCACCGGCCCAACGAGCACCACGGATATCAATCGGGTCCTGGAAGTCAAACACACCAGCTTTAGCGCCAACGGTGTTGGTCATACCAGATTTACCAACCTGTGCAGAGTAGTTAATCCAATCGATAACTTCACGGTTGATTTCGAGCATAATTTCGGTAGCAAGGATACCGGACAGTTCAGCATCTGCATCCATACCGTGTACTGCACGAAGGTCCTGTGCCAGTTCGATAGAGTAGCTTGCTTTCAGCTGACGAGATTTAGCTTCGATAACTTGTTTGTCGATGCGGAAGCCCATTTCGTTCCACGGGTTATCGGTAGAACCGTTGAAACCTTCCTGAAGTTCTGCGATAGAAGTAGCCATACCTTCAGCGATTTCAGCCAGCTGACCAGCTTCAACCAGAGCGGTAACAGCAGCATCCAGTTTAGCGGCATCAGTAGCGCCTGCATCAACGGTTACAGCTTCAACAGCCTGGAAGTGTGCAGAACCGGTAGCTTCGAAGAAGTGAGAATAAATTTTACCAACTTCCAGAACTTTGCTTGCAGCCAGTGCTTCGAAAGTTTCAGCAGCACCCTGACCAGAGAACATAGCGTTCGGAGCATACATCGGATGGAAAGCTTCTTTAGCGCCTGCAGCGATAGGGTCTTTACCATATACTGCACGCAGTGCAAATACCTGACCGGTAGGGTTATTCAGAGGCTGAACACCACAAATATCAAAAGCAATCAGATGAGGAATAGCACGACGAACCATACCCATTACTGCCGGCCCAATCTGAGTTACAGCACCAGAAGTCTGGCCAGCTGCGATATTGGTAGCATCATAACCGTGGTCACCACCGATTTCAGCTTCAGTCAGGAAAGAACCAAATGCTTCGGAGATTTTTTCGTCACGATATTCTGGAGCAGTCAGGATGTCTTGTTCCTGGTTTTCGAAAATTTTAGCGATGATAGCTTGTTTAGAAGCACCAACGATTTCAGGAAGAGCTTCGTTTTCCAGCAGAGCGGACCATTTTTGAACTAATGCATTCTTTTTCATGTGTTGTATAACCTTATTAAATTAAGAAATTCGAGATGCTGCGATTGCAGACAGGTCCGCGAAGGACAGGGTAGGCTTAGTGCCTTTTTCTTCAACTGCTTCCGAAATATAATTCAGTGCTGCAGCATCGTCTTCAGTTTTATTTATAGCGGCTTCGGTGATTGGTTTTTCAACGTCAGTCTGGCCTTTAACCATTTCAACGATAGCGCCAATTTTTTTACCAAATGCATCGGAATAATCCATGCCTTCTACCAGAGAACTAACTTTTTCTTTCTGAGATTCAGTCAGGTCTTTAGTTGCTTCAGTCAACGCAACTTCACGCTGTACGTAATTAATATATGCATCACGCTTACCAACTTCTTCGAACAGACGAGCGGTTTCATCTTTCTGCTCTTGGAGTTCTTCTTCCATTTCAGCAACAACATCCACTGCTTCTTCTGGAACAACCACATTGTGTTCAACAAACAGTTCTTTCATACCCATCAACATGGATTCGAACAGTTCGGCTTTAATACCTTTATCAACAGCCAGCTGGTTTTCAGCCATCCATTCTTTAGCGACGTGGTCAAGGAAACGACCGGCAGCTTCTTGGATTTTCTTATCAGCTTTTTCTTCAGCTTCTTCTTTATTTTTCTCAACTTCTTCTTCCGCTTTTTCAGCGATTTTAGCGATGTGAGATTCAGCCAGTTTAACGGCGTGTTGCTTGACGGTAGCTTCGAATACAGTGCCGAAAGTTTCTTTTGCTTCCGGAGAAATATTAACTGATTCGAAAATACTGTCAAGAGCAACGGAAGCATCAATATTCTGTGCTTCGGCGATCAGTTGTTCTTTAAGCATTTTGTAGTCCTGTTGTTTAGATAATAATATTTATAACGCTTTTTTCATGGCCTCTGCGAGAGCCATAAAGGCGTCATCGGCACTGGTATCGGTATCTACCGTTTGTGATTCTGTAATTTGTTTAGGAGTTACATAAGCATCAGGAGCAGATGGACCCCATACTGCATCAACACCGACGGTTAATTTATAACCTTCGTTTACACGCTTATATCCTTTATTGGTTTCGGTTAAAGAACCTAGACCACGAGAACTAACACCAGGCACCCAACCGGCTCTAATATTAGCAGCTAGTTTATCACCAGGACCATGGTCGCCTTCAATAATACGAGCACGTCCATAAACGTCATTACCTTTCCACCACATATCTTCAATAATAATAGCGGCTTGCATAGGGTCGACGTTAGCACGAGGCGGATGATTTAATTCTCCTAAAGCTTGTTTAGTAGCAACCTGTTCTGCCATATAATCAGCAACAGCTTTTTCCAAAATAGGTTTTGGATAAAGGCGTTTATTACGGTTAACCACTTCGGCTTGCATGAATATGCCTTCTATATAAAGGCCCGGGGCAAGTCCAGAATCTTTTCCATCATGAGATTCCAACATCGGAACCCCATCGATAATTTCACCTGGTTGTCCCCAATGTTCGATGAGCAATTCAGGTTTCATTAGTTAAGTCCAAAGGCTTTACGTTTAGAACGAGCTTTCTTACGCTTACGTTCAGCACGTACTTGAGTAGACGGGTTAGCACGTTTGGTTTTAGACGCTTTGCGAGCAATCTGACGGCGTTTTGCTTTAGACAACCCAGTCGTTTGATAAGCGTTGCGTTGACGGGTTTTAATATCTTTAGTACGAGTAAGCTCACCTTTAGAAGAGACATGCTTAACGATAAATTCGTTAAGAGCCATATTTTCATTTAAAGAGGCAATGGCGATAGCTGTATCGATATCACCATCAGCAATCATGTTCTCTACAAGATTATTTATATCGCTTTTCTCGAGGGCTTCAGAAAGAGTAGCAAAACGTCCCTGTGCTTCTGGAATTTTGGCCTCTACGCTTTCTAGAGTTAATTCGTAATCATCAGGGATAAGGAACATTATTCGTCGTCCTCGTCGTCTTCATCGTCGTCATCACCTTCATCCGCATCGTCAGATTCTTTTTTGTCTTTCTTATCTGCTTTATCGGATTTTTCGTCTTTATCTTCGTCTTCGTCATCTTTATCGGCTTCTTCGCCTTCAATCATAACGGAGCGAGCAATTTCTGCTTTACGGGCTTCAATCAAAGCGGCTACTCGAGATTCGATAAGCGGGCCTGCTGCTTTACGAACTGCTACGAGGTCGTTTGATTTAATAGCTTCGATTAAATCTTCCATTAGAAATCCTCTTCTTCTTCATCTGGGTTTTGGAAACGAGCCTCTTTAGACTCTTCTTCAATTTGCTTAGCTTCTTGATTAATTTCTTCGTCAGTCATCTGAAGGAAATCTTTCATAGCCGTTTGATGTGAAATATACTTACCAATAAATGGTTCAGCCATCGTTAGCATATTGATTCTGCGTTCCATGATTTCCGCATCTTTCATTTCACTGAAATAGCTATCACGGTTGAACGTAACTTTAATATTATTTATTTCTCTTTCCCACTCATCTTCTGTAATAATCTTTTTAAGAATGAGGTTTGTTTTTAATGGGTCTAAGAAAATTTCTTCAAATTTATTTTGGAGCTGTCGAATCCATTTAGCAAATTTCAACTCATCACGAGTGATTGCTGTACCGGCATCAAACATAACGCCTGAATTAGATTCACTAGGGATACGTGACTCTGGAATACGCAGTGCACGATAAAGTGCTGTGCGGAAATAAAGAACGTCATCCATATCACTCATACCTGTGGCGCCAGGCATGGTATCAACTTCTGTTACCGCTTTACCGTCTCGACGTTGCAACCAATAGTCTTCAGTCATTGACATATTATGTTGCTGGTTTTTAATTTTACCGGTCGAAGCATCATATACCACACGGTTTTTCATCGTGTTCATGATATGTTGCATTTGTGCTGCAGCCTTACGTGAAGGCATATTACCTGTATCGATATAAAACACACGACGGTCAGGAGCACGTGTAATACGGTAGATGACCATTGCGTCTTCCATCAATTTAAGCTGGTTTGCAGGCTTAATAGCACGTTGCAAATAGCCAATGATGTTTTTACCACAACAATCTAATAATCCAGAATGTGCATAAACTACAGCAGCACGAGGAATTTTAACTTTAGTCCCGGCTGAATAAATGCGTCCATCAGCACAATAACTTTCATGACCAGTATCGTAAACGAAAAACTCGCGGTACCCATCTACAATTTTAACACCATCTTCCATACGTGTAACAATTTCACGAATATATTGGACTTGGCGCGGGTCTAAGCGTCGAAGCTCTTGTACGCCATCTTTCATTTTTTTAGGGTTTATAATTTTATGAAAGAATATTCTCGAGTCTACATACCAACGTTGGAAATGGTCAGTGCCTTTACGTTGGAAATTTAAAAGATTCAAAACTTCACTAAATTCAGCCAAAATTTTATCTTTAATTGATTGACTGAAATCTGTCCCGTCTAAATTTAATGCAACTACTTCTTTATCATCCTCGTAGACAATAGCGTCAGACACAATTTCTTGAACTGCGTTATCGACTTCATAGTTGTTCATCAAATTACGGTAGGTATCAATGAGTTCCCTGGTGTTTTTAACTTCAGGCTCATTACTACCAAACATTTGTTGCATAAGAGCGTTATAAGGAATATTTTGCTCTTGGGTTTCAATTTCGCGAGCGCCATCATCAAGCTTAGGTGCAGTGACAGACTCTAAATTGTTATTAATTTGTTGTTTATATTCTTTTTCGTCTTCATTAGCCCATGGCTTAAGAAAACTTAATATTGTATTAAAGTTTGCCATTAGAGTCTCCGATGAATGGGATAAGGAGCCGAAGCTCCTTTATAATTCTATTTATACTCATTCCCACCAATCGATAGCGAACGTAGATTCGAAAGTTTCTACCTCGTTGTTTGAATCCCAATCCATCTGGACTTCACCAACGTTAGTAGGCCATAAGCCATAAATTGTAACTTCTTTAGTCACAGTCTTACCGTCACGATGGAACTGACGAACAACTGCTTGTTTCTTATATTCTGCAGGTGCTGCACCTGTAATTTCATTGGTCATACCATGGCAGAGGTTTTGCCAATCAACAATTGCCTGACGGGTGTCATGGGCATCATCGTTATAAATGGTAATGGTCCAATCATCAAACGTACGGTCGCCAGCTACGTTAATTTTACGGTTCATGTAGCCAACCGGTACTTTTTCTACAATGCCTGCCGGCATAGGTGCTGCTTTACATTTAAAGCTAAAGTTTTTACCAAGAAATGGAATTTCCACTTCGAAAAGGTTAGGGCGTGCAAAGTCACCTGACTCAAACGCACGAGTGATATCTGTCAACTCCATGGGATGCCTCATAAGTCAGTTCCTGGCCACACCAGGAACGTTCTGATTAATTTATTTATAACAGTTGATAAATCATATTCCTGATAGTTAATCACTCCCAGGCGCAATTCTACGTGATGTACGCTGTAACCAAACACATGGTATAATGGTTTTAGGTTCTTTATATTACAGCCTGGGATAATAGATTATACTAAAGGTCCAATCAATTCATCAAAATCAGCACCAGTGCTCGTTGCAACGAAGTTCAACGTGATGTAGTTAATAGAACGAGCAGGTTTAACATAGATATTAGCAATAAACTCATTACGGTCGATAACCGCAGGGGTGTTCACTGTAGTATCACAAACCACACGTCCTTCATAAATCCCACCAAGTGCCTTAATACCATCTAAGTACTGAGAAACTTCCATACGGAAGCTTGAACGAGTGAAGTTATCGTTCAATTCAAACAGTTTATATTTAGAGGCATCACCGATATTTTTCTTAAGCATGTTGAACAGACGGCGAACGTTAATGTGGTCCATCGGAGATGGAACTTTAGTTGCAGTCTTATCACCAAACAATACGAAACCATCACCACCAGCAAAACCAACAACCGGGTTAATAGCTTCCTGGTACATGCGGTCACGTTGTGCTTGACGTGGTTCAATTGCCAATTTCAGAACGTTAAGAATCTGACCACGGTTATAACCGGCAGGAGACATCCAAGGTTGAGACACATCATCAGTACGTGCACACAAACCAGCCAAATCGGCAGCCAGTGGTACCCAACGGTTTACGTCGTTATATTTGTCGTATTGATATTTATAATTACCATCAATAGCGGCATAAGTGGTACTGATGTTCATGTTGTTGGCATCGAAAGTACCGGCACCGGTACGCCAGTCGATAAGGTTATCTACTGCACGAGTCAGTGGAACGTTAACCAACAGACCTTTAGGAGGAGAAATAAATGCTAAGCAATCCTGACGTTCATCAGCAATACTCACAACGTGTTTCTGAACAGTAGAAGCCACTTCATCGCCTTCACCAGCAACAGCACCAGCAATAAGCAGGTTAATATGGAGTGCTTCACGGTCGGCAAACAAATCCCAACCCTGCATCAAATCGCCTGCAGTAACTTTATCGTTGGCGGAAATACCACCAGACAGATTAATGATACCACTAAATCCTTTCGGCCAGTTTAACGAGGTCGCATAGATGTAATTAGAAGTACCTTTAGCGAAATAGTCGTCAAGATAAATGTTATTACCGTAAACGTCTTTTTCACCTTCTTTGGTAGAAAGTACGACGGATTCTACGATAGCGCCATCACGACGAACGATAATTGCGTATTGGTCATCTGTTTGAGGTCCGTAATTAAATACTGCCTTGGCAATAGAAGCACGGGTACCGCCACCAGGATAAACATCCAACATTTTAGAAGAACCAGCTTCATAAGCTGCTTTAGAAACGATTTCTACTTCCAGAGTAGAACCAATTTCACCAGGATAAAGGGCCACTACGCCTGGCATAGCAAATTTCTTAAGGGCCGCTTGGAATTCAAGAGAAGTAATAGCTTCTTCACTATTCTCGGCTTCAGTCAAAAGAATACCGGAATCCGTAACAATTTTACCTACGGTAATAGTACCAGAAACACCCGAAGAGGCGGAAGTAACTTCAGCAGTCCAAGCCGGGCCTAGGGTAGGATACTGGTTTAAAGAACGTGCGTAAGCAATAATTTTTGCTGACGGAATAAACACAGAAAGAATTTTACCGTCTGTATCTACAGAAGTCACACGACCTTCAGATTCGACTACAGTTTGGTTATATTTAATATTAATTTTATCGCCTACAGCATAGTTGGAACCAGCCGTAGTAATAGTGGTTTCAATATTACCAGCGATAGGAGATGCGTTTTTAGCAAATTCGCGACTAACGACACGAACTGTACGAAGGTCGTTACCATACTGGAGGAAGTTCATACCAGACATAAAGTAATCTGCTACTTCGTTATTAGGACCTCCAAACAAATCAACCAGTTCAACTTCATTGGTAATCTGAGTTACCTGGAAAGCAGGGCCCCACTGGAATTTACCAACCAGCGCTGCACGACCCGTTGCGTTACGAACGACAGTACTCTGTACGGACGTTTCTTTGAGCTCAATGCCCGGTGATAATAAAGCCATTTTGAATCCTCTTGGTTATGCTTTATTGTTATTTATATAAACGAAATACCATGATTCAATGGTGAATATTCATAAGAATTATCGCCAGCATCCACAAAAACGACTGGATTATATTCTTCGTTCATATCTTCCAACTCACGACTAAAGACTTCAGATGCTAATCGCATTTCGTCTCGGTCAATGAAGTCGGCAAATTTTTGCTGGGTCGTTAGCCAGGCAAAAATCACTAAACTCATCACAAGGTCATCATGGAATCCATCTTCTGCAGCCCAAGACAACTTGTTCTGACTAAAGGTACGAAATTCCATTATTGTTTGCTTATGATTAAGTTTTAATTTGTCTTTTTCAATGAGGTCTTTTAATGTAGAACAGCCTACAGGCTTAGTTCTTCTTGTTTGTTTCATACCAAGGTCTTGCATTGAATCGCAAATAACGTTTTCATATTCAAGGTCCATATAAAGCGACTTGGCTACTGAAACCCCTGTGCTATTAAGCTCAATGTATACGGGAGCCTCATTATACTCCATTAGATATTTATACACTATATCAGGGAGAATCATATGTGATATTTCATTAGAATGCAAAACAGCAACCTGCTCCCATTCATCAGTGGTCACATCAATAATATGTAAAGCATGGTAGTCCTGGCCACGTCCTTCAGAACAGTCTAATGAAGCAATATATTTGTGAGTAGGGTCTGGTTCATGGAAACGATAAAAGTATCCGTTCTCTGGAATAACTTCTTTCCAGTCCATAATGGCTAATTTCATACCAGAAATCAAAGTACCACTTGTACCTTGGAACTCTGCACAGTGCTCCTGTCTAAATTGCGCTAACGAGGACGCAGAGATTGTCTGAGACGACCATTCCCAACCATCGTCAAATATATCTGCATCGTTATAAAGACGTTCCTTAACTGAGTTCCAGATGGCTGTATATGGTGCAAAGCCTGATTTACCTTCTACCGCAGCAGTCCAAATATCATAGAAGTGGTTTAAACCGTTTGGAGTAGTTGTAATAATAATCTTAGAACGACGACCAGATGAAATAACTGGTTGGATAGCAAGCCATGAATCCAGGAAGTTAGGGATAAACGCACATTCGTCAATATAAATCATTGCGAAGGAGTTACCACGCACGGCGTCTGGAGATGAAGCATAAGCGCCAATAGAACTACCATTATCCAACTCAATTGAACCTTTGTTCCATTCTACAATACCAGGTTGTAAGAAATCCGGAAGCAATTCAATAGCTTGTTTGGTACGGTCAAGTACTTCGGCCGACATCGAGCCTTTATGCGCAAGAATACCGACTGCCTTATCTTTGTTAAAGCAAACAAAGTGGGCAAGGAATATAGCAACGACGGTTGTTTTACCTAACTGGCGAGACAGGTTACAAGTCGTCATACGGTTCTTGCTCATGATTTTAAGCATATCACGCTGATAATCACGAAGTTGAACTTTAATTGTACCGTAGTCAATGTGTGTAATTGCACAATAGGTTTCAGCAAAATAGACAATGTCATCACGACATTTCTTCCATTCACTGACCATTTCACGGGTCCATTGAGTTTTTATATTTGCCCGTTTAAGGTTAGGAAGGCCCATATAACGGGTACGTTTATTCATTTTATCTTTAAACGTTTGGAACTCGTCCGGACGGTCCCCGTTATTAGGAATTTTAACTATTTTATGGATACGTAAATAATCACTAAACTTTTCAGGGTACCATTTGTCGTCCCATTGGGATTTAATCCAATTGATACCTTCTTCTGTTTTACGTTCAAGCGAACCCGGTGGCTTAATGACTATAGTCTTGCCTTCGTTTAGTGGATGGTCATCGCTTAATACGTTAACTGGTTGTTCCATTAATTACCTTCTCACGTTCTTCCTGGGCTTCATAAGCATCGCCCACTTCATCCATTAAATCGGTTGGTGAACCCATAAAAATAGTAGCATTTTGGATATTAGTTTGGTTAGGCTCTCCACCTTTAGTACCGATTTGTTCAGCGGTAATATCTTTCATTTCTTTATGAAGTTTTAAAAGCTCTTTGTTGGTGGTAGTCATCTGCCCCATTAATGTGGCAAATACTTCCATATGACGCGGCGATTCAGCGTTCTTAGCAACTTCTAAAAATATTTTACCTGCATCCATTAACATTTGCTGTTGAAAATGGAGGTTTCTACGAACCACAGAATAGTCGTCTTCTAAATCAGGAGTACGGTTCTGTGGATTACTTTCCACTTCTTTTAATACTATTGGTTCGTAGGCTGTAACTTCCTCCCCGGTCAAGCCAGGGAGGTCGGTAATATCCATTAATTTATTGATATCTAAATCGCTCATGGGTTTCTCCTTGGTGCTGGAGGTTCTGGTTCAACAGGCACCGGAATATCTTGTGAATACGTTTGAATGGACTTACCGTCCCATTCTTTTTCTTCTACACCTCTAGGAACTACTTCGCTATCAACCGATTCAAAATTACCTTCAGGAGCGAGTTCTTTAGAGTTGGCAAAGAAATCAAGATAAATGGTTTTGATTTCGCCTTCCATTTCTTTAACAGGAGGATATAGCCATCCGTTAACCTCAAACATCATAGACCATTCTAAGCGACGACGTGAAGTGGTATCGCCTTCTAATTGTTCGTCCATTGCTATAGATTGGAACACAATACGAATATCACGGTCAAATTTAATTTCGTTTGTATAGAGTTCGGTAATTGTTGTATTAAAGTGAGGTTGGAAATACGGCATAATTTGTTCCACAATCTGGAACATATCATCTTGAGTTCTAGTGTAAATACCCAGTTCAAAAATCATTTTTACTGGAGTAGGAGAATATTGGCTGACTCGTTTACGAGGGTCCCCATTCTCAAATTGAATTTGTGTTCTATTTTGAAGAGCTGTTTTGTATTGTGAGTTATAAAGCATGTCAACCATTTGGAGGTTCATACGTGGAAGAACAGTTTCCACCTTAGCTTTTTGTTCAGCCCTTTCTTTTGGCGTCATATTAGGATTTGGGATATTCTGTACTGCCGTCCATTTACCTAAGTTAGCCATAAATCTTTCTTTAGAAGCATACGTAATAGGAACCTTAATAAATTTAAGCCCTGTATCTTCTCTTTGACGTGCTACTTGAACATGGGAAAATAAATCACCCATCAAAACAATATAGCGACGTAGCGAACTATTATACCAATGTCCAAACATCAAACCTCCTAAAATGGCGCGGGATGCGCCATGTATTATTTAATCATCTAAAAAAGCATCATCAAATGCTGTAGGAGGAGCATCTTCTCCTCTACCGTTAATCACTACATAAGGGTGTACGAATTCCGCCGCTTCAGCATTAATCTCATTAACCTCTTCATATTGGATATCAGAGATATCAGCCAACCCATCAATATTCTTAACAGGCATTAAATCAAGCTCACTGAATTCAGGAATATTAATGCCTTCATTTCTCTGTAATTCAGGACGAAGTTCTTCACCATTATAAATGAACTTGGTAGCAGTAATGCGACGCTGGACGTTTGTACCGACTTGATAGAATGGGTCATAAGGCTGAACCCAGTTAATTTCAAATAGGCTGTTATCCATTGGGAAATAAATCAAATCACCTGAAACAGGTTCAGTACCGTTGCATTGATGTTTAAAAAGGTTAGGGTTAATTGTGATTGTTACTTCATCATTAACCATCATACCGAACTTACTGAAATAAGTATTGTCACCGGAATAACCTTCAAAGGAATCCAAATAACCCGCAAACTTCCAGGCTTTAGTAAATTTGTTCTGAAGGTCTTCGCCAAATAGCTGGTCAGGATTAACGTATTCGCGTGGTATATAATAAAGCTCGATACCACGCATTTGAATAGACTCAGCAACTAAAGCATCAGCCAATGTTTGAGTGTTCTCATGGCGATAAAAGTTGACGAAAGGGTTCATTATTTCAGTTTCGTTCGTGTTAGCATAGCCGGTGTTATTTTCCAGCTTAGCAAATAAACTCGAATCGAAAGTAGCCATAATTATCCAATTAAAATAGGTGTTGGTGGGTCGAGCAAATCTAATTCTTCGCGAAGACGTTCTTTTTCTAAACGAGCTTCTTCAATCAATCGAATGCCATCTACAGTGGTTCCGCCAGCTAATTGCATACCTTGGTGTTTGGCTAAAATATTACCATTGACCTCTTTAACTAATGCCGTAGCGTAATCTTTGACCCAACGGTTATTATACGCACCATCTTGTAGTCCAAGGTCCTCACCAGCTCTCATTCCTGAAATTCGACGTGCAGGATTGTCCCAAATAGCCCCAGGACTCCATTCATTTTCGTCACAGCCACCGGAAGCGTATCCATATCCTGCTGTATTCCCGACCATGGAATCAACGCCATTAAATGAACGGGTATAAACTTCAATTACAATAAAGTCGCCTTTAACAAAGTTGCCCATTACCTTCAATTGTTCAGTGGCATCATTATACCAATAATCAGGCAGTGGAACCAAAAGGTCCTGCATCATAGAACGATATTGCATTAATTGTGTAAAATAACCAAGGTCAGCGCCGAAGGCATTAGGTCCAAAGCTGTTACATGAAGACCCAAGACCACCATTAATACCTGCCAAACCTAGTACAAAATCTGTAAACCATGGATAAGTTGCTTGCCCGTCCATAGATGTTAAAGAACCTACATTAGTTCTCAAAATTTGTGTTACTGCAAATATATTACGTCCTTTAAGGTCGAATACGCCATTACGGAATTTTTCTTCATCGTCATGGCCGATATAAAAAGCCTGATAACCTTTGTTATACCCGTTATAATGGTATTCGCCGTAGAGCTCTAGAGCCCTCTGGATGCAATCATATACTTGGTCAGTAGTTACTTCAATATTTGTAATCGGTGCACCCAGGCGGCGCAGAATAGCGTCCTTGAGTTGCTTAGGGTTATATGATTCACTTGCCATGTTTTATTCCTCTAATAACCGTATTTATAGCAAAAAAGGGCCGAAGCCCTTTTATTATGGTGCTGAGTTTAAAGTCACAAAATCAGACAATAATACCCATGCGTTATCAACCAGAACATACGGAAGTCCGTCTGCGGCAGGAGCCACCGGTGGACGTTTAGATAATTCTGTTTCTAAGGCTGTAATTTTACCTTCGGCAGCGGTTAAACGGGTTCCTAAGTCAGCAACTTTATCAGATTCAACTTTAACAGCAGCCAAACCTGTTTCAAGAGTACCAACTTCGCCTTCAACAACACCCAAACGGGTATCTATAGCTGCTACTTTATCGGATTCACCCTTAACTTCAGCCAACCCTGTTTTAAGTGTTCCGATGTCACCTTCTGCAGTGCCAAGGCGGGTATTGATTCCTGCTACTTTATCGGATTCGACTTTAACAGCGGCAAGCCCTGTTTCTAAAGTAGTGATTTTACCTTCTGCCGTAGTAACTCTAGTTGTTAAAGGAGCAATTTTGGCTGTATCAACTTTAATTGCGGTAATTTCACCTTCAGTAGAAGCCACTCGACCAGTTAAGGCAACAATATCACCTTTGTTTTTGGTAATATCGGCTTTTATAGGAGTCAATTGGTTCTCTAAAGAAGAAACGTCTAAAGCCAGTGCTGTGACATCATCATCAGTGGTATCTGTCTTAGTTTCAAGAGCAGCAATTTTACCGTTAATAGTAACATCAGCCTCTTCCAAAGAAGTTAAACGACCGTCCTGTTCAACATCTTTGGCCTTTATAGTAACTATATCGGCTTTAATCTCACCAACCGAAGTATTTAGAGCAGTGGTGCGAGTATTAAGAGATGAAATAGAAGTATCGTTATCATCTACTCTAGAAGTTAAAGCGGTCACTTTACCATTAGTAACAACCAAATCGGCTTTAACAGTTTCTATTTCTGTGGAATTATTAACAACTTCAGCCCATGCCGCATTTCGACGTGCATAGAGTTTACCATCAGAAGGCGCGTCACCTAATTTACCTTGCATCTGGGTTTCTAAAGAAGTAACCGCATTAATAAGACCACGTTCTTCTACGGTAGCTCCGTTAGGGTTCGTTCCGTCAACCTTATTTGTGAGCTTAAGCAAAGTACCTTTTATACCGGATTGGTTGTTACCAATTTCTACCTGAATATCCTGGATGGATGAGGTAGATTGGTTTGCTTGAATAATAACATCATTCAAACGCTTATTAATAGTGCCAGCTGCAGGAGACACTTCACTACCAAGGCGTCGATTAATATCGGAAACCTGGAAACGAAGCCCTTCACTAGAACTATTACCAACAACGGTTTTTAAATCATTTACATCAGTACGAAGCCCACTTAAACGTCCATTAATAGATGCTGGTGCAGACTCAGAACCGATTTGAGTTTCTATAGAAGTTACTCTAGGTTTTAAATCAACGTTAACTGAATTTTCTAAGGTAAAGGTTTTGCTTTCTAAAGTAGTTACTCGGTCCTTTATAGGCATACCAGAGAAATCAATATTATCCTTAATTTCGTCAATAGCCGTATTAAAATTAACTGCAGCCGTTTCTAATACTGAAATTCGGGTGTAAGCGGGTTGTTTACCTACCGTATCAGAATGTGGTCCTAATTCGGCACGAATTTCATTTAGTTTAATACCTAATTGCCCAACATCAGAATCTTCATAGTTTCTTTCAAGGGTATCAATACGAAGACGGTGGTCCACCAATTCAGTGGTATTATCCATGATGCGGCGTTTTATACCAGTGGCTTCACTAGTTTCACCCGGAGGTAAAGGATTACCGTTTATATCCTGGTCCTCATAGTGACCAATTTCATTTTTAAGAAGAACAATATTTTCACGTACAGTTAAATATGGGCCGTCTTGTAAAGGGTCATGGTATCCAACATCTTCACGCAAGAAATCAAAATTGGTTGTTAAGGTGTCTAATTTTTCTGTTGTATCTTCGGTGACTTTTTTAAGGTCTACAATATCAACACGGTTTTTCTCTATTTGTTGAATGATAGAAATATCTGTTGACATTTCTAAAGCGTCATTGATATTATTAACGTTTTCTATAAGCTCATTAACTTTATCAGCAGTTTTTAAATCGTTGGCATCAAGAGCTTCTACGTTTTTCTGAACTCCTAAAGCAGCAGCGTTCAAATTACCTTCATTGCCGTATTTTGTTTTTGCTGCAGACATACAATCACCCTCGCGTATCCATTGGATACGCTTTTGAGGAGCATCAGGTACGCCGTCAACAAATGGTAACTCACTAAGTTCCAATTTGTTAATCATTTTTTACCCTTATTCTACTTTAATAATAAAAAGAACGGACATTGTCCAAGGACGTGTTTCATTTGCAATAAGTCCTTCACTATTCAGTGTGGTATGGCCATCACGGTTCCAAGGTTCAGTGGTCTCAAACCCTTCGTTAGTATAATAACTACGGTTATCCCAGTCAAGTCCTTTACGAGTACCAACATACCCAGAGTTAGCGGTGTTACCAAAAGCACCATAGTTATCATGTTCACCAAAACCACCGGCGTGTTTATGATAACGTAATGCTTGGGCTTGAACAGAAGATTGTGGGAACGAACCTACACCGTTACCTAAACGGGCTTTACCTTTACCGTCTTCTCCTCGGTTACCGGCAATATGTGGGTTAACTTCACCTTCAGAATATCCACCAACCATGTTAGCGCCGCGAGGATACAATCCACGGAAATCTGGAATAGCACCCCACCATCCCCAACGTCCACCAACAGCATTTAAATATGCACCACCAGTATAAGTCCCACCTACACAAGCTCGCCATTTGCCTGGGATATTACCTTCATGTCCACCCCACATACAAATAGTACCTACTGGAACGCTATCTGATAATTGGTCATGGGTAACAACATCAACACCATTACGACGTAATGCGCCATTAACGTTTAAAGTACCCCATATTTCACCACCTGAAGTAGAAATAACGTTAGCATTATAAGCCAGGGCCGTATTACCATCGCCTTGTCCTACTGTAGTAGTTAAACGCACCAAGCCAATTCGTCCTGTATTACCTGTACGAGCTAGCAAAGATGCCGGAGTAACAGCGGCAGTATGGTCAGTACCATTAGATACCATATCCCAACCTGCGAGTTTAATAATACCACTTCTGGCTTCGGTGGAAGTTAATGTGGCTAATCCGGCTGGAGAAATAGCAATACCTACCGAAAGACTTCCATTGCCAACTTCAGCATTAGTAGCTAAACGAACCAAACCTTCATTTGTGGTCGTTGCCGTAGAATAAACCGGTAACGCTGCTGTGGCCGCACCAATTGCTTGAGATACTTTAAGCGGGGTCATTGCTGTGGTATCATCGGTACCAGCTAATGCAGCAGGTGTAGTTGAAATCTTGATAACGCCTGTAGTGTTCTCTGTTGATAAACGGTTCTCAAATGTATAATCCATTACCGCTTTCAAAGAGGTTGCTACGATTGCAGCCTGGGGCTCTGTGCCTGCTATAGCTTCAGCATTAGTAGCATAACGGGTAATACCTACATAAGTTTCTGTTGCCTGAGTAGGAATATCTAAACGTGCTTTTAAAGTTGCTGGAGTCACTGCACTATAAGCATCCAACCCATCCATTACTTCTTGTGTTGTGGCAAGACGAATAATACCTTGGGATGTTTCTGTGGCTGAAGGAACATTACCCGTGACACCGATTAATGAAATAGCCGCCAATGCTTCTTGAACATTAGTAATATCAGGCGGGAAATTCGACCCAGTAGGGTCGAATGATTTGAATTCCGATTTATCACTAATGTGTTTTAGTGTGTTTGTTGACATTAATATAATCTCTTATAGTAATATAAAGGAATCGTGCCGTTAACTGTACCACCTGCTAACGATTGGGTAGAGTTACCTAAGTATTCCCACTTACCATATCCGGCCCTTGGCTGCTGGACTATAGTATGGGAAATTGTACAACCCGATTGTTTATATGGTGAAAAAATATGATTCTGATAGTCATTGTATTTAATATTCAAGGTAGATTGGTCTAAGGCGTCAATAGCTGTTTCGGCTAAAATATAGCTATTAGCAATGGCGTCTAAAAATACATCATTTACTTTAGATGCAACCAATACAGATGAATCACCAACTAAGACCTCTACAGGAAGTCCAAACACTTTAATAATAACCGGGTCTCCAAGTTCGCCGCCTGAAGAAATAGAACCGGTGAATGTAATTTTATCAGATTGTTGGATAAATCCAGGTGCTCTGTTTTCTGTGGTAATAATAACAGAGTTCACAGGAAGCTCTGTTCTAAATGCAATATCATCTATTGCACTTTGGACTGTAGGAAAATAAACACCCTTCTGGGTTTGGTTTGCAGAAGGCCCACCGATAGGTCGTTGGTCAGCAACAGCAGTAGGCTTGTCACTGGTGTAAGATAATTCCAAATAGTCAGCTAAGCGGGATTTTAACCCGCTTTTCATTTCAGTTAAAGTCATTATGCAATCCTCATCCAGCGATGAACAGTTAAGTATGGTGGTAGAGTATTAACCGGGATAGGAGTGGTCCCTTGAGCCTTATTAATACTGGCTTTATCTTCACGATATTTTGTATAAGCCGGTCCTTGTGAATCAGGGTCAACTAAACATCCACCTACAAAAATAGGGCCATCGTTATCAGCAATAAGGACTTTATCATCTGTATTAAGTTCTGGGATATTCTCATATTTCAAATTAGCCACATGAGCACCACCAGTCCCGCCTGCAGTTGATTGTGGAACACCCGCTGAATCCAGGTCGTTATTATTTGCATTAAACAAAGAACCAGCGTCAGGAGACCAACCTACCAAGAACACATCAGATAAACGCTTCCATGAACCAAAGCCCATATAAGTTTTAGGGTTATTAGGGTTCACCGTGTTCTCATAGATGGTTCCTACAGGGTAAATTAAATCAAAAAATGTCGATGCTGTATCTATTGTAATATTAGATGGGGCGACAGGTTCAACGTTAGGTGCAAAAGGATTATCTACATCAGTGATACGAACCTGGCCTGATATATCAATAGAAGGGCCTTTAGAAATATAGATGTTATTGGTATAATCCAAAATCTCATCAATTTCCATGGTGGTGCCGATATCGTTATTATACCAAATTACCGTAAGAATATCACCATGTTCAAAGTCACGTCCAAATTCGATGGATTCAATCTTATCTTCAGGGGTCAAATTAAAAATATAGTCTGATTTAGATTGGGTCCATTGCCCACCTGCATTAAAACACTCGGTAGCAGTACGTCCGTCGGCACCTTCACAATAAAACGAAGGAAGGCCAGCAGTACCAGCTTGATGAAGTAATGTGCTATTAAGCATGACTTGGCAAGCATTTGGGTTGATAGGACTGTTAACGGAAATATTCAAATCAGCTGCTGATATAACATGTGAAGTACTCAAATCACCCACGAAAGAAGAGCCAGGAACAGAAACGTCTTTAGTCAATTCTGAACTTTTGATTGTTATATCACGGCGGTTATAAGAACTGCGCCATTGGGCAAGTCCGTCATTATACGATTTGATAATAACAGTATCACCTGCTTCGCATGGATATTTTAAACGAATGTCCTTACCATTCAAGGCAACCAATTCGCCTGGTTGAGCACCTGGAGAACCAAACTCTGCGGTAGCAGCATCAAAAATATCATCAACACCATAGAACAAATTGTTACCACGTTGTGAAACGCTTAAACTTGCTACGTTGTAAGAAAGGCCAGGGAAAACATCTAGAAAATCTGTTTGACCTTCAGTTGCAATAAACTGTTTAGTTGCTACGGTAGCAAGGTCGTTATTTGGAATACGGTTTACTTGCTTATTTTCAACATATTCCCAACGACCAGGCGCACAATAAACCAATTCAAGGTCAGAGAAGTTGCGAGCAATTTCAACTTGAGTAGCTGAACCCTTAATGGTATCACCTGTGGCAGGGATTAAGGTTACTGGGTTAGCTTGCCATGAAGAATACACGTCACGTACACGGATAACAAAGTTATATTCTTCAGGAGAGCCTTTAGGAAGCTGGACGTTAATACGCCCACCCTGGGTATTAAGGGTATAGCTATGGCCCATTACGGCATTCAACAAAGCACCGTCTTCAGTAGAATGTTGTTTCCAAGCGCCTGCGGCATGTGGGTTATTGCCGTCGCCTAATTGGTAATAAAGCTCATTGAAGTTGTTATTAATTTTAAGACCACCTGCACGCAGGTAATCACCGGACCCGTCATCAACAGCGGAACCTACTTTTAAGTCTTGTTTCATTATACTGGAACTCCAATAGTTTGGGTTTCTACGACCTTAATTGCAAGCCTCATAGGATTGACAGAAGAAGCGGTCGCGATAATATAGTTTGATGTATCGAATTTAAAATCTAGAGAATAAATTTCGTCATCATCTGAAGTTTGTCCACGTTTAATAACTGCGTATTCAGTGGAATAAATCTTTTTAGCTTGGTTGTCGATAAACACAAGATATTCTGAAGCTTTGTAAATGGTTTCGTTGGCATTCACTGCAGTAACTAAAAGTTTGACCAATGAATACTGACCTGAATAAACCACCGGGATATCACGAGCGACAGAAGATATATTATATGTCTTATTTAATGGAACTCGTTTATCACCAAACATGCTTTCAATTGAATAATCCCATACCGCAACACCGTTTGTATCCGATACGCACCATAAAAGAACTCGGGTATAAGGGGTTACAATACGCAGGGTTGAAGTAGGATGACTTGCAAAAGTATCTAATATACGGATTTCAAGATAGTTAGTAGATGAAATACTTCCGTTAGAGTTGATAATCTCAATTCCTTCACCAACTGCACCCTTTACAGTGGTTAATACGATAGAACCGCTAGAAGCATCGATATCCACCAAAGAGCCTAAATCAACCGAGCTTGCTTGGTCCATATCACCAAATTTTTGATAATACCCTGTAGCGTGTAATTTCTGGCCGGTCAATTCGCCGGTTAAAGCTGTTTTACGTTGGTCGCCGAAAGTATTATAGATGTTGTTTAAGTCAGTGTTCAGTTTAACACCGCCGTCATAAAGAATGTCGCCGGTGCTGGCATTACCAATTTCACCGACGTCAATTAGTTCTTTACCAGTTTGCTTAATCATAGGTATGCCTCATTATTGATATACTGTATTTATTAAACCCGAAAGGGCCTTGCGGCCCTTATTAGAATTCGAAGACAATGTTAATTTCTTCTGTTTGGTCCATGGAACGAATAACCGGAGGACGGTTTTCCATATAAATCATTTCACCGGAGTGGCGGGAGAGGTCTATAACATCATAATACTCTTTTTCGGCTTTAATGATCGGATCGGATGGGTGAGCTTTAGCTTCTAACGGGTTAGAAATTATCGAAAGCTGTCTAAAACCTTTGTTGCCTGGCAAACTAAATTCAGGGAAATAAACCGAATCTAAGAATGCTTTAAAGCGAATAGTATTGGCTTTAATACGGTAAATTAATCCATAATCGTCTTGTTGCCAAGTGAGGTTATTCTCATATCCCCAACGTTCTGGGTCCTCAGCAATTTCTTCTGGCCATGGAACTACAATATATTCATTAGTGCATCGGTTAATACTTACATCAGGTGGAATCTCATACAAATATTCCCAGAGATATCCATCACCAGTATCCACCATACCTTCCGTATCACCCTGTCCTGCTGGGGCTTTAACTGATTGCACATTTGAAGTCCATTTGCCACCAAGTTTAATACACTCGGTTTTATTATCAAGGGACAAAATAGAACATGTACCTGATTCAGGAATATCTACACAACGATAAACCATCCACCCGGCACCTACATCAGTACGGTTTTGTGGCTGGCTATTCGCTACCACAATTTCGCCGATCTGGAAAGTAAATGGGTTAGGATAAGTTGTGTCACCCCAGTCTTTGCGTGGGACAACACAATCCAGCATACTCTTATAAACCTTAACACAACCCATCATGTTGGTCCAGACGTCTTCTACGCCTTCAGAATCATCTACAGGATAGGGTGGTGCAAAACCAGGGTCATTTTCGTTATCGGCCCATGGTCGGGCCCTTCCGAAAGATACATACATAGTGTTCTGGTCTTCGCCATCACCTATTGTTCTGTAAAAGTTGTACATTTTTTCCGTTCTAAATTTTGAAGTAACAATAGAACGATAAACTACTGTAGAATTAATCATTAATTTTTACCTGAGTTGGAACTTTAGGGTCTCTAGGATTTCCAATATCGTCTTTAAGACGCTTATCAACCAGTGCACGCCAATTGGCAAAAGTCACAGCACTTTGGTCAAACAATGGACTATGCTTTTTAATACGTTCGTGTGGTAATTGACCTTGGAATACAGAGAAATCATTTTCTGCATCATAATCGGCAGGAATATCAAACGGTTCACCTGCTTTAGGTCCAACGTTGTACATCGGAGCACCTGTACGAGGGTCTCGTTCTATATTACCATCAAAACCTATTACAGCAACTCTATCGTACCATTCAGATGGCAAACCTGAGTCCCATTTATAGTTCTTAAGGATATTAATAATGGTTTCTGTATGTTTTAGTGTTAAACCAACGTTAACAAACATAGAAAGCAAAGTTATACCTATAAAGCCGAAACCTACCGGATGAACAAATCTCAAAACGTCATTGCGATAACGAGAGGTCGGGAGATTAGACTTGATAGTCATCACATAGTAAGAACGGTTACGGTTGATATAATCGATATTGTTACTCAAAAGCTCTTTACCACGAACGCCTTGAACAATCATACCCTTAAATGAAGTACGTTCAGATTTGATTTCCTGACCGACTATAAAACGACCTAAAAGATTATGAATGGTTAAACGCCATTGCAATTTACCATCTTTGTAATTTCGTTCTATATAAGTAACATTACTTCTTCCTGTAGGAGTATAAATTGTTTGGCCTACGATATCTTCACTGATATTGTCGGATTCTACGATGATATCATATTCGATAGAGTTCTTGGACTCGATATCAATTTCGACATCTTCATTATAAAGCAATTTAAACAGGAATTTATATGAAGCCTCAGTACCTTTAGTTGACCAAAAATCAGACTGACGAGCTTGGAAAAATCTAACAACTTCGTCGCGTTTTTCTTTTGACAAATAGATATTACGTTTATAAATTTCAGACCATAGGTATTCCCATGAGTCTTCTTCACGAGGATACTGATTACGAATAAGGTTTAACAAATTATTATAATGAGTGCCAGAACCATCACTAATAAACTGTAGATAATATTCGCAGAATTTTTCAAAATTGGAATCTTGGAGTAAATAACTATCCGGAACCATTTTGACCAATAACGGTTTCAAATCAGGGTCTTGTTCGCCGGTCTCTTCTTTAGGGGCCCATGGAATTTCATGCTCTTGGTTTTGGAGCTCTGCCGTAAACATAATTTCTTTAGGCTTCCAAATAACACGGACTTCATCACGCACACGATAGTCGAATTCAAAATAACCAACTAATTCACCTGTAGATTTGTGAATCATCATACCAGAGGAATATTTTTTAAAGCCATTAAATTCGATATTAGGGGATGTAACTTTGCAAAATCCTTTATTCCAAATCTCGTGAACAATACGTTCCGGCGATGAACCACTATTAAGGTCGATTATTTTCTGATACAAAGCATCGTTATAAACAACCATCGCATGGTCACCTGTAGTAATCCAAGAACGGGTTCCATCACGACGTGACCAACTGAAGAATGGTTCAGCATAATAAGCCATACGACCTGGTTTAAATTCTTTAAAATCTGATTTAGAGTTAGACCTAAAGCTCATCATCAAATAATGCTTATTATGAATCCACTGTTCGTCTTTAACGTATTTAACAGCCGAAGTAACAATTTCAGGATATTTCCAAGGAAGTTCAGAATCAACCTCTACTTCATATCTAAAGTTGCTTGAACTGAAAAATAACTCTTCGCCATCTGTAGACATGCTAGTATAACCATGCTCTATACGACGACGTTCTTCTTCAGTATTTCCGAATACGCGAGTCCAAGTATCTGTTTCTACATCCAACCAATAGACACCTTTAGATTCAGAATCAATTACATTAGCCTCTACTGTAGGGTCCATTTTTTCTTCTTTAACTTCACCTGTAATTAAAGCAAACGTATGCCCTTGGATAGAATCTAATTTATAGCAAACAGCTTTAGGGTTCCCTGTTATAGTTGAATATCCGCTTTCAAATATCTTCTCGCCGTAAGTTGGTGAGCTAGGGTCAGTGTCTATAGGGGCCTCTGATGTTTTTGCTTTATAAACTCTGTCTCTACCCGCAACATAAATGAAATCGTCAGAAGCACACATAGCTTCGGCAATAGTGGAAATAGGCAATGGGAGTTTTGCGTATGACCCAAATATTTCTATTTCAAACGGAAGGTCTATATCACTACCGATTTTAGCAAATGTTACGTCCTGAGAACTAAAGCGAACGTCATCAGCAGACCATCTAATATCACTTGATTTACGCCCGTAAAATATTTGGTCATAACCTAGTACGTATGTAGTAGTTTCTGTTTGGTAATGAGCCGTTCTAGATACTGGATTACCCACTCTATCGTTAAACAATCTAATATAGTGCCAGTTTTGTCCTTTATCATTAGAAACTTTAGCTGTGCTTTGGAATCTTTCTAAAAGATACAGAACTCCACCAAGTTCCATTAAAATAGAACGTCTAGGGTCTTTACAAACTGCTTGAATGCTTCCTTGGATTTCATGGAATCGGTCGGCTTTTAAAACATAATTTGATATAGATGACAAATGCGAATACGCCGGCGTAAAGTTAAAATCTTCCGTCATTAAGGAAGCCATAATGGCATCAGTATTAAAGTTCACATAATTCTGATTATTTTTTGTGAATTTTTCTTCAATAAATTTATTAGACAACGTGAATTCGCGCATATGCTCAAATGTATATGCGTTGGTAGAGAAAGTTTCAAATTCTTCAGTGTAAACCCACTCAGACTGCTCAAACCCCTGAGCAGCTACCGCAACTCGCATTTTATAAAATGAATTAGGAGAAATGAATGCCTCTTCAAACCATTCGTTATTAGGGGTGTAACCTAAATTTCTCCAAAATAATCTATCGTCGGGAATTTCTACACCCGCATCCTTCGTTTGGGCCAGTTCTACGAAATAATAGAAGTTGGCGCCTACGTCATCCCAAAGAATGCTCACATGGTTAGCCGAGAGCTTATCAATTCTCAGACTAGTAACATAAGGCGCTTGTACAGACATTAAATCTCCTTAAACCTCCGAAGAGGCTTATATTGTAATTGGTTCCAACTCTATAGTTGTGTACTGAGGACGAAGGTCATCTTCAAATACGATTAAAGAACCGTCTTTGGTAAAGATGTTGTCTTGGTCTGGTCCTGCATAAAGTTCAATAGACTGGACTTCAAAACGGTCGGAAGTAAGGCCTATTGCGGCGATATCCCAGAAAATAAAGTCTGAGTAATAATCAATTTCGCCAATAACATAGTAGACCGATTGGTCTGCAGGAGCTGCCATTTTATCGAAGTCATCTCCGGTATAAGGTTGGATGTATTGGTTTTCAATTACATCACCTGGACGGAAAGGACCTATAACCATTTTACCATCGCCTCGTTCGTCTTTATCTGTGGCAACAATACGTACGTTATAAGATTTAATATCATCCGATACGTTTGTTGGGACGAACTCAAATTCACTAGAAGTTACAGAACGGTTGGTGTATTGATTATAGTATTTAATACCCGCTTCAGGTGTTTTGAAGAAGTTTAATACCTCGCGAACCATTGTTACCGTAGCCGAAGAGCCAAGGATACTGTGGTCTGCATTATCAATATAAGTCAGCATTTTAGACTTGGCAAATCCATGGTTGAATATTTCAACTTCGTTAATATAATAACGGTCTATTTGGGAAAGGATTTGAGCCGTTAGCCATTGTTCGGATTCCTGTAATTTGTTCAGTGCATATGAAACCTTAATTTTATGCTTTAAGAACAAGTAGTCTGGAGAAATAACCGAAGGAGTAATAGGCGCCAAGTTAAATTCTGAAAGATAATTTTGGATATCTTCACGTTGAACCGCAGTCAAATACAATCCTGATTTAGGTTTAATAGTAACAAAGGCGTAACCTGGTTTATTTGGGTCTGTAAATGTTTGTACTGCTTGTACAATAGAACCAAATCGTTCTGAAACGAATGTATCATAATCCGTACCAGTTACGGCACGCATCTGGGCTTCGCGTTTAACTACAGCCAGTTCACGAATACGTTCGATATCTTCAGGGTCACCACCACCATCAGCACCTACATAATCCGGGTTCCCATCATAGTTTTCTGTAATTTTTTCAACCGTAATATATGCCAAAGAATCCGCATAACTAAAGTCCACTGCTCCGTTAGCAACTTCACCGTCGGTACGAAGATATTCTATAACAATGGTAGCATCTTTAACAGGTTTTAAACCACCAATATAGTTAGCTTCTAATACACCACCCGCAACTGATTTTTCGGCAACGCCTTCACCAAAGAAGAATTCAGTATTACCATCTACGGTTTCACGCATATAGTAAATGGTTGATGTACTACCAGCATGAACCATGGATTTATTAGTCCAGTTAGTCCATTCTGCACCATCGACATAAAGTTTAACTTCTTGTCTATCAATATCCGGGTCACGAATAAGAATAGGAGTTTTAGGGTCATACTTAAGTTCGGTACGAATAATACGACCTTGTGCTAAAGATACAATAGGGAGATATTGGTTATTAACATCACGTACGGCAATAACGTTTTCCGTGGTAACAAAAGCATACGGGTCTGCTGAAGTATCACGAGCATAGGCCAAGAATTTAGTACCACGTGGGATACGAATATTCTTTTCATTCAGGGCCTGAGTACAGGTCAACATAATACTTGTTTTTGCCGCTGATTTAGAACTAGGAAGATATCCGTTATCTTGTGCAGCTTGGACAACCGAAGAACGAAGGTTTGCCGTTCCTATAAAAGACTCGTATAAAGCTGTGTTAGCAAATTGCTGTATATAAAGAGTATTATAAGCAAGCATATCAATAAGGATATTCATTCGAGAACCAACGAAATCGTAATCCTTAAATTCTTCCTGGCTGGAAAGCCAATCGATAATATTCTTTTTAATTTCTTCAAACGTAGCTCCCACAAATACTTTTGGGATAGCGTTAACGGTTCTTGTTAATTGGTAATTCGTAGGAGTAGCCATTTTAATTCCTATTTTATGAATACTTTAGATGAGGCTTGTGCGACTGTATCTCCGCACGAAATAGGGTCTGCCATTTGGACAGCCTTTTTGCCTGTAACATATACCTTTGATGTTCTAGGTTGGGTTACCCCACCGTGGGTTTCATATGGTTTTTTAATTTCTGTATGAGGAGTTATTGGGTCCCCATCGACTAATACAGGAATACCGCCTGTAAATACTTTACCCTGGGTGGCATTTATTACTGTAGGAGGCCATGCTTCATGACCTGCTGTTACGCATTGGTTATAACTTAAGCCCGACATTATGGCCTCGCATATACATATTCTCTGAGTTGATTAGCCCATTTGCTCCAATTACCCACTATAACCTTGGTATAAACCTTAGTAAGAGTTTTTCTTACTGGTGCTGGAGGAGGGTCTGTTTCGTTACCGGCTCTAGAATTACTTCCTCCTGAGCTCCCTGTATCACCTCCTGATGACTCTTCCTGAAAGTCATAGATTAATGTGACGGTATAGGAAAAAGTCTTCTGAAGATTACCAGGGGCTTTCCAGAGGTATAATTGAGTGCTCTTGTCCTCTGGTAAATCTTTCCATGAACCTGCTGTTTTAAATTCATCGCCTAATCGATATTTTAACGCATCTTCAGAAAATCCGAATACCGATTCATAGGTTCCGTATAAACGAGCCCCATCGACAATAATGCCTTCTGTTGGCTCATATTCTGTTATATTTATTTCAACTAATGTTTCGTTTGTTTCTAATTGAGCGGTAAACGTAACATCGATTGAGGCTCCTTCCATGGAGTCTCCTAAATCTGTGCTCATAGGTAAAATATTAGCCAATGTCAATCCTCGAACCATCAATAGTATATTGACCGGACGCAATAGAACTCATAGTCGACATAGTTTCAGACCAATTACCGGCAACAGTCATATCGACGTTTCCGTTTACCGACCACTTAACATTTCCATTTACTGTATAATCATGGTTGCCTTCGACTAAGGTTTTTGCATCACCTTTAACAGTTATATCAGCATTGCCTTCAACAATAACCGTAACATTTCCTTTAACAATAAGGGTCCCGTCGCCTTCTACCGTTTTGGTTTCATTACCACGAATATGGATGCTTTCAGAACCGTCAGTTTGACGTCGAACGTTTGCCATATTATAATAGGTTTCATCGCCACCTATATTGACTTTATTATTACCACCAACATAAGTATTAGAATCGCCTTGGGTCATATAATACCCGTCGGCTACCGTCTTAGAAGTTTTACGTCCGTCAGGAGCGACTTCTTCATAACTACCTGTAGGGTGGATTAATCGGTAACGTTCTTGCCCTGGGGTGTTATCGAATTCTTGGATATGCCCGCCTTCAGTTTGCATGGTTTGGACATATGGGTATTCGCCTTTATAACTAGAATCAGGTTCTTTAAAAAGAATCCTTGTATCTTCCGGAGTCCACGGGTCGGCAGGGTCAGAATTTGTAGGGGCTGCAAAGGTTTGAATCATCCTATAAGAACGGCCATTAAATTCTCTTTCTTTAGGGGCCATAATACCGTATGATTCCATATTACCTGTAAGGATAATCATTGATACCCTTGAGGCACGGCCTTTAGTTTGGTTAAACCATACAGAATCACGAGCGGCATCAAATGCTTTCTTATAATCTCCGACTAACATTGCACCGAGCATCGTTTTAAATTTAGCAAGTCCACCTAAACCCATTTGGAAAGCCATGTTTTCAAGAGCCATTTGTCTTGAACGGTTTTCTTTATTGTAAACAGGACCTACAACACTATGCCGGCCTATATCGTTTTGAACTTTTTTAAGGTCTTCTTGGAATAACTTAGAAGCCTCGTCCATTGATATTGCACCAGGGTTACCTTTAACTTCTCGACCTATTTGATTAGATAATATTTTGTTTATCTGATTCATATCTCTAATAGGTTGTGGAGTAATAAGGTGACCTATACCTATGGTAGGATATCCTTCGGTATCCCAATATACCTTCAGACGAAGACCCTCATCACGATGAAGCATGTTTTCTATTGTGAAATTAGGATTATCATCAGGCTTAACTTGGCTTAAATCCAAACCGTCAGGATTAATACCTACATCAGTGTTTGCATCTTGTATTACGTTAGAAGTGGCATCATATCCAACTTCACCGCCTCGGTTTAGTGCAGCGGCATCATTACCTAAATAAAGCGGATACTGTCCTGTTGGGTCACTAAAACCTTCGTTTGGATTTGCCTTTTGTTTTGAAGCTGAACCATATGTGCCGAGGACAAGCCCGTTTAATTTCCACTTATCAAGAAAATGGCCATAAACTTGTGTACCTGGGACCATACCAGTCATAGCGGTTTGGATACCTGAAACAGAGGCAGAAGATGTAGGCATTAATACCGACATCCATGGTAAATCTTCTGTACGAAGGCCTTTTACAGGACCTTGTACTTTTTCATATGGATGCATACCCCAGACGCGTACGCGTACTCGGCCCTGTTTGAGTGGGTCCATTCGGTCTTCAACTACACCGACGAACCAACTTAAATTATCAGACATGTTAATCATTAGAGGGCTTTCTCCATTTCACGAATAAGAGCAGAAATAAAAGACTCAATATCATTAGGGTCTATAATTTTTATTTCGCGCTTATATTCATTTTTGCGAATAGCATCCTCGTAAATATCTACTGCGGCCAATGGGCCTTCGTATTGAGGATAGCGTTTTTCTGTATCGCCTTTATCATACCAAGTATACGGATTTTCCGGTGTGTTGACAAGATTCCAGAATTTCTCGCCTTTTTCGTTTACATGGTAAAGGACCTGGTTTCCACCAGCAGTAGAATATCTTTGGATGGCTGCTTGGTAGGCGGCTTCTTGGCCGGTAATCCATCCATAATACGGGTCGTATATATTATTACACATCAGTAGAACCCAATATAATTGGACATTGCCATAAAGAAGATGGGCTAATTCTTCCGGACGCGGGGCTCCATTGATATAATAAGTTTTTAGTGTATAATTTTTAGCCACTCTATCAAAGTATTCTTTATAATTTCTAAATATATCAGTCATCGGCACGCTCAATACATCGGCATTTGTTAATGAGCCGGAATCTGGCTTGACTGTTTTTGATTCGTAATCGATAGGATCGAAAAATGAGAAGAGCATAGGGCCTCCGAGTATAAATAATATTAATATTTATAAGGAGGCAACTATGGCTTACTCAGGGAAATTTAAACCTACCAACTTACAAAAATATAAAGGTGACTGGAAGAAAATCCAATATCGTTCCTCATGGGAAGCATGGCTCATGCGTTGGCTTGACAATCATCCTAACGTAGTCCAATGGAACTCTGAAGAGGTAGTTATTCCGTATTTTAGTAATGCTGATGGAAAGAAACGTCGATATTTTATGGACTTCTGGGTTAAGTTTGATAACGGCCAACAATTCTTTTTTGAAGTCAAACCTTTTAAAGAAACCCATCCTCCAGCGGCTCCTGCTAAAATGACTACAGCCGCTAAAAAGAGATATATCAACGAACATTATACATGGAGTGTAAATAAAGATAAATGGAAAGCTGCTAAAGCTACAGCAGATAAAATGGGAATCAATTTTAGATTGATAACTGAAAACTCACTGAAAAAATTAGGATGGAAAGGATGAGTATATTTTCCTACATCAATGAGGCCACTGAAACCACAAAAGGTTCTAAGCCTACTCGTTCAGAGCAACAATGGATAGCTTTAGGTGTTGAATATGCCAAAGCTAAGGCCAAAGGCGTCTCGGCTAAGAAATTCGCTGAAGATAAAGGCATTAAGTATTCTAGCTTTACATCTGCGATGTCTCGATACTCGAGTCGAATTAAAACTGCTGTACAGGTCGAAAAACTCCAGAAGAAACCTGGCAATAAATTAACCAAAGCTGAGCGTCAATTAATTTTGGTGAATAGTTTTAGAAAGAGTATTCGTGATAAGATTGCTAACGAAGGCGCTGCTGTAAACAATAAATCAGCTAAATGGTTTACAGAAACATTAAAGAAAGGAATTCGTGGACACCAGGTATCTAAACCATCTCCTGGTAAGCTTTATGCTTATATCTATGATGCTAAACACAAGGACACATTACCCTACTGGGACAAATATCCTTTAATCATTTATCTTGGGCTTGGTAAGCATAATCTGATGTACGGGTTGAACTTACACTATATTCCGCCTAAAGCACGCCAGCAATTTCTAGAAGAATTGCTGAAGCAATACGCGAGTACGCCTACCATTACGAACTCGACTAAATTAAAAATCGATTGGAGTAAGGTAAAAGGATTCGCTGGCGCTGACGTGATGATTAAGGCTTATATCCCTGGAAATATCAAGGGTCCTTTAGTAGAGATAAAACCTTCTGATTGGGCTAATGTAGTCATGCTTCCGCTTCAGCAATTTGTATCTAAAGGTAAGCGTTACTCAGCTCAGAAAGTATGGAAGAACGCATAATAATCTATTATCCCAGCCAGTTATTGAATGGAACAGACCTAGGACCATTATACACTGGCTAGGACTTAAGCAATATAGGAATCATATGAACGGTTTATTTAACCAAACTAACACTACCAACTTTATCTTAGAGGTTAGTGACGCAGGAATGACGCAGGCATTCAAATTAAACGTGCAAGATGTAACACTACCTGGTATCCATATTCCGGTCTCAGACGTCCCAGGATCGACCCAGGGCATACACCGTGCTAAGATGCCAGGTTCTACAGTAGAATTCGACCCGTTGATTGTGAACTTTCTTGTAGACCGTGAATTGAAATCATGGCTTGACGTTTATAAGTGGATGCTGTCATTAAACAACTATGTAACCCATGATTCAGAAGCCTGGCATCCTAAAGGCCAGCCTGAGGCTATCACCCTCCACATTCTTGATAACAACAAACAGAAAATCGTAATGAGCATTCATTACTACGGCGGTTGGCCATCCGACCTTTCCGAGATTCAGTACTCTTATAAAGAAGATTCCGACCCTGCGATAATCGCTACAGCAACATTCAACTTCAAATCGTTTGCTGTAGAAATAGATGGTACAATAGTTACAGGTCGTCCACAAATTGATTCGTATGCCGAACAACGTGTGGCTCGTATGTCTATGCATCCATCTATGAGAAAATAATGAAACTAATATCAATTGTAGGAATCAAACGTAGCGGTAAGGATACCGTTGCTAACTATGTAATTGAGAATATGGATTCCGTAAAATTCCAACTCGCTGGTCCTATTAAAAAGTATCTGGCTGAAGCTTATGAATACATATCTGATGACCCTGTATTCGACCGTAGTTATATGCCTAAACTTGATTTTAACTGTTTTGAAGGTATCGGTTACGACCGTGAAGAAATCCTTCCTTTAAAACCATATGATGTGGTTGATATTTTTGAACATGCTATTGTTAAACTGAATAATATCCTTCCTATTCCAGGAATTGATGTTCTTACCGCATATCATTATGGTCTTACCCCGGTCCAGTATCTGTCTGAAGAAACAAAAGACCAGCTATTTGAAGTAATAAATAAAAATAACAATTGGTCAGTACGTCGTCTCATGCAGACCCTTGGGACTGATATTATTGTTAACCAATTTGATAAGATGTATTGGGTTAAGTTGTTCGCTTTAGACTATTTTGATAAAATATACTCTGATGCGAAATACTATGTCGTACCTGATGTTCGTCAAACACATGAAATTGATTCGCTCAGAGCGATGGGTGCTACGATTATTCATGTAGTTCGCGCTGAAACCGGTCAAGTACAAGACTCGCACATCACTGAAGCGGGTCTACCAATTTTACCTGGTGACGTTGTTGTTGAAAATAACGGCACTCTTTCTGAACTATACACTACTATTGATAAATTATTAGGAAATAAAAATGTCTGAACAAACCGTTGAACAGAAACTGCAGTCTGAAATCGTTATCCTGAAATCTCGTATCCTTGATACTCAGGACCATGCACAGCGTGTTAAAGCTGATTGTGACCTTCTTACCAAAGTACTTGGTGAGATTGCTGCAGTAGTTGGCGTTACCGGTGATTCTGTTAAAATCGAAGACCTGGTTGAAGCTGTTAAAGCCCTGGTTCCAGAAGCTTCTGACGAAGAATAATGAAAACGGAAGATTTTGCTCAAGGTCTATACGTTGCTGCAAAATTCTCTGAATTGACTTTAGATGCGCTGGAAAATCTTCAGCGCACTTTAAAGGTTCCTAATCCAGTTCCTCGTGAAAAATTCCATTCTACAATCTGCTATTCAAGAGTCAACGTTCCATACACCGTTGCATCCGGAAGTTTTGAAGTTGCTTCGTCAGGACATCTTGAAGTGTGGAAACATGGTGATTCTCCAGTCTTGGTCTTGGTTCTCAATTCAGAGTATCTTAAATGCCGCCATCAGTATGCTCGTACCTTAGGTGCTACGCACGATTTTGATGATTACACCCCTCATATCACATTGTCTTATAATGTAGGACCTCTTACCTTTAGTGGAGATGTCCAGATTCCTGTCGTTTTAGATAGAGAATATAAAGAACCCTTGAAGCTCGACTGGGCCGAGGATTTAAAGTGAAATCATACAAAGAATTTTTAACAGAAGCAATGGAGTCAGCCTCTTCGGTGGCAATAGAGGTTTCTTGTACTCCTGAAGAATTTAAAGAAAGCCTGAAAGGCATAAATTGGCTTTCGGGAGAGTTATCTAATGGGGTTGCCTACTTCTTCGGCCCTCAATCAGATATAGATAGCTGGGTCTCTGAAAATTCTTCATGGTTAAAATAATTTAAAAAGATGTTTACAAGGTCTATAGGCATGATACTATAGCCCTATCAAAACAAACCCAACCTAACGGAAACAAAAAATGAAAACTTATCAAGAATTTATCAAAGAATCGACAGATTTGTATTCCATTAACAAAGCGGCTATGGCCGATATTAGTAGCGATATTAAAAGAGCCTTTGGCTCAGGTGATGTTGATAAGGCTCAGCAAATTACTATTACAGTAAATGGTAAACCTGTTAGTATAGCATTCAATACGGTTAAAAAGAAATATTATATTAATCTTGGTGATGATATCCACTTTACAAAATATAAGACTTTTTCCGGTCTTACCAAAGATAAAGTAGTTTCTAAAATCAAAGAAATTACAAAATAATTGTTTACAACGGGCTTTAGTTGATGATACTATAGCCCTATCAAAACAAATGAGTGATTGGAGAATAAAATGAAACGTTGTGAATTAATTAGAAATGTTACTGCACTGACCGCCGTTACTGCTTTTGGCTTTAGTATGTTTGCAGGATTCATGTTGGATTTGCTTACAACTTCCGAGAATACAATCTCTTTAGTAGTGGCATTCTTAATTGGTTCAATCTCTTTCGTTATGGATAAAATCTCTAAAGGTGAATAATGAACGTTGAATATTATGTATATGCGGATTACGAAAATAATCCGTCTAAAGATGAAGATAATCGTTTAGGTGTTGATGCTTTTGAATCCCCTGCAGCAGCATGGCAATGGGTTGAAAGTACTGATATTCCTTACCGTTATATTGAAGTTGTCGACCACGCAGGAAACAAGTATCCTAAGGAAGCATATGTTCCTTCCGGAAAGGTAAATTTCCTTTTGTTTGCGGGTGATAATTATTATCCACGCGGTGGGTATACTGATTTAATCGCTAAAGCCTTCTCTGAAGATGAACTGCGCGATATCATTAAAGAAAACGAGAATAAGCCTCTTTACGGTTCTAATCGTTTTGGCTGGTGGCAGATTGTTAATGCCAATACCCACACTATTGTAGACGAGGGTTAAATGTTATACGTTAAGGTTACTAATCCAGAGAATGGCTATAAATCCGATCAGGTTGCAGCTGAGTTGTTGATTCGAAATTACGGCAAAGATGCTGTGCTTGATGTTCAACAGGTTAATATTGGCCGTAGTTCAAGCGATGTTAAACTCAAAGTTAACAGCCAACGCTATAATTCTGTTAACTTTACTTTTTATACGGCAAATGAAAATGGGTTGGTCGAATATGACATCTTTAAAAATCCTTTGAAAATTGCTTCTATTAAACTTGATTACATTAATATGTGGCCACAATGAATATTAAATTCGGACAAATTATCCCTAAAGGTTATGCAATTGAAATTGAAACCTGGGAAAATGATGGCGATAACTATAAAACCCAGACTGTATTTGGCGTAGAAGAACATGAAATCCAACAGTACAAATATATCCTAGAACTTTTCCATGGTTCTCATTGCAACAACCCGGATAAATGTGGTAATTCGGAATGGGACGTAGTTAAGCATCTGGTTATTGCCCACATTGAATCTGGTGTAAAATCAGGCCAATTGACTCCTGAATTTTTAGATAAAGTCCTCGGTATCCAAGACTTAGAAGCCTTGCTGAACGATGACGAAGAAGAATACTACTTGAATGAAGCCCTTACTGAGCTCCTTGGTATGGCTTGTGAATATGATGGTGATTTCATCCGTGTAATTTCTTACGTTAAGCTGTATATTATTGAAGAAGAAATTAAAATCCCTGATGTGAAAGCACTTGATATGCTTTAAGAATTATGTGATATTATTACTCTATCATTAATACCCTCTATTACCAAAGGTTCTTCCCTCAAAGAGCCTTTCATAATAGACAAGGTCTATTAATCAAACTTACTTTACTTAATTTTATTTGAGGTGTTTATGTTAGTATTAAAATTAGCTTTTTATGACCCAGAAACCAAGACAACAACTACTAAACGTTGTTCTATTTCATATGAATGCCAATTTGGCGAAGTTGAGACCGACGGCGAGCCCTTTATGGCAATTGCCGATAGCACATTCGCTAAACCAAAAATAATTCCACTAGTTAATGCTGCGGCTTATCTGGTTGCTCCTGAAGAAATGACTTATCATACAATTCAGCACATGGCTAAAGACGATAATGCTCCTGCTGGATTTGTAATTTAAATTAAGGCCCTGTAGCTGGACGGTCAAGCGAGCGACTCATAATCGCTGGATGGTGGTTCGATTCCACCCAGGGCCACCAATTTGGATGTGTAGCTCAGCGGTAGAGCAGTTGACTGTTAATCAATTGGTCCATGGTTCGAATCCATGCATGTCCGCCAAATACGAGGCATAGCTCAGAAGGAAGAGCAACGGTCTTCTAAACCGTAGGTCGTAGGTTCGATCCCTACTGTCTCGACCAAACAAGAAACCGGGTCGCTACCGGTAAGTCGTCGGACTGAAGTTCCCTGAATAAGACCCGACTTTAAGGAGTACATGAGTTCCTCTTAAAGTCCCTTATCTCACAGCTGAAACGGCGCACAGAACACTTGCCTAGCAGGTGGAACCCCGACAAGGTTACCCTAGGTTAAAGGCCCTTCCGAAAGGTTGGGCCTTTTTTGTATAAATATACAGTAAACTAACTTAGGAAATAATATGAAACTTTTAAAATATTTGAGTTGGATTCTGTTGGTCCCACTAGATTTTATCTCTATGGTTCTAGCCGTTATCCTTGCGCCTTTTGTGGTTCCTTTTCATAATAAAAAGACTGGTAAATTGCCATACGGTTTTGATTGGATGATGACATACGATAATCCAATTGACGGCGATAAAGGTCATATTAAACGTTGGGCTAAAATCAGGAAAATGCCTGGTGGTGTTTATCTCCAGAGAGTAGCTTGGCTATGGCGAAATAAAGCTTATAACTTTGCTTATCATAAACTAGGCCGTGATTGTAGCTCGGAATTCCATTATCGTGGTAATCCTGACGTAGAATCAGGTTCTCCTGATAAAGCTCACCATGGTTGGTTGTGGATGTGGAATGATGACGCCTGGGGTGTATTTGCTTCAGTTCCTTATCTTAAGGTCGGCGGAATCACATTTTACCTTCGCGTGTACTGTGGCTGGAAGCTTAAGAGTCTTTTGTCTCGTAAAATCCCTAAAGCTATGTTGGCCTTCCACGTGAACCCGTTCCGGTTCTACAAGAACTGATTTACGGCCCTTCCGAAAGGTTGGGCCTTTTTGTATAAATAGATAAGTTAATTAACACAGGAAACAATAATGAAAACTTACAATGAATTTTTGAACGAAAGCGTTCTGAATGAAGCCGGCGTGCGCATGACTAAAGATATGTGGCAAGCTGCTTATGATAAAATTTCCGGGACTAAAACCACTACCGAGTTCTTTAAAAACGTTTATGATATGTATGGTTTTGATACTAGTAGCCAGAAAGAATATTACAAAGCTTCCAAAGCTTTTAAAGATATCGTAGCCGGTGGCTCTACTAAGCCTGCTAAACCAGCTAAAGCTCCTGTTTCTAAACCCGCGGCTCAGACCAAAGTTGCAGCGCCGAAACCTACACCTAAAGCAGAGCCTGTAAAAGAAGCTCCTAAACCTAAAATCAAGTTCGACACCAGCACTATTGTTAAAAAATATAACCAGCTGGCTTCTTTGGTTTCTGAAATCGAATCCGAAACTAAACAACTCGTTCGAGAATTCAACGCCCTTCGTAATGGGCAGCACATTAACAACCTAGATACCCCGGACCTCTATCGTCTTTACCTGACGGTTGAAGGCCTTAAGTATACCCAGCCTATGCACGAAGAAATTGATAACAAACTTCGTCAAGCCCGCCGCCTTGCAGGTGACGCAGCACAGTTCGAAAAGACCCGTAAATAATGAAAGGAGACTTTGGTCTCCTTTTAGGGGGTTTAAACTAAAAATAATTTCACAAAGTTGTTTACACCTCCTTTAAACATGATACTATAGACCTATCAAAACAACAGTGTGAAGGAGAGTAAAATGGATAATTATGGTGAATTGTTTAATTTCTTTATGAAATGCGTTCCTGAAGAATTTGGTGCTACTGTTAACGATATTAAGGTTATCGGTCCTGAACACCCAGTGTATGAAACCTATGCAGTAATGGGTAACGAAGATGGACAGTGGTATACAATTAAAGTTGTGATTAATATGTTCTCAGCTGAAGGCTACGCCAAAACGTCTACCAAAGTTTACCATGATAACGATTTTAATGCAGAAGATTATTTCAATAATATGAAATAATTGTTTACATGGGCCCATGATTGAGATATTATGAGCCCGTAATTTGAGGAGAACATAATGAATATCGAAGATAAAGAAATGCAAGAGTTATATAATTCATTAACACCTGAACAACAAAAAGCTGCCAAAGAATTAGAGAAAGCTCTTGCTTTCAACTTGGCAAAAACCGATTGGGCCACCATGTATGAAGAAAAAAGGAGATCGGAAATTGAAGCTGCCGAGAGAAATGAATGGATTGTAGAAACCAAGATTTCTGATGGTGGTTGCTCTGTTGAGGTGTCAGCTGTGGTTAAAGGTAGTCATGGCGAAAAATCACTAGGTTGGCATAATGAGGCAAACAAATATATTGTTCTCTCAACGTCAAAAACTTATGGTCAAAAGGTTCCTGTATCCAAAGCTATTATTAAGCAAGCTCAATGGGAAGCCAATGAAATCTGCCTCGCTAAAATGAAATAAAATGTTTACAACCCTCAGAGGACAGGGTATAATGTCCTCATGGATTACAAAATACCAACCGACTGAAGGAAATACTATGAATACTTTAAAGAAAATTGTTGAGTTCATCCGTTCTAAACTGGGTACCGCAATGACTCAGAACCTGTCAATCGAAGACCAGTATACTAAAGCTGCTTCTACCCTGATTGATAAAATTACCGAACTCCAGACTGCTCATGTTAAGTCTGTGAATGAAGAAAAACGCATTCGTGCATTGGCAAATGAAAAAGACCAACTGGCTGCTTCTAAAGAACGCGAAATTCGTAAACTGATTGCCGAAGGCGCCGATGTTCAGGTACATGCTAAACTCGGCCTCCTTTATCGTCGTACAGCCACTCAACTTCGTAAGAAAGCTGACGATTATATCGAAATGCGTAATGAAATTAAACTGAAGGTCAAGGAACTTGATGACTCTCGTCAGGAACTGGCTGTTAAGCTCGAGTACATCCGTGAAACTCGTAATATGGCCGCCCTTGGTATTGCTACTGCCGATGATGTGGTTGAAATAGCTGCACTGACTAAGATTGATATTGAAGATACTCTGCTGCGTGTAGAAACGTTTAAAGGCCCACAAGTTGGAATGGACACGACTTCAGCCGATATCGAAGACTACATTAATTCACTTAAGTAATGTTACCGGGAGACTTCGGTCTCCCTATTTGGAGGAGAGGAGAATATTATGAGTTTATATGATAACCTTATATCAAATATTGATTGGTTTAAAAATAGTGGTCTTTCCCATGAAACCAATTCAGTTCTTTATAGAATTCGCCAAGACCTAGGCTATTCAAACGATTTCTTAAGCAGAACATCTAGCCGTGGCGATACTACCAAATTACCTTTTATTTTTGCTTTAGCTGAAGACCTTTCTTTTGAAGATGCTTTGGAAATTATTGACGTAAATCTGGCTATTCAACGAGTGGAATTCGCTGGACTACGTTATTCAGTATATTCTTTAAATGAGAGCAATGATTGTGTGCTTCTTAATATGGCAGACGATGATTACCATTTAGTATGCTATGTGGCTTTAGAAAATGGTGATGTATTTGGAATGGTCGACCGTCGGCCATCTTACACCGATATTAAAAATTATGATAAAGCCGAGCTTGGTATCTTAACTGCTGAGTACACATTAGAAAGTCGTAAACAACAACGGAAGCTTAATCGTTTTATTGCTGAATGCCGTGAATACGCTAAAGAGGTTCAAAATGGAACGGCCTAGTCTTTCATCGCATGTTTATCAATTGGCTGAATATGATATTGCTATTTCCTTATTCACGGGAATTGTCACAGGTATGCTCGGCGGTCTGGTTGGTCTGGTAATGACCACAGTTATGGCTGCAATCGAAGGAGTCATGCCTATTGAGATGGGTTTCTATATGATAATCGCTCCGGCCGTCGTGGCTTATTTTATCCCTCTCGTGTATGATATTTGCCATACAAATGCTTTGAATGCTCCCATCCGTAAGAGATATGCTTTAGAGATGGCTAATTATAATGAGTATGTAAAACAAACCAACCGTAATGACCTTGAAACCTTTATTAAGGAATGTAAATCATGAATAAAATTGAAATTGAAATCCCTGAATACAACGACGAGAAATCTGCAGAAAAGGCTATCTATGCTCTTCTGAATAAAGTGGATATCATCGAACACAAATGTGAAGCTATTGCCGATAAGTATGGTATTCAATTCGGAACAGGTGATTATGGCTCAGGACGTACATACTACCCTGTTGGTTATGAATGCTCCCAGTGGTTTAAAGATGAAATTGAAAACAATGGCGGTGAAGTTGAAAACGGTGTCGTTACAGTTGGTGCCTGGGTCTCCTCTTCAGCAATGTGCTAAGGAAAAGCTATGATGAATGATAATCATAACAACCCAGAGCTTCTGGCCGCAGTAAAAGAAATTCATGAAGCTATTCGTCGTGCCGAGGAAATTGCAGACAAATATGAGACTCATTTTAATATATACCCTGCTCGCGGTATGGGCGGTGACTATTATTCTCCTGGTGCCTTGAAAGCTGACCTTGCCCATTGGGAAGAAGATGGTCATCCTGAATGGGCTATTGTTAATACTCATGACTATACAACTGACCTGGAAAATGGTGGTTGGGTGTCCTCTTCTTCTGAATGTTAAGGAAATATTATGTCTCGTGAATTAGATTGTGCAATCCGTACTGCCGCCGCAGCTATTGAAAACGTTATCCAGATTTGTAAAGAAGAACGCGAAGAAGCTGATATCTATATCGATGGTGTTCGTGACTTAGAACGACATATCACGCTTTATAACGGTTGTATTACTATTAGTGGTACCTCTTGGGTATCATCCTCTTACGAATGCTAAGGTAATAAAATGACTATTGATGAAATCGAAAAACAAATCCGTGAATTAGTACGTAAAGGCCAGTCCGTGGCTGACGAAACAGGTCAGCACTTCCACGCTGGTGGCGAAGAATATATTCCGGCTTCTAGTCCGGAATATGATGATTACGAATGGGTCCGTGATGACTACGGTATCCCAGAAGGTGAAGGTTTCTGGTTTAGCTCCTCTATGTCTTGCTAAGGAATAAAAAATGACTGATATTGATGAATTAGAAAAAGCTGCTCTTGAACTGGCTGCCCTGTATAAGAAAGTAAAAGATATGGCTTCTGCTCAAAGTTTTGGTGTTGAGTTAGACGATTACGATGGTGAAGTTCGTCTTGAAGATTGGCTGAATAGCTCTTGTTACGGCGAAGAAGCTGGTCGCACCTTCGTTGCTCGTCCCGATGGTAAAATCTGGTACCCGAGCTCATGCTAAAATTAAAGAAAAGATACATTCGTAAAATAAACGGTCTTCGTGATTATGCCAAAGGTTGGCCGTTAAGTATTATTATGGCCGATAGACACCCGCGTTATAATACTGAGATGACTTATTACAAAAAGTACGATTCGTATTGTCGGTCTAAAGCAGGTCGTTTAGATGGTTCTTATGAAGAATATTTTGGCAAAAAACCTACTCGTATTTCGTTAGGAAAATAATTTAACCACAAGGATGTGGTAGGAGGACTTATGCATAAAGATTCAGTATTCAAATACCTTTTGAAAACGGATAAAGAATTCTATATGAATGGGCAAGCTTTCTTGTTCGTCCGTGGTAAACGTGAGATGTTTTATAAATGCGACCTCTCAATGCACCATCATATGTATCATACCCACGGCGAGCCTATACTAGGGTTCTCTGGTGACGAGACTAGACACATAGCTATGTACTATGACCATTTTAAGCTCAATGATTGTGGTGACAACGCTTTGGTCTGGAATCCATCTTGGCGACGTTGGGATACAGTAGACAACGATAAATTATTTTTAGAATATTGTAGAAGTGATGTACAACTCTAGAAAACCGTGATACTATTACCGTACACCAACATGAGGAGAACACTATGTGGTATTACTCTCCGCTGTCTGATAAGTCTGATGAGCCGGTACGAATTAGTCGTGCTAAGTTTAAAAAGATTTATGGCTTTGCCTATAAGAAGTCTGATTACGGTGTTCGTTTTGAAGATGCCCACTGTATCAATGACCCTTATGCAGAAGAAATCTCTAATGAGATAATTCCTATCATTAAGAATAATTCTGATGATATGTGGGAATTGCATAACGATTACGTTGCTGAAATTTAAGTTTACTCTGAGGAAAATATTATGTATAATGTTCTTATTGTTTTTGTTACTCACCCACAAGGTGGTGTAAGGCAGAATACTTCCCAAGTGGTCCAATTTTCTTCACTAGAGGCTGCTAATCTAGCCGCAACGCGTATTGAAGCAAAAAAATCTGAACTGGGTAAATATGAAGTAACTCGTCTTTATTAATGAGGAAAATATTATGATGCTAGTTATTGGTTCTCGTGCACTGCACCACGCTGGTCTGATTGAAAGTAAGTATATCGAAAATTCTGATTGGGATTTTATTGCCGACCAAGGCTCGTGGAATCACTTTAAAGCTCGGATGTTCGGTGCCCATGTTCCTGTGGATAATCCTGATGTCCAGGCCTTTAAATGTATGTACAATGGTAAAGAAACCTATTTTGAAGCTTATATCGTCCGTGCCCTGACTAACGTACGAGAAATCACCGGCGAGCTTCAGGACGAAGATTTCACCTCAAGTTATCGTCTCCTGAAATATGCCGAAAATCATATTAAAAAGGACCGTCTTACGGGTTTCTATTGGGCCACACCTGATATCTGTCTGGCCATCAAAATGAGCCATCGTTATTTGAAGAACAACCCGTTCTTTTTGAAGACGATGTCCCACATCAAATATCTTCGTAATAAAGGTGTAACCTTGAATGAAGAGCTCCAAGAAATCATGCTGCAACGCCAGAAAGAAACGTTGAGCTATTCTCATCCTAAATTGGATGTAAACAAATCATCGTTCTTTAATGATACCATTTATACATTAGACCATGACTCTATCCATGAAGCTGTGGCATTGGCTGGACGCCCAGCGTATACCTTTTATATGAAAGACGGTTCTGAAGTCATGACCTCACGCGAGAAGTTTGAAGCTTTGCCTGAAGCTATTAAACTGGCTGGCGTATATGAAGAAACTTGTGTGTTGGCCCTAGAACGTTCACAGGTTCCTAATGACTTCAATATTTCACCATCGTTAAGTTTCTATATGGCTCTTGAGAAAGTGTGTACCTCAATCACTTCAGGCTGGTTCCGCGAGTATGCCTGGGAAAACTACCAAGCTGTAGTGAATATGTATAAGACGCTAGGTGAAAATGACTACATCAAGCGGTTCCAAGATAACCAACATTTAATTCGTCCTTTCACAAAATAATTGCATAAAACAGTATACAAGGTCTATAGGTGTGATACTATAGACCTATCAAAACAACAGAGTGAAATGGAGAATAAAATGAAACTTTCTAACCAAGCAATCAACATGTTAAACGAAGTTCGTGCAGCTGGTGCTAAATGCCTGATGGTTAACACTCGTGACGGTGACCTTCGTCAAGCATTTGGTGAATTGAAATCTGCTGACCTGGTTAAATGTTCAGTTGGTATCGGTAACGCACTTCGTGTATCCTTATCCCCTAAAGGTAAAATGTACTTTTTCAACAAAAAGTAATTGAGGAAAATATTATGAACAGCCCGAAAACTTTTAATTCTCAAGCTCGTGCAGTAGGTAGTTTTGCCGGTAAAATTTCTAACGATAAAATCAAAAACGAAACTATGTTCTTCAACAGTTCGTTGGCCTTCGCTTTTGATAACGGTGGTCCTATTACTCGCAGCTTCATCATGAACCTGCCGGACGATTGGAACACCGACCAGGTTGTATTTGATTCTCGAGTTCATATGCTTATGCCTGGTTGGTATCCTGCTATCCCAGGTTATCACCATGATGATGTACCGCGTCCGGATATTCCAGTTGGTCAACACTTTATTACTGCAGGGCAACCTGATTATGATAATCCTCGATACCATTCTGAACATATTCTTGGTCTTGTTAACGCTGATGTGTGTCCTACTTATTTTGCAACCGGAACTGTACAATTTAGCCAGATTCCTGAAGGCGAACTTATCTATCGCCAGTGGCATAAAGAAGTTCTGGAAAAAATTGAGTCTAATGAATTAACCAAGTGGGATGCTCCTGACCGCACATTGCTCCAGTTTGATTGGCAGACATGGCATACAGGTTCTCGTGCAGTAAGTAATGGCTGGCGCTGGTTTGGTCGTGTGTCTCGTAATACAGACCGTGTTAAAAAGATTACAAATGAAATCCGCGTTAATGCCCAAGTATATCTGGAATTCCCTATGGAGGGCTGGTAATGGCCCTTTATGAACCGGGTTGTATGGGTGTTGATGTAAACTTCATCCGTCGGCCCGAAAATGCCGGAATCATTATCCCAAGTGGTGAGAATATGATTATTAAAAAGTCATGGCGAAATATTGATGATGGCGATGAAGGAATTTCAGCCAGTACAATAGATTGGTCGGGTTGTACTGCTGAAATGAAACAACTTTTAATTGAGGAATATAAAATGGGCTATATCGTAAATGGTTGGCAACCGGAACCCCATAAAGAACAGACACCAGACCCATTGATTTGTTATAGCAAAAAATACGGCTTTCGTACATGGAGTGATGAATACGACAAATTAGTGAGTTCTAGGTTCTATGTTTGGATGGGGATATTATTTTTCCCACTCCTAGGGTTTTTCCTGACAACGGATAATGACCTGCCTATTACGCTATTTGCTTCAGCGATGTCTGCGGCTATCTTAGGACTTATCGCATCATTTTTATGGACTGCAGTTATTGAAGTACCTTTTCGTATTTCTAAAGTTAAAAAGGTATATGACGATATCACTAAGAAAAATACATTAAACTCTTTTATTGAGGAATGCCGTAAATGAGTATTGCGATTTATATTAAATCCGAGTCATGCGATTCTTATCTGTATTCCTATGACACCGGGACATCAGAAGAGAAAATCAAAGAAGATTTAGAAAGTGACTTGGATTTGTTCCGACCTATTTCTGATTATATGGTCCAAATATCTGATAGTGAAAGTCCGTCAACAGAAACATGTGTTGAAATTATTATACGAGATATCTTTAAACAATCATGGGAACGAGACGATGAGTAAGAAAGTGAAAGAACTATCTGCTGGTATTTTGTTCATGACCGCCGATAAAGAATTGGTTATGGGTCGTGTAACAGGCTCTCGTAATCCAGAGAACATGCGTCATAAATGGGACATTCCTAAAGGTCATGTCGAACCAGGTGAAGAGCCTATTCAAGCAGCAATGCGTGAAACCGAAGAAGAGATTGGATTCACGGCATACGACCCTGCGTTCCTGAAAGACCTAGGTGAGTTCAAATATTCAAGCAATAAGAATCTACACCTGTTCTTATATACTGTGCCTGTCGAACACGAGCAGTTCAAGAATTGCAAATGTACAGCTTACCATACGTTCCCTGATGGTCGTACGATTCCGGAATTCGACGCTTTCGCTTTGATTAAACGTCCGCAATGGGAATATGTCATGGGCCCGTCGATGTTTAAGGTTTTAGATTCGCTCTTTTGATATAAATACCTCCTATAATCAGGAGGTAATTATGGATATTTTTGATATGTTACGTCAAGACGAAGGTCTTGATTTAAATCTTTATAAAGACACTGAAGGTTATTGGACTATTGGTATAGGCCAGTTAGTTACCAAGAACCCATCTAAAGATGTTGCTCGCGCTGAACTTGATAAGCTTATGGGTCGAGTTTGTAATGGTCGTATTACTATGGCTGAAGCTGAACAGCTCTTTAATCGTTCAGTGGAAAATGCTCGTAGAGCTATAATGCGCAATCCTAAATTGAAACCGGTTTATGATGTGTTGGACGAAGTTCGTCGTTGCGCATTGATTAATATGGTCTTCCAAATGGGCGAAGCTGGTGTAGCAGGATTTACCAACTCTCTGCGTATGCTCCAACAGAAACGTTGGGATGATGCCGCAGTTAACCTGGCGCAGTCTCGTTGGTACAAGCAAACCCCGAATCGTGCCAAGCGTGTTATTGCCACCTTTAAAACAGGTACTTGGGCTGCTTATAGATAAAAGCAGTTTACATCTCCTAGAATTGTGATAGTATATCTACAGTTACTTGAACAGACTAATTAAATATTTACATTTGAAGGACCCGTATGAAAACGTATAAAGAATTTATCGCCGAAGCTACTGCAGGAAAGGTCAAAGGCATTAATAAAGATGAGTGGACCTACCGAGGAAACGGCGTTGACAACCCAGGAAACGGCTTTGACGCTAAAACAGCTCCTATTGAACGGTATTTAGCTACAAAAGCTTCCGACTTTAAAGCTTTCGCCTGGGAAGGACTTCGCTGGCGTAACGACCTAAATATTGAAGCTGATGGGCTTAAATTTGGCCATATTCAAGATGTTGTTGCTAGTAACTTGGACGCAGCTTTTGTTAAAGCCGACGGCGACCTTCGTCGCTGGAATTTAAAACTGTTCTCTAAACAGAAAGGTCCGGTATTTGTACCTAAAGCAGGTAAATGGACTATTGATAATAAATTGGCTAAAGCAGTCAACTTCGCTGGTCTTGAATTTGCCAAGCATAAATCAGCATGGAAAGGTCTTGATACAATGGCTTTCCGTAAAGAATTTGCCGATGTTATGACTAAGGCCGGCTTTAAGGCAGAACTAGATACCTCTAAAGGTACGTTTAAAGACGCTAATATTCAGTACGCTTACGCCGTTGCTAATGCAGCCCGTGGTAATTAATAAGCCTATACTTAAACACATTTACCTTTAAAGGACCTATATGAAAACTTATAATGAATTTATCGCCGAAGCTGTAATCCCGGCGCCCGCTGAACTTTTGGCAATGTTTGAATCAGAAGAGTTCACCGAAGAACTGAACGAGAACCTAACCCAGGCCACTCCTCAGGTTATTCGCGTTCGTAACGCTCTGCAGACAGGCATGCAGGCCCGTGTCTCTAAGACCATGAAGTTGGCATTCACTACTTCTAAGAACGAAGACTATGGCGATGGTATCGCTATGAACACCGGGCAGTATTATGTTGAGTGGAATGGCGAAACCGGTACGGCCAAGATTCGTCAGACACGTGCCGCCGGTGGCAAAATGCTGGACGTTAAATTGAACGTTAAAGAGAAAGACGTTGCAGCTCTGTTCAAGAATTGGATGAAAACTTACAAATAAGTTTACTTCTCCTGTAGGCATGATACTATAGACCTATCAACTACAGGAGATTAAAAATGACTCGTATCAACCTTACCTTAGTATCTGAATTGGCTGACCAACACTTAATGGCTGAATATCGTGAATTACCACGTGTTTTCGGTGCAGTTCGTAAGCATGTTGCTAACGGTAAACGTGTTCGTGATTTTAAAATCAGCCCTACTTTTATCCTTGGTACAGGCCACGTTACATTCTTTTATGATAAGCTTGAATTTTTACGTAAGCGTCAAATCGAGCTTATAGCCGAATGTTTAAAACGTGGCTTTAATATCAAGGATACTACGGTCCAGGACATTAGTGATATTCCTCAGGAATTCCGTGGTGATTATGTTCCTCACGAAGCTTCTATCGCTATTTCACAAGCTCGTTTGGACGAAAAAATTGCACAACGTCCTACCTGGTACAAACACTACGGCAAGGCTATTTACGCTTAATTAAATCCGTGATAGAATACTTCTATCAACTTAAGGAATAATATGAAAACTTATCAAGAATTTATTACAGAAGCCAAAGCTCCTAAAGCATTCCAAATAGGTGTCCAAGGCACCTTAGACCAAGAATATGTTGATGCTATTGTAGCAAGCCTCGGTAAACAGGGCGTACAAGTGGATTTGGTTGATTTTACTAAAGGTAATACTTTTAATATTGTTACATCTAAAGGCTCTTTAGCTAAAGTTAAAAAAGCCTTTGGTGTAGCCCAAGCATACGAAATCGACCACTCCGAATTGGAAAATAAAGGTCGCCAGAACACAATTAAAGGTTCTGGTTCTTTCTAATAAAGGCAAGCCGGCCCTCTCCTCATGAACGTCGCGTCCTCTGAGTGATGGACCTTTCCCTACCTGTAATAAGGTCGAGCCCAAGTGCGGTAAAGGGTTTACATACGGATACATGGATGAATTATGTGCCAAGGAATGGCCCCAACTTAAAAAAGAGACAATTATGAAAACGTTTTTAACCGGTAGTTATCTATCCCTGATGAATGCTTTTGCAAACCATTCTGATGCTAGAGTAGAACACATTTGTAATAGTGGGTTTTATGTACCTGATTCACAAACCCTGTTTAAAGAATGCTGCACCCTAAAACTTGATGGTGGACGCCAATCTGGTAAAACAAGGGCAGTATCCATTTTTGCGTCTGATTGGCTCGCAGGTGGCGGGACTGTAATTATTTTGTCTAATTGCGCCGCGTATGCTAATGTTTCGGCTGCTGCAATCCGAAAGGAATATTTTAATAACCATACAGAAAGTATTAAGTACCGTTTGTACACTGATTCTGTTCGTAGTTTTATTGGTAACACTGCATGCAAATTCCGTGGATTATCACTTTCACGGGTTCTGTATATAATTGATGAGCCTGTTAAAACACCTGATATGGATAAGATTTATGATGCCCATATAAAGGTGGTGCAACATTGCTGTCGTGCATCATGTGAAGAAAGCAATCAAACTACTCGCCCTCTGTTCTTTGTGATAGGAATGCAATGATGACCGATGAAGAACTTTTTGAGTTCTGTTATTTCTCACGTAAGGTTCGAAGAGAGGACCTTACTGCAAATTTCGAATATGCTTATTTCTATCCATTAGAATACGTATTCATGTCAGGGCCCTTTAAGGGCTCTCGTTTTAGATGCCACGCTCCTAGTATCCGATTAATGAAACAGGTTCCTTACTTCACCCTCGAGTTCATCTCTGGGCCTTGTAAGGGTATTATAACTCGCAGTCTCTTGACGTATGACCAAGAGATTCATATGATTTCTGACTGGAAAAAATATGTCTAAATTGACAATTGAAGGCTCTGATGAAGCCCTGAAGATGTTTGTTGACTGGTTCCACGAACAGGGCGAACAAGGCTTTATGGAATGTTGGGACGGTGGCCAATGGAATGGTAAAGAAATTGTTTACCCGACTACGTATATCTCTGTTAGTGGTGGATACGATGGCCTTCGTTTTGTAGAATATGATATTGCATCTGATGAGGAAGTGAAATGATTGAAGATATCAAGGGTTACAAGCCACATACCGACGATAAAATCAGTAAAGTGAATGCCATTAAAGATGCTGAAGTTCGATTAGGCTTAATCTTTAAAGCATTAGAAGAAGAATACGTTGAAGCCTTTACATGCTCAGGTGTTGATAAAATGAGTGATGAAGAATTCGACCTCACTCATGAACGTCTCGCCCAGATTCGTACGGCAATAGAACGCTTGAAAGAAGCCTCCATGTGGGCCTGTCGTTCTGTTTTCCAACCCGAAGAAAAATACTAAAAGCAGTTTACATCTCCTGTAGACATGGTACTATAGACCTATCAACTACAGGAGATTACAAAATGTCAGAAATTAATTCAGAAGTATTCATCCGCCGCAACAAATTACGTCGTCAGTTCGAAACCGAATTTCGTGAACTTAACGCGTCCATCAAAAAAGCCGCCATTAAGAGCGGTGTCCCAGCTTTCTTTATTAAGTACTCTAATCACTTGTTGGACCGTGCTATCCAACGTGAAATTGACGAAAAATATGTTTTCTCTTTGTTCAAGAAGCTCCACAATCATGTTAAAGAAATCCATGAATTTTTAATCCAGGAGCCTCTTCCTGACGTAGAATCTGAAATTGTCCCAGGTAAAGTGTATCGTCCACTGCGTCTCGAGATTACCGATAAAACCTTATGGTTGGGTATGACCGTAGATCGTAAACATCCTGATAAAGGATATTCATTAAAATGTCGTATGGCATTTGTTAACTCTAAACGTTTAGAAGGTAAAACCAGCACGAAAGTAATCTATCTTTAATAATGAGGTCTCATGAAAAAAGTATTAGCCACTTTACTATTGACAGTTAGTATGTCTGCCTATAGCGTAGAGCCTACTTTCAGTAATGAACAACTCGATAATTTACATTATGCGTATGCTTTCGGTGAACAATACCAAAAGTCGGGAAAGTTCAAAGAAAACCCTAATCAAAAAGGATTAGGATATATAATGGCCGGATTATTATGGCAGGAATCATCTGCTGGAATTAATCAAGGTTTAAATAAAGATAAGCACCATGCTTATGGCATGTTCCAAAATTACTTGCCTACGTTAAGAAGTCGTGTTCAACAGGTAGGTTGGAAGATGTCAGACAAAGAAATAATTCGTATGGTCCAAAAACGACAGAACAGTGCCTCTTGGGCCTACATTGAGCTGTCTTATTGGATTAATGTTCACAAAGGTGACCTGAGAAAAGCGATTGCTTCTTATAATGCGGGCTGGAATGTCAAAGCAGGCAGTAAATATGCTTCCGAAGTTCTAGAAAAGGCCAATTACCTAAAATCTAAAAAGATGTTTGAGGCGGTATATTAAATGATTAAACAGATGACTATAGCGCTTATGTTGATTGCTCCGGGAGTATTAGCATCACAGGTTGATGATACAAATAATTCAATTGTCGAGTATGCCACCCGTACAGCAAAAGATTATTGTCATCCGAGTAATACTGAATGTGTTATTGAATTCAGTTCAAAAATAACAGCTGCTTTTAAAGATGGGCAGAACGACGTCGAGCATCGCCGAATGAAAGAGAAAACTCTTTCTAAAAGATACGAGCAACGTCTAAACGTTACTGAATGTGTTCCATCTGATAAAAAGTACAAAGAAATGTGCGCGTCTATGGTAGACAGACTCGTTGACTCTTACAACCGAGGGCTAAACTCTAAATGATTATTGATTATATTAAGGGCGATATCGTCGCCCTGTTTCTCCAAGGTAATATTATTGCACATGGGTGTAATTGTTTTCACACTATGGGTTCAGGTGTAGCGGGTCAATTAGCAAGAGCTTATCCTAAAATTTTAGAAATTGATAAGACTACTACCGAATACGGCTCTCGTGATAAATTAGGTGATATGTCTATTGTTTTTAAACATAAGCCTAATGGATTTGCAATGTGCTATAATTTATACACCCAATACGAACCAGGCCCTAATCTTGATTACGGTGCTTTAGTAAACTGTATGATAGAATTAAATCTACAAGCAAATGACCTTTTGTTTAAACCAAGAATTTATATTCCTCGCATTGGTTGTGGTATTGCTGGTGGTGATTGGGACAAGGTTTCTCAATTAATTGATATGTTTACCCCTGATATTGATTTAATAGTGGTGGATTATGAAAGCACATTACCCACATCCGTTTGACCCTAAAAACAAAGCGGAAATTATTCGGCGCTGGACCGAAACTCGAGTAACTAAATGCCCTATAAAAAGTCAGCATAACACCGATAAATGGTATATTGGTGAATACGTTGAATATACTTTTATAGATAAAAATAAACGTAAACAGCATGTAGAAGAATATTGCTTAAAGGTGCAATGGTTATGAGCCAAGCCAGAATTCTTAAAACGGCTAAATGTGAAAAATGCGAATGGCCAGTAATCGCAGCTTTATGCAACGATGGAATGGAATGCGAATTTGATTACTGGTGGTACTGTTCTAATAAAGGATGTTCCAATCATAAGGGTGAAGGTTTTCATTCTGGTTATTGCGAACATCCTAAATTTGTGCGATATGGTGAACCTAAATGAGTTTAAGTATTAGTCAGAAAAGTAGATTGTTTGAGCTTATTCACGAGCTTTTGGATGAACATACCGAAGCAAACGCTTTTTACGATGAATATGGTCCGCTATCTCCTGAACAGCAAGAAGAATTTGCTGATCGGTTTGATGAGAAAGAAAACGAATTAATAGCTTATGTGAATACGCTTTAAGAAGGTAATATGGCTCAACTTTATTTTCATTATGCGGCAATGAACTCAGGTAAGACCGCTTCATTGCTAACGGCAGCTCATAACTACAAAGAACATGGTATGGGCGTGCTCCTTTTAAAGCCTGCGATAGACAATAGAGAATCAAGCCATACCATTTCGTCTCGTATAGGGATTAGTCAAGAGGCTAATGCAGTGACTCCGGATATGGACCTATACGAGTTCTATCGTTGGGCTGAATCTCAAAAAGATATCCACTGTGTGTTTGTGGATGAAGCACAGTTCTTAGAACCTGCACAGATAAAACAACTGGCAAAGATAGTAGACAATTATAATGTTCCGGTTATGTGTTACGGGCTAAGAACTGATTTTCAGGGTAAACTGTTTCCTGGTTCTGCTGAATTACTCGCTACGGCAGATAAACTCGTTGAGTACAAAGGTGTGTGCCATTGCGGCCGTAAAGCTACTATGACTGCTAGGGTCCAAGATGGTGTCGCAATTAAGGACGGAGCCCAAGTTTCTATAGGTGGCAACGATTCTTACGTGTCATTGTGCAGGAAGCACTGGATAGAAATAACGAGTTGAGGGTACTATGGACCTAAATTCAAAGATTTTAATTCTAGCGTTCGCTGTGGCCATCTCTTATATTGTTCTTTCGCCCATCATGGATGATGCGGCTTACAAAAGAGAGATAGAAGTTGTAGCAGCGACGTATAATGCTAATAATAAAGAATGCCCTAATAAAAATGGAATGGATTTAATTAAAGCACATTATATGCTTTCCATTACCTCGCCTATACAGAGGAATTGGGTTGAATATAATTTTAACGACGTGTTCTATTCTTATTGTCGTAAGCTTAAAAAGCTATAAATAGTAATACTAACCGTAGAGCTTTTGGTAATCGCTATCGGTTAAGGCCGAAAGGCAAATTCGTATAAAATAACAAAGGACTTTTGTATGGGTATTTTCCGTACAGTGGCTTGTATCCTTATGATTGGATGTTTAAGCCCAACATCTTCACTAGCAAACAAATCCGACCCTAAATTGATGGACGCCTTTGCTAGTAGTGCGATGCCAGTTTATGCGCAAATGAGTAAACCTAGTGTAAAGGCCTCCGAAGACTACTGGGCTTATGTAACTGCTTCTTGGAAAATTTCAAATTGCAATACAATAGAGTCTTGCTCGATTGAAGGTCGGGCTATCGGAGAACGATACGCTAAACTAATGAAGGTAGATGATGAAATTCAATGATTTCGTACTTAGTCGAGGGACTGAAGTAGATTCTTATATTGGTTGGCTGTTGGTTTCTTTAGCCTATTTTAAGTCAGCCCATTTGGAAACCAAAAGCTATGCAAGACACAAAGCATATGACTTCTATTATACAGAAGTTCAAGGACCACTAGACCAGTTCAGTGAACAGTATTTAGGATTTAGTGGCAAAGAATATAAAGCATCACTACCATCTGCTTCAGAACTGCCTAAAGACCCCATAGATTTTCTTGATGAACTTATTAAAGCGTCTGATAAAATCTACAAAAATCTTCCTAAGGCCATCCAATCGACTTTGGACGACATCACTGGTGTCTTTTACCAGACTAAGTATTTGTTAACGTTAGAATAATCAAAGGTCTCACTTCGGTGGGACCTTTTTTCGTTTTAGTATTTACATCCTCTAGGAACGTGATACTATAGACCTATCAACTAATGAGGAGAACAGTATGAAACTTACAAGTACTACGGTTTCATTAGAATATGAAATCAATAATCGCCTCCTTGAGATTAAGATATTCGACGACCGAAGTATCTTTGCCGACTACCGAGGGTACAGAATTCGCTTAGAAAAGGACGAGCTCAAGGAACCATGGCTCCTTAAAGACACATTAAAGGGTTGTGGGTGTAAGCTGAAGACCACTCAAGCCCAAGAATTAATTTCTACTATCAACAAATACTGGTGATATTATGTTAACTACCGAACAGATTGAGAAAATTATTAAACTCGCCCAGCATATTGAAAACGCATCCAATGACCTAGCTGTTGAATATTGCGAAGGTTATTCATATTCTGGAATAGAGCAGTGTAAACGAGATTTGGCTAACTCCAAAGCGGCCTTGGCTGAGTATCTTAATGAGTTGAAAGCATAATGGCTGTTGGATTTGCTAAGGACGGAGCCGAACAGCTCGAAATGGAAGCGGTCGTTCAGGCCGCTATAGTACACGCCCGTAAGCAAGTAGCAGTTGAACGTGAATCGGCTAAATATTGTTTTGATTGTGATGAAGAGATTCCTGAAGCACGACGTCAAGCTATCAAAGGTGTGATATATTGTATAGGTTGTCAGTCAATGCATGATGAAATTTTTAAACGTGAGCCACGTAACTGTTGGCACAGGAGCATGAGATGATTTACTATCTTGAACCTTGGGCTTGGCTTACAATGCTTATTGGTCCAGTTTTAATAGGTTTATTCTTTTCATGGCTAGCGAGGAAACTGTAATGTTATACGACCCAAGTGGTAATTCTGAAGACGGTATTATTGTCCTTTTGGCAGATGTTGAAGAGTCTGACGATGACATTTTTGTTAAAGATTGGGAAGAAAAAGGCGGAATCACAATCCAGCAAGAAAATGATATGATTTGTCTGAATGCGAGCCAAGTCGAAGAACTGTACAGTATTTTAAAACACAACCGTTGAGGAACAGAAAATGATTATTGAAACAACTGAATTGTTTGGCGAACTGACCGCTGAAGTAGTTAATAATGCAATTGAGCTTTGTCAAGAAGACGATAAAATCGTACTAACTATCCAAGATATTAAACCACTTTATGATTTAAAGGTTTTGGATAAAGATGGGTATCTTGATGGACGCCATAGAGCATCGTTTGATATTAACGACGATGTATGGGCCCAGATTTATAAAAATGAAGACGGATTTAATATCGAAACTGATACTGAATGTCTAAGCATTAGGAATTCTAGTAATTTCTTTAAATGTATTTTTAAACTGTTCCAGGAAGAATGCAAGCCAGAAGTTGAATGGAAAGTTCCAGGCCAAGATGCGGTGATTCGTTCTAGTGAAACATTTGAAGGTGATGAAGAAGAACTGGATTATGATACCGAATTATCCGTGTATCAACACCAGGGTCGTGATTTGCTATCCTTGACCCAAAGACACGATGGTGAAAATGAAGTGGTATTTACTAAAGACGAGCTAAAAGTTTTAGTCTCTTATCTGAACTCTGTTATCCCAACTATGAACCCTTAAGGAAAATATTATGATTATCAATTCAAACTCTTGGCACGTTAAATTACACGACCGTTTTTATGACCGTCATTCTCGACCACACTCTTTGTGTGCTTATTTCTGGAAAATGGTTTGGGCTTGTTTTGCTTGTGCTGTTGTTGCAGGTAGTACGCTTTTTGGATTAACTGTTGCAGGAGCTGGTGTATTAGAGCATTTCTTTGTATTAAGTACTCCTGTTCTGTTGAGTCTAGGGTTTGTTTTAGGGTTGATTGCAATAGCTCTTATTATTGCTCTATCCATTGGTTTGGCATTAGGTGCGATGAATTTACACGCGTGGTATGATGCACGTAGAGAAGAAAAGGAATGGCAACGTATTCAAGCTGAGCGTGAAGGCCGAGAAACTAAAGAAAATATCGTCGTCCAATACATTAAAGCTCGTAAATCTAAGATGTGTCCTGTAATTCACTTCGAGAATAAAGAATGAGAACAGTTATGAAAGGCTACTTCGGTAGCCATCTTTATGGAACAAGTACTCCGGAATCTGATGTCGATTTTAAAGAAATCTTTGTTCCGCATCCGCGTGATATTCTGTTAGGTACGGCTATGAACCATACCAACCTGAACACGAATAACACTGCTTCCAAAAACACTAAAGATGATGTTGACCATGAGCTTTACAGTCTGAAATATTTCTTTAAACTGGCTGCTGATGGCGAAACCGTTGCTCTAGATATGCTCCACACTCCACCCGAAATGGTGGTTAAATCTGATTTACCTGATGTATGGAAATTTATCCAAGATAACCGTTCGCGTTTCTATACAACTAACATGAAAGCCTATTTAGGGTACGTCCGTAAGCAAGCTTCTAAATATGGTGTTAAGGGTTCTCGACTGGCCGCTTTACGTGGTGTGCTGGCAATTGTTAACCAGATTCCTGAACAGTGGGTTGATTATCAAGAAGATGGTTCTACTAAGCAACGTCGTACTAAGGTAGAAGATATTAAGCACCGACTCCCTGAAAACGAGTTCTGTGAATGGGTGTTCCATAACCACGAGAAAACAGGTCCTCAAACGTTCTATACTGTTCTAGGTCGTAAATACCAAACTACTTTGTCATTAATCGAGCTCAAGCAATCTCTGAATAAACTTGATGCTGAATATGGTGAACGTGCTCGTAAGGCCGAAGCTAATGAAGGCATTGATTGGAAAGCTCTGAGCCATGCTTATCGTGCTGGATATCAGTTGAAGGAAATCTATATGACCGGTGACCTTCAATATCCTTTACGAACAGCACCATTTATCCTTGAAATCAAACAAGGGCTACATGCTTTTAAAGATGTACAGGCCGAACTTGAAGCTATCGTTGATGAAGTCGAAACTAATGCTATCTGGGCCGCTAAGAACGGTATGCCTGATAAGGTAGACATGAAGTTCTGGGACAAGTTCGTTGAGCAGGTTTACCTAGAAAACCATAACTCGTATTATAAATGATAAAAGGCCTTCGGGCCTTTTTTGGGTTTAGTGCAAAAAAGTAGTGTACATCTGCTTTAAACATGTTATTATAGACCTATCAGCTAAAGAGCTGAAAACTTAAACCAAACGGAGATATAAAAATGTACGCTATCAAAAATTACAAATACGGTTCTTACACTACTAACTTGATCGCTCTGGAAGATACCTTTAAAGCTGATCGTGCTGAAGAATACGAAATTATTGAAGCTGTAACTAAAAACAAAGGTAAACAAGTTGTTATGCCTAATGGCCGTAAAGCTGCTCTTTATACAGTAAATGGTGAAACATGGGCCCGCTATAAAGATGGCTTCTGTGAAATTATTGCAAAATAAGTGTGTACATCTGCTTTAAACATGTTATTATAGACCTATCAAATCTACTGAGTGAAGGAGAATAAAATGTTAACTATCAAAATCAACAAAGGTATCTATCGCGGTAATGAAATCTCTGGTACGTTCATGAGTTCAGGTAAAACCTGGTTCCCTAATAAAATTCATGAATCTGAAGCTCACCTCGGTGACGGCAAGGTATTCGTGCAGATTGATGGTGTTGAACGTGGTGTATGGGTGTTCAAATGTGACGTTGAAATGGAAGGCGCTGAAGCACCTGCAACGGTTACTGAATCCGCTGAAGAAATGAAACATCGCATCAACAAACGTTTTAAAGTAATGAACATGATGACTAACGGAATCATCGATGGTAAAATTCGTTCCCTTATCATCTCTGGTGCCGCAGGTATTGGTAAAACATACTCTTTGGATAAAGCATTACAAAATGCCCACGAAAATGAAACTATCGAATATAAATCAATCAACGGAAAGATTAGTGGAATCGGTCTTTACGAGCAACTTTGGAATAACCGCGGCCCTAATAGTGTTCTTCTTATTGATGATGTTGATGTATTCTCTGACATGGATATCCTGAACCTTCTGAAAGCGGCATTGGATACCGGTGAGAAACGTAAGGTATGCTGGAGCACTTCAAGTTCTTATCTCGATGATAAAAATATCGATAAAGAATTCGAATACGAAGGCACCATCGTGTTCATCACCAACGTTGATATTGACCGTGAATTAGAGCGTGGAACTAAACTTGCTCCACACCTCCAAGCTTTAGTATCTCGTTCAGTTTACTTAGACCTCGGAGTTCACTCGAATGAAGAGATTATGGTTCGTGTTGAAGACGTTATCCTGTCCACCGATATGATGCAAAACCGAGGTCTGACTGATGCTGAGACTTATCAAGCTCTAGCATGGATGAAGGCCAATGTATCTCGTCTTCGTAACGTATCATTACGTACAGCTCTTTATCTGGCGGACTTCATTGCCACCGATAAAAATGACTGGAGCGAAATCGCTGAAGTTACCCTTCTGAAATAAAGGTGAAATTATGTTTGAACAATTTAGTTATGACCTTGTAAAAGCAGAGTTGAAATACTCTAATGCCATGAAACAGTCTATTGAAGACTATGATAATGAATCTAAACACAAATTCGCTGAGAAGGTTTATAAAACGGATTGCGAAGAAGGAGACTACAGGAGACTGCTCTTGGCAGCTAAGACCCAAGCCTTAATAAATCTAGACCGTAAGCAGGTTAAGTTGGCAGGCGACTTCAGAGATGAACTCTGCGCCATCAGGAACGAATACCTTATTCGTATTAAACACCAACGGAAAGAGAACACACAATCCGCCTGGTTTAGTGGGCAAGCCGGTGAAAAAAGTTTCTATTAGTTGTTTACATCTCCATTAGACATGATACTATAGACCTATCAACTACTGGAGGTTATCATGAACGCTAAAGATATTTTTTCACTGATTAATTTTAACAATGGTAATTTCAAATCTGAAAAACAAAGCAAGTTCTTTAACGACGTTGCTTGTGGTAATGAGATTACCATATCTGGAGGAGAGATTTACAAAAGCCGTTGGAACTGGATTGTTATCATCGATTCAGTTGGTATTGTAGAGCTCTATAAAAACACTAACAAAAAACGTACTCTTCACTGGAGTCGTGAAACCAACCAAGCTTATCAAGCTGAGCGTAATAAACGTTTAATGCCTACTGAATCTGACCTGGCAAACATTAAATCAGATATCGCTTATTTTGATAACTTGATTGCTGAACAACAAGCGGTTATTGATAAGTTTGACGAAATCAAAGCTTGTAAAGAGATTCCTGAATTCATGCGGGAATCAGTAAACGAACAGTACGCCCTCACTTCAGGTCGTATCGAGCAGTACAAATCACAACGAGCTGAACGCCAAGCTCTGCTTCAGAAATTTGAAGAGCGTTTAAAGACGGTTCTCGCATAAACGCTTTATACCAAGGATGGTATAATGGTTCTAGGTTCTTAATTACTTACTGAGGAAATTATTATGTCACAAGCAATTAATCAAATTCGTTCTGAAGTTAAAAAAGTTGTTAAATTTGGTCGTATTCCTAGTTCTAAAGAAGTAGTTGAAAAGGTCCTATATATGATGTGGGACAAGTTCAATGTTTGTACTGTTAAAGATGACTTCATTAAAATCTTTGACAAGACTAAAGGTTCGTTTACCTTAGAAGACCGAGTCATGAAAACTCTTCGTAAAACAGGTATGTTGTCTCGTGCTAATGCCAAAATTATTCTTAAAAATTATAACAAAGGCTACGACCTTTATGGTCGTTTAATCCCGGCGATGACATTTGATGAAGTTGTTAAAGACCTTAATACTAATCAACGTCGTCTACTGGCCCTTGGTGCTCGCCTTGCAAAAGGTCAAGATAAACAAATGACCTTTAAGACTAACGGTTCAGGTGATTGGATTATCTTTAATATTGTTAATCATCCAAGAAATGAAAACGAGTATACTATTTCCCATTACAGTGGGTGTCAATACGACAACTGGAAGTTCCATCTGCGCTTGGCCCTGTCTGAATTAGAACAGCACGGTGTTCTTAGTTTTGGTGATGCTGAAACTGGAGTAGGTCAGCGTATTAAACTTTATAAAATTAAAGACCTGGCTGAAGAGCATTCAGAACAAGCTCCTAAAATGGAACCTGCACCAGTGCGCAGCAATGAGAAACATCAAGCCCAAATTGAGTATTTTAGCAATTTGCTTACTTGCTTGAATGTTACAATCCAACAACAAGATGATGAGATTTTCCGACTCTCTGGTCTAAATGCCAAAGCTAAGGCTGAACGCCAGAAATATATCGATATCCTAAATCTTCTTAAGGATTAATTATGGAATGGCTCGCCGTTCTTGGATATGTAATCGTAGCCACGGGTGTTCTGTGGCTAATTTTCTCAAACATTATAGGTTAATATGGAAATCTTAGGTTTTATTCTCCTTTACTTTGTGCTAGGATTTATGACGACCTTTATCATTCATAAATCAGGTGATTGGAATCCAATCGAAATTGAATCAAGCTATGATGCAGTATTCATTACACTAGTATGGCCTATGTTTTGGATAGTGGGCATTATAATGTGTATCGCATGGCCTTTCGCTAAATTCTATGAAAAATTATTTGGACTTTAATATGAACATTAAAACACGTAAAGAATACTCTATATACGACCATGACACGACTCGTCGTATCGCTATCGATCGGCTAGCTGACTTTGGTCATATTTGTAATGGTAATTATACTTATGGTGTAGGCCGTAAAGGAACTTATATCGGTTCTTTGAACGATTATTGCCGTTGCCCAGCCCACCTGTTTGGTGCAACATTGCGGGCTAATATCAAAGACCTCTTGGCCACTGCAGGGCGTATTTCTACGGTTCCTGTTAATATCAAAAGTATTAATTTTACGGCTCGTAACCTAGTCATTAATATTCTGGCTGACGGTATTCAAGTTCGTTTCCGTCCTACCTCAAAAGGTAATAAGGCCCTTCGTGAAGCATTCGAAACCTTATTCAGAGAAGCAATGACTCGTATTAAGGCCGTAGAATCATATAAAGTTACAACCGATGAATACGCTGATTGTTCTGGGCGAGCCGATGCAGTGTATTTTAATGTTAAACTAACTCGTGAATATCTTTTGTCTTATGCCCCTTATCAATCCCAACAAAAGGACCCACAAATGGAACGTCGTATCTCTGCAGTATCATGTGACAGCGTAGGCCAGTATGCAGCCTATGATAAATTCAAAACCACTGCTGTGCCTAGTCCATTCAATTCCAAACCATATCATTGGAAAATTAAACCTGATAATTCTTTGGTTGTTACTAACCCTACGATGAAACCTATTGAGACCTATTATGCAGATAGCATTCAGGAATCAATCCACCGTTTAAATGGTCAGATTGAAGATGAGAAAAAGAGCATTCAAGACGTATTGATTCGCATCAAGAATATGGAAAACCAGCGTGACAAGCTCAGCGCGGCACTATTAGCTCTAAAATAGTGTTTACATCCAAGGACGGATGGAGTATAATCCTTTTATCAACTACTGAGGAGAATATCATGACCCGTACTGAATACATCAATGCCTTTACTAAGTATATCACTGACAATACCCCTCCATTAACCCCATATGAGGTGATAGTTTCCAATATCAATAAATGGGTAGACCAAATTGATAAAGCCTTATCCGGTTGTTTCAAAGATGAAATCGAAAAGATTGCAGGGCGTTTGTTTATCCCTGATATCATAGATACATTTAAAGGTTCTCGACTGCTTTCGCGGCTGGTTAATAAGGATATCCTTTCAGAGTTTGGCAGAGAGAAACACCCAGGTTCCAGCCACGTTGTTAGCTACCAATGGTTTGGTGATGTTTTAAAAAGCTATATCAAAATGAAAGGTACCGACCCTAAGGGCTTATTTCCTTTACGTTGGGCCGGTGAATTTAAGGCTAACTCCGCATTAATTCTAAAAGCAGCAACCAAAACCTTTGTAAAGGGTGATTGTCGTACTATCCACCCTATGGCTGATGGCATGATTAAAACAAACAACTATAAAGGGAAGGTACTTATTTCTATTATTTGGTCGCCTAGTTGGAAACCTAAAGAAGTTGAAGTTTCGAAATACCAAGATATTTCCTACAATACCCTGAATATTGTAGAACAAGCTTTAGCTTTGATGGATACAGTAGAGAAATATGAGATTCAAGAAATCAACCACCACTTAGGCTGGAAAGGATATGAAGTTTTAGTAACAGTTCGCGAAATCAAATGCCCTGTTCCAAAAACCGATGCTGAAATTTACCAAGAAAAATGTGAGGAAATTGTGAACACTGATAAAGAGCCTGCTACATTAGAAGACTTGATTAACGACTTGAACAGCCCTATCATGGCCCATACACCAATTACTAAATCCAAGTTACCGGAAATCGTTGCCTTAGAAAAAGCGTATAAAGATGCCTTGGCTATTAACAAAAAACTGACCGGACAATATACTGCTGCCAAGAAACTTTGGGAAGAGTCTACCAATCGTCTGGATAAACTGGAACAAGCCCTGGAGCTGTTGAAATGAAATACCAATTAGCTGACGATATTGACCAAACTATTCCTGATTGGAATGCTGTTATTAAAATTGTCGAACGTCGTGAAAAAGCTTCTAAGAATGTTCCAAACTGTCCTGAATGTGGAACTGAACAGGTCCAGTTGGTTCAATGGCGTCATAATCCGCTTCAGTATAAATGCCGTCATTGTAAACACCGATTTGAGCGAGATGAAAATGGCAAAGCGTAAAGAATATGTAGAGGCTGCCGATAAGGCAGTCCGCGAACTTACTCTGGCTTATTATAAAGAGCATGGTAAATTCCCGGACAGTTATTCAGTATTGAAATCTGCTTTAACTCGTTCGTATAATAATATACTATCTGATGTGTATGATTTAAAATACGAACACCTAGAAAAATATGGAACAGAACTTGACCGTTCTGAAGCATTCAAACAAGTATTAGGAATTTAAAATGTTTAAAGTTTATGGTTACGATTCAAATATTCACCGTTGTGTTTTCTGTGATAATGCCAAACGTCTGCTTGATGTTAAGAAACAACCTTACGAATTCATTAACGTGATGCCGGAAAAAGGCGTATTTGATGATGAGAAGATTGCTGAACTCCTGGCTGCTCTTGGACGTGAATCTCAAGTAGGTTTGACCATGCCTCAGGTATTTGCTCCAGACGGAACTTCTATTGGTGGCTTTGACCAACTGCGAGCATATTTCAAATGATTGAATTATCGTTGGGTGTTTTGTATCTTATCATCGGTATTGGTTATGCTAAGACCCTAGCTAAATTAGATGATTCCGGTGACTTTTGTTGGTGGCTGACGTCTATGATTTGTTGGCCTTTATTTCTGGTTGGTGCTTCATTCTGGAACTTCAAATGACCGAATTTGATATGGCCTATAAAACCTGCGCAAGAGAGTTTGCAAGTGAGTTTGATACTCCCGCGCCTAGTAAAGAAACCGTATTGGTAAATCTCCCGGATTGGTTAAAAGAAGAAGCCACTGAATGGGGTTGGACTGATACTTGTGTACGTGACCAGCTATTTGAATTTATGGTGGAATTATGATTGAATTAAACGAACAAACCATTTTTCTAGGTGATGGCACCGAAGATGACCTAGAATATAAACTATACGAATATATGGTTTGGCTGGCTAAAGCAGAAGGTATAGACTTTGTTGTGGCTAATCCGTATGGCGAGAACACCGTTGTAATCGGTGACATTGCTTATGAAGTCCAATGGCAATACGTTGGGCTCGAATCCGAAGAATTTGAAGAAGATGAGCATGGTGATTGGCATCCAATCGGCCCTTGGTATTGGGAAGACGGCGAGCCTGATTTTGAAGTAAGTAGTTGGTGGCGTGACCATTAAGCCATGGTATGTCGCTCGGTGGGAAACTACCGAGCCAGAGGAACCGGTTTACAACGATTCCGAAATAGAGTATAATGAACCTTCAAACAATGATTTAATCGATATGGAGTTTGGATATGAGTACCAAAATTGAAATTGGCCGTCATAAAGGCCGTCTGATTGAACATTCGCTTTACGAGTTATCGGATTCGGGTTCTTTACCTGACCTAGAGTCTGATTTAATTAAAGCCGCAGCCGATTATATCCATTGGCTTGAAGCTCAACTCCGCTTTTCTGATGAGGCCTTCTGATGAATTTATTTGAATTTGAAGGTAAAACTGTTCGTATTACTGAAGAAGATGTCGACCATTATGTTGACTGGCCTGAATTAAACGGCAATCGCGGTTTTGAGTCAGGCGAGCTCTGTGAAGGTGCTGAAGTTAAAATCTTGAAGGTGGAGATTTCTCCATGGGGCAATCCTGAAATCATTGGCGTAACTGCTATCGAATTCAATGGTAAGGTATACGAATACACTAAAGAAATGTTTGAAGATACTAAAGCTTCATTCTGGTGTTTTTGGACTAACGATGATAATGAATTTGAGGTCGCATGAAAACTGCATTAGTCTATACCGAAAAGTTAAACGGTGACAAGGTCTGGAAACTTCTTATCAAAGGAAGCCCTACTGACCAGTTTATGGCCACCTGTGTGGGATTGTATACTCGTCCTACCAAAAAGATGATTCGTCAATTTAAACGGTTGCACCGTTCGTTCTATAGCACATTTGAAAAATAATAAATACCCTTATCTAATAATGGTAAGGGTTTATTATGTTGTTGACCGGCAAATTATACAAAGAAGAAAAACAAAAACTTTATGATGCACAATGTGGTAAGTGTTTGATTTGTAAACGTGAATTAAACCCTGATGTTCAAAGTAACCACCTTGACCACGACCATGAATTGAGCGGGCCAAAAGCTGGTAAGGTTCGTGGTTTACTATGTAACCTGTGCAATGCTGCAGAAGGACAAATGAAGCATAAGTTCAACCGTTCTGGTCTTAAAGGTCAAAACGTTGACTACCTCGAATGGTTAGAGAATTTGCTGGTCTATCTGAAATCTGATTACACTGAAAACAATATCCATCCTAATTTCGTTCCTGATAAAACCAAAGAGTTCAGTAGATTAGGTAAGGAAGAAATGATTGCTGAAATGCTTTCACATGGAATGACTTATAATGAATCTGACACAAAGAAACAAATGGTTGATTCATTTAAAAAACAACTGAGGAAATCGCTTAAATGATTAATTTTTACGCCTTAACCGAATCTATGAATGATATTATCCGGCGCATGGGTGTTGAGTATCCTGCTCAATGGTTATTTGTTGTAACTAATACATGGACTATCGTATGAATAAATTTCGTAATGCTGCTTCTGATATCCTGGCCAATATTACATTTGTCCTGTTTATTGTGTGCCTTTTAATCCTGGTTATCCCATTTGGATTGCTGTTTGTGATGATTGGTGCGCTGAGTACTGAAAAGGGTCTTGAAGAGTCTGAGTTCGAAAAACGAATCCAGTCTGTTCATAGTGTTATTTCTAAAATGATGAAGGTGAAAGAATGAAACGTTTTGAAGAGTATGTAGCTACTGATTGGGCGGCTTGGGACAAGTTTGGCCAAGAATGGTACTTCCATGACTGTGACCTGAACCCAGAATTCTTTATCGGTAAGGAAGATGACCTCAAGGACATCTATGCTCTTTCAGAGATTCACGGTATTAAACCTACCGTCTACTTCTCTTTTGATGATACTGGGTTCCTTATCCAGATTTACATCCCGTATGGAACTAATGAAGACGAAGTTATCAAAACTTGGGACTACCAAGGAGTTATTTCCTGTGGACCAAAAGTTAACTAAAATTGAGATTTACGGTATCCCTGAGACGGTCATGCGCTGTCCAGGGTGCATTGCAGTTCTATCGCTCCTAAATTCCCTTTCTATCCAATATACTTTCTATCCTGTAATTAACCAGACGCCGTCAGGCGCAGTATATGATAAGCCTCTTATAGTATCATTGGCCAAACGTGCTGGCTTCAAGAGCTTAGCTATACGCTATCCTGTAATCTTTGTTGATAATAAGAAAATAGAAAATATTCCTGCCTTCAAATCCCTTTTGATTGAACTTGGCTATGACCGAGATTTAATTGAAGATTAGTGTTTACTTCCTCTCCTCACGTGTTATAGTCTATCCTATCAACACATGAGGAGAACATTATGACTATCCAAGATAAAGAAATTAAAGTCAACCAGTATTATTCAATCAACGGCAAAGCTGTTCTAGTAACTGAAATATCTAGCCTGGACGTGTGGTATACCATAATTGACCTTAATATTAAAATGATTTGTGACCGCGGTGTGTTTTGTTCGATAGCTAAGGAAATTAAATTATGAGCCTGAAATTGCATTCAATGAAAAATGTCGTCACCCTTAATCTGGATGATGAGCGCCTAATTTTTCTCACCGTCACTGATAAGAATATTGAAATTGCAAATGGTCCTAAGACTTATTGCTGCCCAGTGAAGAATTGGAAGCATGTAACCTTTTTGACCCTGGCCGACCGTCTGAAAGACCTTAAGTTGGATTTGGATATCAAAGACATCCAGTACATTAAAAACCTTATTGGATACAAACTGTTGAGGTAACTATGGGTAAAACTATCCGTCGTAAAGAATTGTCTGTAAAAGATTTTTATTATTCCGGACGTCGTAAAGCACCAGACGGCGTAAGTCAGGAACGAGTTGAAGAAAATATCTTCCGTTCTGACAAGTGGAAACGTATGCGTGGCGTTGATTCTGAAGTTAAGAATGAAATGAATCGCCAACTTCGTAAAGAAGTGAGAAAGCTGAAAAAAGATGTTTACAACGACGATGAACCTGATTACAATACTTCTCATCGAGTTGCAAAACGTAAATCAAACGAGTGCTATCGTTACAGCTGAGGAAAATATGAATATCAAACGTATGCTTTTTAAACAAGGATTATACACCTTAAATGTTGCTCCAAAAGGCGATACGACTAAGTGGTCAGTAAATGACTGGATTGAATTTATTGATGAAAACGGCAACTGGAAAATTTAAATGAATCCTGAATCTAAATTATCACAACGAATTGCTGAAGCCCGTCGTCAGTTCTTTGAAAATATGGTAGCTCAAGGTATTGATGACGAAGTTTTTCTAAACTGGTTTTGGAATAACAAATATTCAAAATGCGCAGGAGCAATATTAATATCAGCCGCCGCGATGTATGAAGGTTGGAAAGGCGCACTAGCACAAAAATAGTTTACAAACTCTTGGGACCAGAGTATAATGGTCCCACGGATTATAAATTTTAAACTGAGGAAATTATTATGTCACAAGCTATTAAAAACGTACTGAACTCTTTCGCTTTCGATAAAGTTAATGAACTGATGAAAACTGGCTTTGTAACTCCTCAGGTTCTTGACCAATGGGTTGCTGAACTGTTACCAATCATGCACTCTAAAGACCAAAAAATTGGTAAGAACGGTATTCGTGAAATCCTGGTTCAATATATTCTTGATGAGTTTGATGTTGCTGCCTTCGGTGTTGAATCTAAAGCTTGGCACCCAGGTGAAATCACAGACAAAACCATCCGTCGTATGAAGAACCAGCGTAAGAAAAAATTCGTTGACCTGAAAATTGTTAAGGCTGCGAAATGATTAAAATAAAACTCTCTAATTACGATAAAAACTTGGAAATGATTGCTATGAAAGAAGAACTCCTGAATGATGTCCGCTTTACAGGTTATGCAGTCCAATTTAATGGTGATGGGGCTCTCCAGATTGAAGGTGACCACTTTATTATCGAATATGAATTTAAACGGTACTGGCTATACGCTAAAGATGAAGTTGGCGGTATTGATTACGTCGATGAGTTTGATAATCTTGATGATGCATTAGAAGGAGCTCGATTCCTACAATGAAACCCATATCCACCACCCTCGCTTATGAAGGTCTCGGATTTTTCTTAATAGATAACTGTATGGATGTTGAGTTTGTTTGTGGTGAGACTTCTTTAGTATGGAAGTCTCATATTTCCAAATACAACCATCGGGATTATCCGGAACTTTTTAAAGAATTTTGCGGATATATGTCCGAACATGGATGTACTGATACAATTTCTTATCCCGAGTTCATACAAATCCTTGAAACAGTATTTCAGGCTTATTGCTTACTCCGTTGATGCTTTAAACGGGTCTCCAAATACTATGATATAATAGACCTATGATTTGAGTTATCTGAGGTAACAATGACCGAAATTAAACTGACTAAAAATAACTATGTAAATAATAAGGAGCTTCTGAAAGCCATTACCCAGTGGAAAACGGAACTCCGAGAAAATACCGACCCTAATAAAATAGTTCGTCAGAACGACGTTATCGGCTTGGCTATTATGCTCATTGCTGAAGGCCTTTCTAAGCGGTTCAACTTCTCCGGATATACCCAATCTTGGAAGCAAGAAATGATTGCTGATGGAATCGAAGCCTCTATTAAAGGTCTTCATAACTTCGACGAAACAAAATACGACAACCCACATGCATATATCACTATGGCTTGTTTTAATGCCTTTGTTCAGCGTATCAAGAAAGAACGTAAAGAAATGGCAAAGAAATACAGCTACTTCGTCCATAACGTTTATGACGCCAATGACGACGACATGGTAGGTATCGCAGATGAAACTTTTATCCAGGATATTTACGACAAAATGACTCAGTATGAAACCTCTTTAGTTAAAGCGCCAGGGTCTGATAAGAGCGCTGAATCTAAAGTTGGTGAGCTGGATTTTTTATATGGAACTCAAGATTAACCTGGTAGGCCTTTTAGAAGAAGTAGATGGAGAGTATTCGGCAATTCCTTATGTTCTTAAAATGTATCTTAAGGATATTGCCAAGCTTCCTATTGTAATAGACCCAAAACACCCTGATTCGGTAGAAATTAAAGCTGAAAAAGGAACATTAACTTATAACTATCACGTTACCGACGAAGATTTTTATATAAAACTGAATTACAAGGATTAATATGCAAAGCACCGACATTTCTCAATTGACCGAAGAGCAAATTGAAGAAGCCCAGAAGCGTTTAGAAGAGAATAATGCTAAAGAAGCCGCTTCTCAAGCTGCCAAAATTCTTAAAAAGAATGCCCGTGAAATTAAGCGTCTTAATACACATGCTCAGGGCGCTGTTCTCGAAAACAATTTCGAAGCTTACAAATATGCTATAATTAAATTACGTGGTATTTACCGTCAACCAACTACTGACGAAATCGTTAGAGTTATGTGGGAAACTACGCGTAAACAGATTTGGGAAATTATCAATGGCGCTAGTAAATAAACCCTTTAAACGGCTTCTTATTGGAGCCGCCTTCAGACTTCGCTCATACGGTAATATTTGTATTAAGCAGACTGAAACCGAATATAAAATGGTTGGGCAGTATTCCGATGAAATTTTTCGGATTGAGCCTGTAGCCAAGGTTTGGGTGGATTCACATCAACTTAAGAAGTGGTGGCAACGATGATAACATGGACAGGTGGCTAATGAAAGACGAACATCCGGATTTTTAAGCTATGAATGACGAATACGAAAAAGTTTAAGAGGTTTTATGAATGACGAATTCGATGGATTTTGATAAGATTAAATCTGACAAAAATGAGATGATACTTAAATTTGAAGCTGCTCGTATTAAAGCGGAAAATGAAGGTACTATTACCTATAAGCCTATCAAGTTCAGGTCTTCTCATGAACCTCTGTATGGTGTATTAATTGGTAAAGGAGCTTAGGCTCCTTTTTTGCTTTATATTCGGATGATAAAATGAACCAACTGAGGAGAACATATGGAATTACTTTTAGGATATGTCGTGTTATTCATGGCATTCTACACATTCACACGAGCCTGTTGGATAGGATTCTTTTCTACTCCTGATGGGTTCATCTCAATAATTTTATTTTGCATTGCGATAACGGTGCTCGGCTTATGAAAATATTAAACACAGGTGACTGGCACCTTGGAGTGAAGGCCGATGATGTGTGGGTACAAAATATCCAACGTCAAGGTATCCAAGACGCTATTGATTATTCTAAAGCAAATGGTATTACCGTATGGATTCAATACGGCGATATCTTTGACGTTCGTAAAGCAATTACCCATAAGTGTATGGAATTCGCTCGCGAAATCTCTGATTTGCTTAAAGCTAATGGCATTACCATGTATACCATTGTTGGTAATCATGATATGCACTACAAAAATACCTTGACTCCTAACGCAGCTTCTGAAGTTCTGGGTAAATATGACCATATCAAGGTTATTGAAAAACCTACTACGGTTAACTTTGATGGCACCGAAATTGATTTGATTCCATGGATGTGTGAAGAAAACACGACTGATATCATGGACCATATCAAAAATACTACAGCAGATTTCTGTGTTGGTCATTGGGAATTAAATGGTTTCTATTTCTATAAAGGAATGAAATCCCATGGTTTAGAACCTGATTTCCTTAAAAAGTATAAGCAAGTTTGGTCAGGCCACTTCCACACTATTTCTGATGCAGCAAACGTTAAGTACATTGGTACTCCATGGACCCTGACTGCAGGTGATGAGAACGACCCTCGTGGTTTCTGGATTTTCGATACCGAAACTCATAAAATGGATTTCATCATTAATGAAACCTGTTGGCATCGTAAGATTCATTATCCTAATGCGACTATCGATTACAAAGATTTTACAAATATCGCAGTTCGTGTTATAGTCGATAAAATCGATGACGGCCTTACTAAGTTCGAATCAGAGCTTGAAAAGGTTGTTCACTCTTTACGTATCGTGTCTAAGGTAGATAATAGTGTTGATATCGATGATTCTGAAGAGGAAGATGAAGTTAAATCCCTCTTGGATATGATGTATGATTATATCGACGCCCTTCCTGATGGCCACACTGAAGAAGATGTTAAAGCCCTTAAGACTATGACCGCACAACTTTATAATGAGGTTACACGATGACTTTAGATGAATTCAAAAAATCAGGACTTGAACTGGAACACGACTGTATAGTTATTGACGATGATGGCCAACCTAGTACAATTAAGTTCTGGTTTGAAGCCGTGAGCACTCGTGATACCTGCGAGCTTATTAAAGTTTATGTTGCTACCGATTGGGCTGTAGAATTTAGCTTTAATGTAATGGTAGATGATACTCCAGAAACATTAATTCATATGGCTGAATCATGCATCAAGGATGCTTATAATGATGAAAATGTATAAACATGATTTTCATATTGGCGATGGCTGGTTCGGTAATGTAGAATGGGACGTGGATGGTTCTTGGTATACCGGAACTATGTATGTCACTTCTGAATATTCTGAAGGTGTTTCATGGGCCATGGAACTTGACGACGTGTTTGCTTCTTCCGAAGAAATGCTAGAATATGCTGAACAAACAATTCGTGAGAACAATACATGAAAACGTTTAAGCTTAAGAAAGTAACGTATAAAAATATTATGTCGGTAGGGCAGCAGCCTATTACAATCCAACTTGACAAGGTCCAAAAGACCTTAGTCACTGGTAAAAATGGTGCAGGGAAATCAACATTCCTTGAAGCTGTAACATTTGCTCTGTTTGGTAAGCCTTTTCGCGATGTTAAGAAAGGGCAGTTGATTAACTCAAGTAACAAGAAAGACCTTTTGGTCGAACTGTGGATGGAATATGATGGCAAAGAATACTATATCAAACGCGGGCAAAAACCCAACGTTTTTGAAATCTCTTGTGACGGTGAACGTCTTGATGAATCTGCCAGCAGTAAAGACTTCCAAGCGGAATTTGAACAGCTTATCGGAATGTCCTATGCAAGCTTCAAACAAATTGTCGTACTCGGCACAGCTGGATATACCCCTTTTATGGGCCTATCCACTCCTGCAAGAAGAAAACTCGTCGAAGACCTCTTAGAGGTTTCTGTATTAGCGGATATGGATAAGTTGAATAAATCTTTGATTCGTGAGACTAATAGCCAAATCCAAGTAATAGACGTTAAGCAAGATTCTATTACCCAACAAATTAAAATTTATAACGACAACGAAGAACGTCAACGTAAATTATCTGGTGAGAACGCAGCCCGTCTACAATTAATGTATGATGAGCTCGTTAAAGAAGCCAGGACTGCGAAGGCGAGCATAGAATCCCTGACTGATGAATTACTCAATGTTATCGTAGATGATGACCCTAGCGACTCCATGAGTGACCTGAGTAATAAAGGATTTGCAATCAAAAATGATATGGCAACCTTTACAAAGGTAGTTAAGTTATACGAAACCGGTGGTCACTGCCCTACGTGTATGCAAGGGTTAGAAGAGCATGGTAATATCCTTACTAAAATTAAGGATAAAAACTTTGAGCTTCAAAAATCTTTGGATAAGATTAATGAGCAGTACCAAGAGCTCAAGCTCATTAAAGACCAAGTAGCAGAACAACGCAATAAAGCGTTGGCTATTAAATCTCAGATAGCTACTCATAAACAGCAAGCCATTACTGCTGTAGAGAAAGCTAAAAAGGTTAAGGTATTAATTGACCAGGCAGCAGCTGAGTTCGTAAGTAATGCCGAAGAGATTGCTGCGCTTCAAGCAGAGCTTGATAAAATCGTCTCTACCAAATCGTCCTTGGTAATGGAAAAATATCATCGTGGAATTCTGACAGAAATGTTGAAGGATACCGGTATTAAAGGTTCCATTATTAAGAAATACATTCCTATCTTTAATAAGCAGATTAATTCTTATTTGAAGATTATGGAAGCGGACTACGTCTTTACCCTAGACGAAGAATTCAATGAGACGATTAAATCACGTGGACGTGAAGACTTTAGTTATGCTTCATTTTCACAGGGTGAGAAAGCACGTATTGATATCGCACTTCTTTTTACATGGCGTGATATTGCTTCTAGGGTATCAGGTGTTAATATATCCACACTGATTCTTGATGAGGTATTTGACAGTGCAACTGACGCTGAAGGCGTTAAGAGCATTGCAACCATCTTGAATAGCCTTGAGGATACGAACGTGTTCATTATCTCTCACCGAGACCATGACCCACAAGCTTATGGCCAACATCTTCAAATGAAGAAAGTTGGACGATTCACGGTGATGGAATGAGTGATTTTATAACAGGCCAGCATTTGTTGGCCGCCCCGGAAATAAAGAGATATGTTTTAGTTAACAACTTCTCTGGAGACGAACATCTTGTTACTGAAGATTATCTCCAAAATGCTTTTAAGTCAGAATATGTTACAATCATGTCAAATAGAAATCCAGCATGGTTTGTCTACGAGTACTTTGATTAAATTGCTTTAAAATATTGATTTATAATACATTTACCAACCAAATGAGAGAAAATATTATGTTTGCTACTTCTAATGGCGTTACCGTTAAAGATATCCAAGTTAAAACCATCCGTACTGATTCCAACCCACATAATCAGAACCGTATCCGTAAATCATGGGTACTGAATATTGATACCAACTCCGCACGTCGATTGCAGTCTCTTCCACAAGAAACTAAGTTCATGCTCTACGGTATTATTGATAACGACGTATCTGATAAGTGGGTAGAAATTATGCGTCGCCATTATAATGATTCACTGGCTGCAGGTGCTAAACTTGTTATCGACCGCGACGGTTCTGAACGTTTAGAAGATGATTATTGCGTCGACCCTGATGAGCAGTTGCTTGAAGCCGGTGCTATTGTTGCTTCCCAGATTCCAGAGTATATTGAATCTCTGCCTGAATCCATTCGTAAACAAATGATCGTTATTGCTTAATTTTTGACTTGATAAGGAAACATTATGAAATTCTCTAAAGAAACCCTGAACATTCTTAAAAACTTCTCCGGTATTAACCCAGGCATTATGCTTAAACCAGGTAACACCATTCTGACCCGATCTGTTACCGGTGCAAGTTATGGTGAAGCCACTGTAAGTGATACCTTCGATATCGAAGCGGCAATCTATGATTTGAATGGCTTCTTAAGTATTCTGTCTTTGGTATCAGAAAGTGCTGAAGTTTCGGTAAGTGAAGACCAAACCACATTAATTATTAAAGACCAACGTTCAACAATTAAGTGGCCTATTGCTGACCCAAGCACAATCGCATTCCCAAGTAAAGCTATTCCGTTCCCTGTGGCTGAAGTTATTTTCGATTTGAAAGCCGAAGATTATCAACAGTTGATGCGTGTGTCCTCTGGTCTGAGTATTGATACATTTGCAATCACTGTAGACGATGGTAAAATTGTTATCAATGGTTATAAACAAGTCGACGATAAAGAATTAACTCGTCCATTGTATTCTCTGGTCGTGGCTGACCATGATGGTCCTGACTTTAAGTTCATCATTAACAAAACCAATATGAAAATGATGCCAGCCGATTATCATGTGTTGTTATGGGCACGCGGTGAAGGTCAGGATGCTCGATTTGCAGCTAAGTTTGAAGGTACACAAGCTTCTTATGTATTAGCTATGGAAGCAGGCTCAAGCCACTCGTTCTAAAGCATAGGGAGGAATTTCCTCCCTTGGAGTATAATGTAAAAACAAACCTGAGGAAATTAATATGCTTACAGTAAATAATAATGAATTCATGTGGGAACAGAAATATCGTCCAGGTACTTTATCTGAATGTATTCTGCCTGCTCATGATAAAGAAACTCTCCAAGCTATTGTTAATAAGGGCCTAATCCCTAACATTATCCTAGTCTCTGCTTCACCAGGCACAGGTAAAACTACCGTGGCTAAAGCATTGTGTGCTGATACAAATTCAGACATGTTGTTTGTTAACGGTTCCGACTGTCGTATTGATTTCGTTCGTAACGAACTTACTCGTTTTGCATCTTCTAAATCTATCGAAGGTAAACGTAAGGTAATTGTTATTGACGAATTCGACCGTGCTGGTGTTGCTGAAGCTCAACGCCACCTTCGTTCATTCTTAGAGGCCTATTCCTCAAACTGTTCTGTAATTATTACAGCAAACAATATTGATGGTATCATCGGTCCACTTCAATCCCGTTGTCGTGTAATTAAATTTGGTGAAGCCACTCCAGCTGACCAAACAGCCATGATGAAAGAAATGATTCATCGTGCAGTAGCAATTTGTAAAAACGAAAATATCGAAGTCGAAGACCTTAAAGTTATTGCTGCTTTAGTTAAACAAAACTTCCCTGACTTCCGTAAAACAGTTAACCAACTAGACCGTTATTCCTCAAGTGGTAAAATCGATACAGGCATTTTGAGTATTGTAATGAATACCAATTCGCCTATTGATGAAGTAGTGGCTGCACTGAAAGATAAAAACTTTAAAGAACTCCGTGCATTAGCTCCACGCCATGTCAATGATTATGCCAACTTTATTATGACATTGGCTAACGAACTCTATGGTAAATTGCCTGGACCAAGCATTGTTAGAATGTATGAAATCGTCGGTGAAAATAACCAATACCACGGTATTGCTGCCAACCCAGAAATTCACCTGACTTATCTGTTTATCCAACTTGCTCTGGAGCTCCAATGGCTATAAGTCTTTTTGATGATGACGTTGAACTGAATGAACATGAAGTTGCTTGGAAACAACGTAACGACGCTGCTATTCAAGCCTTAGCCGATTCATTTAAAGAAAAGGCTGAAAACGAATTGTTTGCCATTATGAACGATATCACATATGGTAAAAAACAACGTAACTTGGCTCAATCAGAAAACTACAATCAATTTTGGCTAGATAATAGTTTGAGCCAACACGTAGATTGCATTATGCAAGCCGCGATGGTTAACTGTCTTAAACTTGACGACCAAAGTCACTTCAATTATCTTTTACATGCTGTTCCTAAGGGTAAGAGATTTGGTAAATGGGCTAAGGCCCATGATGATGAAGTTAGTGTAGTTTTTATTACTCGTTTATTGATGAAATACCATTCAATTAATAATGATGACGCTTATCGTTATCTCGAGACTTATAAAATTAAAGGCCATCTTCCGGCAATGCTTAAGAAGATGAAAGGGTTGGTTACGGACGAGTTCCTGAAATCCGTAACTAAAAATGTGAAAGAACAAAAAGACTTGAAAAAGAAAGCATTGGAATGGTAAATTAAAATGATTGAAATTACTCTGAAACAACCTGAAGACTTCTTGAAAGTGAAAGAGACCCTAACTCGTATGGGTATCGCTAATAATAAAGAAAAGAAACTATATCAATCCTGTCATATTTTGCAAAAGCAAGGACGGTATTATATTGTCCACTTTAAAGAGATGTTGCGTATGGACGGCCGCCAGGTAGATATCGATGGTGAAGACTATCAACGCCGTGATTCTATAGCCCAGCTTCTTAAGGATTGGGGACTTATTGATATTGTAGACGATTCTGAATTGTTCGAAATTACTAATAATTTCCGTGTCATTTCCTTTAAACAGAAAAATGACTGGGAACTGCTGTCTAAATATACGATTGGTAATTAATATGATTCTTGAAATTGAAACGTGTGAACGTCTTAAAGAGGTGTACGGGCTTTCACCAACTCAAACTGTTTTTGACCTTTCCGAAGAGCTCCAAATAGAATTTCAAAAGGACCTCCATAAGTTACTACATCCAGGTCAGCAAGTCTTCCAGGCTATGATTAGAACTAAAGGCGAAGATGGCAATCCGATTATTAAACGTTTGACAATAGAAATTTAAGCAAAGGGACTTCGGTCCCTTTTTGGAGTATAATTATTCATCAACAAACAAAAGACAATCACTCGTCTATAAAGGAAATGAAATGCAAGAATTCTATTTGACAGTCGAACAAATCGGTGATAATATTCTCGAACGTTACATCGATAAAAATGGTAACGAACGTAGTCGTGAAGTTCCTTACAAGCCTACAATGTTTATGCATGCTAACCCAGAGCAAGCCGTAAAATATATTGACATCTACGGTAAGGGCTGTGTTAAGAAAGAATTCGATTCAATGCGTGATGCTTCTCAGTGGATGAAGCGCATGGACGATATGGGTCTCGAAGCCCTTGGTATGGACGACTATAAATTAGCCTATTTGTCTGATACCTATCGTAAAGAAATCAAGTATGATTCTTCCAAGATTCGTATTGCTAACTTCGACATCGAGGTAACATCTCCTGATGGATTCCCTGAACCTGCTCAGGCTAAACATCCTATCGATGCCATTACTCACTACGACTCGATTGACGATAAATTCTATGTATTTGATTTACTGAATTCGCCATATGGGCGAGTTAAAGAGTGGTCGATTAAAATCGCTGAGAAACTCCAAGACGAAGGTGGTGACGAAGTTCCACAGGAAATCATTGACAAAATCGTTTATCTTCCGTTTAATTCTGAAGAAGAAATGATGCTTGAGTATCTGAATTTCTGGCAACAGAAAACTCCTGTGATTTTGACTGGATGGAACGTTGAATCATTTGACGTGCCATACGTTTATAACCGTCTGAAAAATCTGTTTGGTGAGAACACTGCTAAGCGATTAAGCCCACATCGTAAGACTCGTGTTAAAGTTATCGAGAATATGTACGGTGTTCGTGAAATTATTACACTGTTCGGTATTTCTGTTCTGGATTATATCGACCTTTATAAAAAATTCAGCTTTACCAACCAGCCTTCTTATTCTCTGGATTATGTTTCTGAATATGAATTGAAAGTAGGTAAGTTGAAATATGATGGTCCTATCTCCAAGTTACGTGAGACGAACCACCAACGATATATTTCCTATAACATTATCGACGTATATCGTGTTGTGCAGATTGATATGAAACGCCAGTTCATTCTTCTTAGTCTGGACATGGGTTACTATGCCAAGATGCAGATTCAGTCGGTGTTCAGTCCAATTAAGACTTGGGACGCTATTATCTTTAATAGCCTTAAAGAACAGGGTAAAGTTATTCCTCAGGCCAAATCGCATGCGGTTCAACCTTATCCAGGTGCTTTCGTTAAGGAACCTATTCCTAATGCGTACAAATATGTAATGAGTTTCGACCTTACATCTCTGTACCCGAGTATCATTCGTCAAGTGAATATAAGCCCAGAGACCATCGCAGGGACATTCGCCAACGCACCGATACATGAATATATTGCCGGAACTGCTCCGCGTCCTAGCGATACCTACAGTTGCTCTCCTAACGGCATGATGTACTATAAAGACCGTGATGGTGTGATTCCTACAGAAATCACGAAGGTGTTCTTACAGCGTAAAGAACATAAAGGTTATATGCTTGCAGCTCAACGTAACGGTGAGTTAATTAAAGAAGCATTAGAAAATCCTAATCCATCTGTTGATAGTCCACTGGATATCGATTATCGTTTCGACTTCTCTGACGAAATCAAAGCCCAGATTAAAAAATTGTCAGCATCTTCTTTAAAAGAAATGTTGTTCAAAGCCGAACGTACTGAAGTCGCAGGTATGACTGCTCAGATTAACCGTAAGTTGCTTATCAACTCCCTTTATGGTGCACTTGGTAACGTATGGTTCCGTTACTATGACCTCAGGAACGCAACTGCAATCACATTGTTTGGTCAAATGGCCCTCCAATGGATTGAACGTAAGGTTAACGAATATCTGAATAGCGTATGTAAGACCGAAAACCAGAAGTTCGTGCTCTATGGTGATACCGACTCCATTTATGTTAAGGCTGATGCAATCATCAATAAAGTAGGCGAAGACAAATTCCGTGATACTAACCACTGGGTTGACTTCTTAGATAAATTTGCACGTGAACGTATGGAACCAGCTATTGATGCAGGCTTCCGTGAGATGTGTGAATACATGAACAATAAACAGCACTTGATGTTCATGGACCGAGAAGCTATCGCTGGTCCTCCACTTGGTTCTAAAGGTCTTGGTGGATTCTGGACAGGCAAGAAACGTTATGCACTGAACGTTTGGGACATGGAAGGTACTCGTTATGCCGAACCACACTTGAAAATCATGGGTCTCGAAACCCAGAAATCAAGTACACCTAAAGCGGTTCAGAAAGCACTGAAAGAATGCATCCGTCGTATGCTTCAAGAAGGCGAGGCCTCTTTGCAAGAATATTTCAAACAGTTTAATAAAGAATTTAACGAATTAGACTATGTAAGCATTGCTGCAGTATCCAGTGCTAACAACATTGAGAAATATAATGAAGGCGGTTTCCCTGGTTCTAAATGCCCGTACCACATCAAAGGTTGCTTAGCTTACATGCGTGCTTCTGCTGGTGATTTGACTATGCCTCGTATCGTTGATGGTGAAAAGGTATATGTACTGCCACTTAAAGAAGGCAACCCGTTCGGTGAAGCTTGTATGGCATGGCCGTCAGGTATTGAACTTCCGATTCAGATTCGTGACCAAGTCCTCCGTTGGATGGACTACAACGTACTGTTCCAAAAGACCTTTATCAAACCATTGACTGGTTTTACTGAGTCTGCTAAAATCGACTACGAGAAAAAAGCCACATTATTTGACATGTTCGACTTTTAAGTGTTTACATACCACATGGAACGTGGTATTATCCTTCCTATCAACTACATGAGGAAATTATAATGGAAGCTTTAATCGTTAGTGCTGGTGTTTTAGGATTTGGTTCTCTGGTTATTATGTTCATTGGTTACTTTTTACCATGGATTCTAGCTCTTCTGCGAGGCACTCGTAGCAATGTCGGAATCTTCTTCCTTAATCTCCTGTTAGGATGGACAATGATTGGTTGGGTAGTGGCTTTAATCTGGGCTATCGTCGCTGAACGTAAATCAAACGCACAAATCATTATCGTTAAACAATGAAGATAATTATTTTATTTCTTATAATGGCTGCCTTTACCATTTATTGGGCAGTGGCAATTCCTCCAATGATTCCAACATTAATCATGGGATGGATTATTCTTATAGCACAAATTAAGTATAACTGTTTTAATTGAGGATATTATGAAAAAGTTAATTATCGCAATGAGTATGCTCCTATCAGGTTGCGCAGTCCAATACGGTGGTGCAGTTTCTGCTGATGAAGTTGGTAAAGCTCGTATCGCAGCTGAACAGAAACAATTCGACGGCGAAATGAAATTCCGTGCCGGTTCTGGACTTGTGTACACCCGAGCTAATAATCAATGTGGTAATAACTGTGCAAAATATGCTCAAAGGGAAATCGAATTCCAACGTGAACAAGAGTCTAAGCGTGAAGCGGTACTAGCCAAACACCAGGCAGAAATGAAGCGCCAAGATGATTTGTACAAAAAGCAGAAACTGTATTCTATGTGTGTAAACCATATCAATTTACAGATTTCTGTCCATGAGGCTCGTTATTACGAAATGCTCGAAACCGAGAGCTTCGATAAGGCCCGTGATTATAAGAAACAAATCAACAAGCTTAAGACCAAAGTGCCTGCTGCAGTAGAACAGTGCATGGAATACGGTAAAGATAAGATTTAAGCAATAGAAATTTATTAAAAATAGTGTATAATGTACCTACATTCACTTGAGGAACAGATAATGAAAAAGGTTGTTATTTTAGGCGCAGGTCTTGGCTCACGGTTGTATCCAATTACTAACGAAATCCCGAAGGTATTGGTTAACTACAAACAACATACGGTATTAAAGCATTTGTATGATTTGTATAGTAACCAATCAGATGAAATTATTCTGGTTATTCACAGCAAATTTAACGACCTCGTTAAAGGCTATATTAAATCCATTAATATGATTACTGGTGATAAGCCTAAATTCACTATTCGTAACGTTGATGTTGCTAATGGTTCAGCTCATGCTATCGATTGTATTGCCGAAGATATCATTGGCCATAATGTCCTGTTTAACTGGTGTGACATCATTCCTATCGGTCATAAAGTTGAATGGGGTAATGACTACTGTTATACCTATGGAACTGACTGTCGTTTTACATTTGAAGAACCGTACTTACGTGAAATTGGTACGGGCGGTGGCGTAGTTGGTTTGTATCAGGTGGCCAATTGGACAGGTTTCGACCGTTCTAATTATGGTGAAGACCTTGCCGATAACCTGGATTCAATGGTCTATTTGACTGAACGTAAACTGGACTTTGTAGTTGATGTCGGTGACAAATTGAAACTGGCTAAAGCCCATGAAGATTCTGAAATTAACCGTGAATTTAATAAATTAGAGTTCACCGAGAATCTGGCTATTAAAGTACCAACTAACGAATTAGGTAAAGAAATTCAATCTAAAGAAATCAATTGGTATAATTCTATTGATTCTGAATTCGTTCCTAGCATTGTAGACTTTTCTCCAGGCGAATTCATTAAAATGGAACGTATCTTTGGTCGTACCATGGCAGATGCATACCGGTTTATGTCCAAAGAAACTAAAGTCCTCATGGTTTATAAGGTCATTAGTGCATTACGTTCATTTGGTGGAACTATTGATAACCCGTCCGATGAACAATGGTATTCTGATGTTAAGAAAGAAGTGTTGGACAAGGTCCTTATTCGTAATGCTTCTATTGCTGGGTTGATTGAAGGCTTTGCTCCACAAGGCATTACCCATGTTAACGATTTCAAAGTAGGCGACCCTGAAAAACTTCTTCGCCATGCACTAGAAATTCTGTCTGAACATAAAGAACCGTACCAACTTATTCATGGTGACCCGCACTACAGTAATATTATGCTGTCGGACGAAGGTGATATTAAAATCATCGACCCACGTGGTTATTTCGGTAATAGTTCTAAAGGCCCTGCGATTTATGATGAAGCTAAGGTGCTTTATTCTATCGATGGCTATGACAAATTTAACTCAGACCCTCTATGGGGTGGATTAACTCGTAACGGAACTCGTGTATTCGTTGATATCGAAAAGGTTATGCCTTTAGACGATATCCCTATGTGCACATTTAAGCACAAGCTCTGGATTGCTGTTATTTGGATGGCTCTGGCAGGGTACTTTAAGAATAACCCTCTGAAAGCTCTGGGTGCTTATTATAACGGTTTGTACCAACTGAGTGTGCTGCTGAAGCGGCATCCTCGTAAGCGTAAGCTTATTACGGGTGAATTTGTCGATGAAGTTCGTGACCCTATTACGGCCCAAATTATTACTCGTTGTCCTGATAAGTGGGTTTTGCTTGACCAGGAAACTGGTGTAAAATATAAACCTACAGGTTCTACTGAACTCCACAAACAATGGAAGAAAATTTAATGTCGCATCGAGTAGAAAATAAGCCACATTTATGTTTTGATATCGATAACACAATCACGATTTGGAACCATGACCGTGATTATGAGAACTTTAAACCGGACACCGAAATGGTGTCCATGATTAATAAGCTTTATGATGAAGGGTACGAGATTACATTGTTCACCGCCCGTGGCATGACTTCATGTGGCCCAGGTCGAATCTTGGTTGAAGTAGTTCCTGCATTGGTTAAGAACCTTGAAAAAATTGGATTGAAATATCACAATTTGCTTACACACAAGCCGAGTTATACTTTTATCATCGATGACCGAGCAATCCGTCCTGACCACTTTAAAGAAATGGTTCGTGAAGGAACTCTTGATAGTTATAAGGCCTATCATCCATGAATCCAAAAATCATTGTTATAGACGGCCCGGATAATTCCGGGAAGTCCACTTTAATTAAAAATCTGTTATCCAATAAGAAATACCGCCTTATTGATTTTCCTAAAAAGATTAATGGCAAGTGTATTTCATTAGGAACTGATAACGATAAGGCTTTAGTTGAAACTCTGTATAAGTTTTTAGACCCTAATTTCGTTTATATCCTTGACCGTGGTTATCCAAGTAATATTGTTTACTCAGGATTCCTTCGTGGTGAAATGGACCCTTATGTAGAACTGGAAGATTGGAAAGGGTTTAAATCCGAATTTAACGTTATCGAGGTTATTTTAACTCGTAATCCATTAGACGAAGACTTCGAAGACGACCTTATTAAATTAACCAAAGATGAGTTCAACCTAACTATCCGGCAATACGAAACATGTTTTGAAAACGTGTTTAAAATCTTAAACCATGACGGCCATAATAATTTGCTTAATGTTGATATGGTAGAATTAAAACGTCTGAACGAATATATTGAAAATAAGGTGAATAAATGAAACACATTACCGCTGTTAGTTTTGAAAACGCATTTAAACAAATGAACGAAGAAATCCTGGAAGCTCCACAGTTTGCAGTTGATTCTCGTATCGGACGTTGTTATGAAATTGGTTCTGCTTCTGTAGAAGTACTGGATGCAAGCACCTATAAATTCACCGACCCACGTATCAATCGTATTAGTTATGAATATGCCGAATCCTTTTGGAAATTTATGATTTCTGGTGGTACTGACGCTGCCGAAGCATTTAAGGAATATCCTAATGTTGCTAAGTTCATTGATAAGCCGAAAAGTGACGTATTGCCTGCAAACTTCAACACTTTCTATGGACCTCGAATTGTGGCCCAGCTCCCAGCCCTACTTAAAGAGCTTAAAGAAAAGGCTAACTCGCGAAGAGTCGTGTTCCAGATTCTCCAAGAACAAGACCAAGCCCTCCTTGATTCTGATGAATCCTTAGAATATCCATGTACCGATTCGGTAACGTATTATATTCGTGACGGACGGTTGTATGCACACACCCATATGCGTTCGCAGAACTGTGCTGTTGTTATGCAGCTGGATTTCTATCTGCAGGGTAAACTGATGGCATTTATTGCTGAACAGTGTGGTGTCGGTTTGGGTACATATTCCCACACCATGGTAAGTGCACACGTGTTTGAACGTGATTTTGACTACGTCCGAGGTTTCCTGAAATGAGTTTGTTTATCGTTCCTATTTTCAGTATGCGTAGTTACGAAACAGGTGAATATGCCGTCCTTAAGGACGGTAATTTTCAACTCCATTTAAATCGTGCCCGTCCAGGTGATTATCTGGCTTATCCTAGAAATTCGAGCGATATCAAAGAATGCATTGAATTATTCCCAGAACTGAATTTCGTACCACTTTGGTATAAAGAAAATGCTTATGAAACCCGTAAACATTTCTGGTCTGAAAATGAGTTTGTAGTCGATTCACTAATCGAATACTACGATTGCTCAGGACTGGTAACCGATATCACAGGTTATGATGGTGCTCATACTGTACAATTCAACTTTAATATCACAATGGACCCTGAAGTTCCTCGTTATTATATCGACGAGTTCATTGATATTGATGTGGCTTCAGTTGAACGTTCACTTTATACTACAGTCCTGAACCAATGCCAGAAAGACGTCCTGGTGTCACGAGGTGCATCCTCTGATAAGATTTTTGTAGACCAAAAGGTAATTAATCCTGCAGTAATTGAGCGTTACTCTGAAGGTCTAGCGCCTATTAAAATTGATGGTATTTTCCATCCATTCCGTATTTCGGATAAGTGCTATCAATTCGAAAGAGTTGTAGACCAAGCTGCTGCTGAAGGTGCTCGTCTTTATATCACCGACCCGAATGATTCATTTAAGCGCGAAGACTATCGTCCTGATGTAGAGATTATTAAATTCAAACCGAGTAAGGTTGAATATTATCAAATTCTGAAATCAAGACCACATATCATTTATCATGAGAACCCAGGTTTAGTATTCCATCCTGGTCTGGCTGAATTCATTTATTTCGGTGCCAATATTCATTCTGAATACGAAATGCCACGTTATGAGGACGTAGTATGCTAGGTCCTCTATTGCTTTTTATAGGTTTGTTATTATTCTCTTTCGGAGCCTTGCTATTATTAGTGTGGCTCGAGAAACGAGAAGTTCGGAAGATAGTCGATAAGGCTATCAACCGAGGAATTAAGTAATGCTGTAGCTGTGAAGTGATATAATTACCCTATCTTAAAACGTGAGAAAAATATAATGATGCCTATGGAAAAATATAATGTCTGATTTAAAATCCCGTTTGATTAAAGCTTCTACTTCTAAAATGACTGCCGACCTGACCAAATCTAAATTGTTTAATGGTCGTGACGAAGTTCCTACTCGTATTCCTATGCTTAATATTGCATTGGGTGGTGCATTGAATGCAGGCTTACAATCAGGTTTGACAATCTTTGCTGCGCCGTCTAAACACTTTAAAACGTTGTTTGGATTAACTATGGTTGCGGCATATATGAAGAAATATCCAGACGCAATTTGCTTGTTCTATGACTCTGAGTTCGGTGCTTCAGAATCTTATTTCCGTTCAATGGGTGTTGACCTGGAACGTGTGGTTCATACGCCAATCCAGTCAGTCGAACAACTGAAGGTTGACATGACCAACCAATTAGAAGAAATTACTCGTGGTGAAAAGGTTATTATCTTTATCGACTCCATCGGTAACACTGCTTCTAAGAAAGAAACCGAAGATGCTTTGAACGAGAAAGTTGTAGGTGATATGACTCGTGCTAAGTCTCTGAAATCTCTGTTCCGTATCGTAACACCTTATCTGACTATCAAGGATATTCCTTGCGTAGCAATTAACCATACGGCTATGGAAATTGGTGGAATGTATCCTAAAGAGATTATGGGTGGCGGTACTGGTATTCTGTACTCTGCTTCTACCGTGTTCTTTATCTCCAAACGTCAGGTTAAAGATGGTACCGAGCTCACTGGTTATGACTTCACCCTGAAGGCCGAAAAATCTCGTACTGTTAAAGAGAAATCAACGTTCCCAATTACTGTGAACTTTGAAGGTGGTATCGACCCATTTAGTGGTCTGCTCGAAATGGCTACTGATATTGGCTTTGTTGTGAAACCTAAAGCTGGTTGGTATAATCGTGCATTCCTTGACGAAACCACGGGTGAAATGGTTCAAGAAGAAAAAGCATGGCGTGCTAAAGCTACCGATTGTGTTGAGTTCTGGGGACCGCTGTTTAAACATGCTCCGTTCCGTGAAGCAATCGAGAATAAGTATAAGCTCGGTGCAATTAATTCTATTAAAGAAGTTGACGATGCGGTTAACGACCTTATTAACTCTCGTGTCTCTAAGAACGTTGCTGTTAAATTAGGTGGCAATGCCCAAAGTGCCGCTGATATCGAAAACGATTTAGAAGAGATGGATTTAGATGACTGATTTATCTGATTTAGATAATTTTGTTAAAGATACTGAAGAGGGTCCTAGTGACCCTCGTTATTATGAGAAATCGTTAGATATAATCCGTAAGTCAATGGGTTCTGTTAAGCAGGAAATTATGCTTACATTACCCGATGGCACTGCTCACATCGTTTATGTGATGAATATTGTTATTGAGAAAGATGGAAAAGTGTCGGTTGATTTCGGAACGCCTTCCGAAGACCGAAAAGAAGAGCTAGCGCTTCATGTAGAAAAATGTGTTACAATGCAAATACAAGAAGAACTGGATAAAATTAAATCTAAGAGGTGGTGGAAGTGGTAGAAACTATTTTGGCTCAACTGCTAGGCAATAGTGATTATTTCACTAAGGTCTGGCCTTATATGAATGATTCTTATTTTGACCAGGGTCCGGCAAAGACCCTTTTCAAAGAAATCAAAAAACATGTCAATGAATATAATGCGGTGCCTTCTAAAAATGCTTTGAGTATTGCATTAGATAACAGCACCCTTTCAGAAGTTGAACACCAAGGAGCTAAAGAGCTTTTAAGTTCACTGAACGCTGGCCCTGAAGACCAAGAATGGTTGGTTAAAGAGACAGAGAAATATGTTCAGAAGGCAGCGATGTATAATGCCACTTCAAAAATTATTGAAATTCAAACTAATGCCGACCTTCCGGTTGAGCAACAAAATAGAAAACTCCCAGGTATTGGTGCTATTCCGGATATCATGCGCGATGCATTATCGATTTGTTTCGATTCTGAATTAGGCCATGACTGGATGGATGACTATGAAGAACGTTTTAAAAGTTATTCCGATAAAGCACGTAAGGTTCCATTCCGTCTTAATATTCTGAATAAGATTACTAAGGGTGGAGCAGAGTTCGGTACTGAAAACGTATTGTTGGCAGGAACAAACGTAGGTAAGTCTCTGGGTCTGTGTTCATTGGCTGCTGATTACCTTCAATCCGGTTACGATGTTCTTTATATCTCCATGGAGATGGCAGAGGAAGTATGTGCTAAGCGTATCGATGCTAACCTTCTGGATGTATCATTGGATGATATCGATGATGGTCACGTCTCATGGCCTGAATATAAAGCTAAGATGGATAAGTGGCGTTCAACTGCTACTTTAGGTCGTTTAAAGATTAAACAGTACCCTACTGGTGGTGCTAATGCCGATACATTCCGTGCATTATTAAACGAATACAAGCTCAAACAAAACTTTGTCCCACAGGTCGTTATCGTCGACTACTTGGCTATCTGTGCTTCATCCCGTACGAAAGTTTTCTCTGAAAACAGTTATGGATTGATTAAGATGGTTGCCGAAGAACTACGTGGACTTGCAGTAGAGAAGAAATTATTGTTGTGGACTGCAGCCCAGACTACTCGTGGTGCGAACGTTGCCGCCGAAATCGATATGGCTGATATAGCTGAATCCTTTGGTATTGCACATACTGCAGACTTCATGTTAGGTGTGGTCGAGACAGAAGAGTTTGCTCAGATGGGTATGCAGATGGTTAAGCAGCTCAAATCTCGTTATGGCGATAAGAGCTACTACAACAAATTTAAGATTGGTGTTAAGAAAGGAAACCAGCGTTGGTATGAAGTTGAAGACGATTCTAACCCAGGCCCAGTGAACACCGTTCGTGAGGCTACAGGTGAAATGAACCGCCAAGCAGAGGTCAATCGACAGTCGCGTGTTAATAGAAGCGATTTAGACGATTTAGCAGCATCTATCAAATTTTAAGGAGCTTCGGCTCCTTTTTTGTTTTAAGGGTTTACTTCTCCTGTAGGCATGATACTATAGACCTATCAACTTGGAGAACAAAATGAAAACCATCGACTGTAAAGCAGAATATAAAGTGTATTATCATGGAAGTTGTAGTGTTGCTAATATTGGTAATATGCTTTGTCCTCCTGAGGAAACAGGAGTTCTGTCTGAAACTGGTCGTAAGAAAAACCTGAATCGTGTGTTCTTTACTGAAGATATTGGTTTGGCTAAGATTTATGCTGGACGAGCTGCTCGTTCAGTGGGAGGAGAACCTCGTCTTTATCGTGTAATTGCTCCGGTAGATGTGGTTTGTTTAAATGATACTAAAGGCGCTACGGTTTATCACGCTGAATGGGCCTTCTGTGAGGAAATCTAAATGTATAAATTAGAGAACGTAGTGTTTATTGGTTGGTTTGAAAATGGTAATATGTTTACCAAAGAAACTGCTCTGGATGTTAGTGACCAAAAAATGATTGAATGGGTTACGGTGCAGTATGCAGAAGTGAATAATGCACTGGTGAAAGCCTTTGTTAATGATAATAAAGTTTTTGAATATGATGCCCGCATTGAGGAAATCTAAATGGAAGAGTTTGAATGTGTAGTATGTGGTTGTTCGGTCTGTGAAGACCAAGCAGTATTTGATGCTTGGGACAACGCAACCTGTTTAGACTGTGATAGCGAATTCGAAGAAATTGCTCATAAACATGAAGACGAGGAATAAATGAATATCGTACTAATGAAACCAACTCCTAGTTCTTTTTGGAATAAATCTTTCGGTAAGCATAATATGTTTATCCAACGCACCGTAAGCAGCTGGGAACTAGTTCTTTCAGTAGGTCATAACGATTATGAACAGGAATATGTAGAGTTCTTCGAATTTCCTGTGAAGCCTACTAAGCGTCAGATTCGTCAGACCAAACGTAAATTCCGTAAAATTTATTTGGAAGATTCGTTAAAATAAAGTTTACATCGGTCTATGGTAGTGATACTATAGACCTATCCACTAATGAGGAGTTAAAAATGAAAAAGTTATTAATCGCAGCAATCCTTACAGTAGCATCATGTGGCACGGCTCCGGTAACTGCCGGATTGGATAAAGACCTTTGTGAATGGTCTATGACTGCAGACCAAGAGTCAGTTGAACATCAGATTTATGCCGATATCATGAACATCACTAAACGTGACCGTCCTGACATGGTTAAAGAAGTGTCCGACCAATTAGCTTCAACCGGTGTTATGCAGTACAACTATGTTTTGTATTGTGACGCTAATTTCGATAACAAAAACATTGTTAAAGAGGTTACAGGTGAGTAAAATGATTAACAGAACTTTGGTTATTAAAAAGCTTCGTTGTAAAAATCCAAACGCACAAGCATACAGGATGTTTTGGAGCGACGACCATCAGTACCTAGGTTATTTTATTGTTGATAGCGACGATAGAATTGTATTCGCTCATAAACTTCTTAACAGAGAATTAAACCATTGGCAAGAACTTATTGCTGTTAAGTCTAAATTATTTTCGCTCAATGCAATGCACCAATTGGTTTATTTTTTCGCTGACGGGTTTCCGGACAAGGTTGAATTTGAAGGATTCGAATTTAAAGATATCCACCCGGGCAACGAATTGAACGACCGCGTTAATATGGATATCCCTAGCAAGTATATCAAAAACAGTCTGTTGAAAATTCTGGAAGCTCCGGTTTATTCAATTGACGACCAGATTTTTAATGCCTTTATGAACCGAGGTTGATATGTTTGTCTTAACTCAATTCTCTAAAGCAGTGTATAGTTACTCTTGTCAGTGGGAAGTCTTTATTGATTCTCCTTCGCCCAAGTACGGCGTTTTTGGACGAGTAACTACTCAGGCTTACGTTGCACGACCTACTAAAAGACAGATTCGTAAGCTTAAAAAGGCACACCGTCAACTGATTAAAAGAAGGGAACAATATGACTGCAATGTGTACGGGCTCTAAGATTTCTGTATTCGAACTGTTCGAAGAATATGAAATCGTATCAAAAGACCAAGAAGCTATCCATATTATTGCAGGCGATGGCGTAACTTGGATTATTCCACTTTACCACGAAGATACGTATGAAGTCACTGATGCAAATGGTGATAAAGCTATTTTCGTAATATAAATAAGGCCAGGAGCCTATGAAATCTTTTAAAGAAGTTATGAACGAAGATATGGTCGCAGGCGATGCTGGTGGAAATCCATCTAATATTGCCTCCGGAACTACCTCAGGCGCAGTCGTCAACAAAGGGCCTGAACAAATCCCATCTAAAAAGCGTAAAGAAAAATCCGAAAACGAATGATATAATGGCTCTATTAATTTAGAGCCCAAGGAAAAATAATGTCATATGTCGATAGAGAATTTGCTGTACGTGCCTTGAATTACCAACCTAAATTCAGACAAGTAACTGGTAGTGATTTTAAATTAAATTGTCGTTGCCGTGTATGTGGTGACTCCCAAAAAGATGAAAACAAAGCTCGATTCTGGGCCTATCCAGCCAATGACGGCTCTGTAATGCTACATTGTTTTAACTGTGATTATTCAGCAGGAATTAAGAAGTACCTATACGAATATGAGCCTGATTTATATCGCGAATATATTCTTGAGAAACATAAAGAGCAATCGTTCGGGAGACAAGCTGCACCTAAGGTGGAGATATCTGAAAAAATTAAAGCTAAGATGCCTGTCATTGAAAAGCTTAATTTCTGTGAACGATTAGATAGAATGCCGAAAGACCATCCTATTATTAAGTATGTAACTCTGCGGTGCATTCCTGAAAATAAATGGAATCGGTTATGGTTTACTAAAGAATGGCCTGCATTGGTGAACTCTGTTAATCCAGGGACCTATTCCAAAGAAATGCCTGAACCACGTTTGGTTATTCCAATTTTCAATAAGAATAAACAAATTGAAAGTTTTCAGGGCCGAGCCTTACGTAAAGATGCTCCACAAAAATATATTACAATAAAAGCTCATGACCAAGCTACAAAAATATATGGAATGGATACAGTTGACGAACGTCAATTGGTGTGGGTAATGGAAGGTCCTATTGATTCATTATTCGTACCTAATGCAATAGCAATTACTGGCGGGTCGTTGGACTTGGCTATGGTTCCATGTAAAGAAACTCGTGCTTGGGTAATGGACAATGAACCCCGTCATCCTGACACAATTAAGCGTATGCAACGATTAGTTGATGCCGGCGAAAGGGTTCTATTCTGGGACAAGGCTCCATGGCCTTCTAAAGATATAAATGATATGGTTATGAAAGATAAAGCTGATATAAATGATGTATTGGCATATATGAAAGCTAATATAGCCCAAGGGTTAATGGCAAAAATGAGGCTTTCAAAATATTCTAAAATTTAGACAGGAACTCCGCTAAAGAATCCAATTATGCTTAATACGTGTTCCATTGTAACCGCTGGTAAAATTACCCCTTGGCTAGCGGCTACAGGAACTACTAAAAGATTCCAAAGGAATACGTCTAGCGCAAGAAAACCTAACATCATTTTCTTGTCTTTCTTTTCAGCCAATTTCCAGATTTGGTAAAAAATACTACCCATGTTATCCTCCTGTTAAATTAATATTTATTCGCTTTAATCTAGCAGTTTATAATTATCTAACTTACTAACAAATGAATTGATAAGGAAAAATATAATGGCTCATTTTAATGAATGTTCTCAACTGATTGCCGGTGCCGATAAAGCTGAAGAAGCTTATTTTAATGCTCTGATTCACGAAGATAAAGACCCTCTGCAGGTTATGCTTGATATGCAGAAATCTTTGCAGGTTCGTTTAGCTAAAGATAAGCCTGAATATAATCGTCATCCTGATGATTTGGCCACTGCAGGTGAAGTTGTCGATTGGCTTCGCAACCAGAAAGATTATATTGATGACGAATTCCGTGAACTTCTGACTTCTCTTGGTGGTATGAGCAATGGTGAAAAAGATGCATCTGCAGTATGGAAGCCTTGGAAAGCTCAACATGCTGAACGTCGTGAAACCCTGATTAACGATTTGTCTCCTGAAGACCAGCTCGAAATTAAATTCGAAATGATTGATATTCTGCACTTTGTTCTGAATATGTTCCAGGGTCTTGGACTGACCGCTGAAGAAATCTTTAAACTGTATTACCTGAAAAATGCCGAGAACTTTGCTCGTCAAGACCGAGGTTATTAAGTTATAAATACACCTGTAATTAAACAACAAAGGAGTTAATTATGGGTGGTTTCGTTAATATCAAAACCTTTACGCATCCAGCCGGTGAAGGTAAAGAAGTTAAAGGTACTGAGGTTTCAGTTCCGTTTGAAATCTATTCAAATGAGCATCGTATTGCCAATGCTCATTATCAGACTTTCCCTTCGGCCGTTGCAGCCTATACTACTGTAGTGACTGATGCAGCCGATTGGCGAACTAAGAACGCGGCGATGTTTACGCCTACCGATATTGTTTAATTATAAGGAACCTTCGGGTTCCTTTTTTCGTTTTAGTAGTTTACTTTACGAGTAGGCCATGTTAAGATAGATGTATCTTATAGAGGAGAACACTATGTTAAATCGTTGGATTAAACCAAATAAAACTTTGGATGAAATTATCGCTAATCACGTATTGAAAAAGTACTTCTATACTCCTTGGTATACCGAAGTTATTGTCCATTCATTTATGATGCATGAAGACGGTTCTATCGAATTTAATGCTGAAATCCGTCACGAGACTGATGATATTGATAAGGTTGAATTTAAACGAGGTTTCCTATGATTCGTTGGCTTAAGAATTTTTTCAAAATTAGACCGGGCGAAGGCGCGGTCCCTATTAGGCCTTCAGATGTCAAGCTAAGAGAATATGTTTATATGGGCGACGGTATGATGGAAGAAGTTATCCGTCAGCCTGAAAAAGCAGGCAATGTTGGGTCTCACGCTTCGAGCTTAAATGCCGACGAATTAAAAGCCCGTTTAGAAAAATTAAAAGACGAGCGAGCGCAAAGGCAAAATTATATTGATACCACTCCTATTGTAGTAGCGGCTGCTGTTAGTTCTTGGACCGGCGATTCGTCTTATTCTGACTCGGGAAGCTGTGACTCATCGTCTAGCTCGTGTGATTAATGAAACCTTTATCATGGCTTAAAGATTGGCTGGACCGCCCCGGTGATTATCTTGATGACGGTTGGTTAGACCAAGCTAATGCAGAAATGAAACGTGAATCCGAGGAATGGATTCTTAAAGGCATCCGTGACGAACGCGAAAAGAAATTAGAACGCGAGGCCCTTAGGATTATGCGTGATATCTATGGAGATAAATCATGACTATTGAAGAAGCTGAAGCACGTACTAAAGAGGCAATGGATTTGCTTCTTAAAATTGGTAGTAAAATGATGGAAGAAAACGAGAAATACATCCAGGAAAATAAAATTCCGGACGGTCCTTTAGTAGGTAAACTAAAAAGAGGAAAACATAATGAAAGTCTATGAACTCGAATTCCATGTACGTGATTCATCAGGCCAAACGCGTCCTTATGATGCTACGGCGTGTCTTATCTTTGTCGACAATGGTATGAATTCTATAACCCAGTTAGAAACACGATTAAAAGATATTAAGCTGCCAGAAAATATTCTGATGAAGGCTTACCATAACAAAAATGTTGATGTCGCTGAGGGATGCCCTTTTAGTGTGGCTCAAGCCTTGCATATCAAAGGCTATCGTTACCCGGCAGACCCGTATGCCGAAGGAACAATGGATATTTTCTATAAAGATAGAGATAGAATGGCTACTGAACGTCTTAAAGGTCGTACTTATCTGATTTCTACCGTCGAAGACCTGACGGAGGTAGAATGTCAGATTTGGAAACACTTTGATATTGGTTTGCGTTTTACCCCGACCGAAGAAGCTATTCGTGATGCTAAGTTACGAGCTCGTATGTATGGTTATGGTCCTATCGGTGGTTACTAATGGACTTATTTGATATGTTTGTCATTCCGGACCCTGAGCCTGAAACAACTCAGGAGCCGCCTATTGACCTTGTCAATGAACTTGATATGATTATACAGAAGCACGGTTTTAAGTTGCCTAAAGATGCCCTGGCTGACCTTGCTTCTTACTATCAAGACCCTCCACCATGGGCACCTTGGGTAAAATAATGAATTGGCTAACTAATATACCTACATCGGCATTAGATATCGACCGTAAACAAGCCCGTAAGGAAATCGAGCAAAAAAATATTCAGGCAAAAGCTCCTAAGATTACGGCCAAGGCGCCGGAAATAAAAAGCTCTTATGAAACAAAAAGCTCTTATACTTCATATACCCAATCCCTAACAGGCCAAGCCGCTGACATTGCGGTGTTTGGCGTCCCACTCGGTGTGTTTAAGTAGTTTACACCTCCTCCCTTCATGTTATAATGACCTCTAAATCACTGGAGGTCATATGAACATCGAACAAAAATGTCTTTATCAAGACCGAATCAATTCCAAATTTTCAAAATCTGAACAAGCGTTGTTAGAGAAATGTCTGGATGCCAAAAAAGACCCTAACTTCCATTACGACCTAGACAAACTGGTTCGTAAGCATGTCACTTCAGTGGTTCCGGTAGAGCTTTATCGTGGGATTACCACCAGAGAACTTGGGCAATTAGAGCTCCTTTCAGTAGGATGTCAATGGTCTCCTGGCCGGGTTACTTCTTTTAGTACACAATACTCTCAGGCTTGCCAGTTCGCAGGGTCATGGGAATATGGAACCAAAACCATTTTAAGTCTCAGGAATGCACCCTTCATTTTTGACTACTACAATCATGCTATCGACCTTGTTCTTGCAGGGAGTGCGGACGAACTTGAAATAGATGAAACCCGTATTGACCTCTATGATATGGTCGAAACCGAATGTGAGTTCATGGTCTCTAGCCTATCACGATTTGAGATTGTTGAAATCGAAACTATCAAAAGAGACCCATACGACATCGAGTACAAAATAATTCATTTAAAAATGTTGGATTTTTAGTTTACAGGCAAGGAAGCTTGTGGTACTATCTTTCTATCAACTGAGGAGAATAATATGTTATATCCAAGCCATAAATTAGCAGAATTTATCAACAATGCCAAATGCGACGATTTCCGTGAGAATACCCAGATAGAAATTGATGAGGTGTATTCTGATTTAGAACAGAGCACGCTCTGGCAGTGTATGGAAAATAAACCTGATTCTATCCAGGAAACTCTGAACAAAATTATTCGTAAGAACCTGACTTCTGTAGTGCCTGATAAGCTCTATCGTGGTATATCTAAAAAGACCCTGAAGTATCTAGAGTCCACAATGTGTGTGGGTGCGGTAATTGAATTCGATCGTGTGATGAGCTTCTCTAAAGACTTCAACGTAGCAAGGAATTTCGCATCTTATAACTTCTACGGCACATTTAATATCTTTTGTATTAATGATGCGCCATTTGTGTACAATTATCAGGAAGAAATCTTTAAAATGTTATGTGCTGCGCCCCCTGAAGAGTTCCCAGGCGCATTTCCTGAATCTACACGTGTAGCAAACTTACAATTAATTAATGATGAAGATGAGATGATGTTCCCTGCGGGAACTACGCTGCGCGTAGACTCTATTGAGAGAAATCCTAAATGGAATAATTACACCATTTGGAATCTTTCCGTTCTTTCTTACTGAACCACCCGGTTTAATTGAAAGGCAAAGTCCTTGATTCATTATACCGTTGAAAATTTAAAGCAAAAAAGTGTTTACTTTATTAAGCAACATGATACTATAGACCTATCAACTAATCGTCCGTAAGATGAGAAAAATATCATGCCTACTATTAAAACTAACGATGAATTTGAGTTAAAGGTTTACAACCGCCGCAAACACACCAAAGCTTCTGCTTATAAACGTGGTAAGGACTTCAATCTGTCTAGTAAGTATATTCGTAGACTTCTTGAACAAAAAGTGTGCGCTTATTCAGGCGAGTACTTTGATGAAAATTCAGTTAATGATAAGATTTCATTTGAACGTTTTAACAACGATATCGGCTATATTGAGGGTAATGTAATCCCAGTTAAAGTTAAGTATAACAGCTTACGTGCCGATTTGTCCCTTGGTGAACTGAAACGTGCTCAGACTCGTTTAGCAGTTCGTATTTCAGGTAGTTCTAAAATGCCTAATAGTTTTAAAGTTACTCCTGATAACTATTATAAAATCCGTAAAATCGTTAAAAATATAAAAGATACCCAAAGAGGTCTTAAAAAACGTGAAAAACGTCTTAAAGACCTTATTAAATCGGGAGCTACTGATAAGACACCTTCTGTTATCGCAGTTAAGGCCCGTATCCATGGTTCTAACGCTTCAATCGGTACTATGGAAAAAGGTCTTAAATCTTTAATTGGTGGACCTGATTGGCGTGTTAAGTTTAAATTGTCTGAAGCAGAAACGCGTTACGATATGTATGATAAAATTATTCAAGGTCTGGAGCGTTTAGAACACCTTTCTTTTATTGACAAATTGAAGTTGAAAAAAGGTCTTCCGCTGAATGCTTCAATTTTTTCACTGATTAGAGGTTAACGTGATGTACTATGCATACGTATTAGTTCACAAGGACAAAGACGGGTATGAAATTCCATTAGAAGATGCCGGTGAAGTGACTTTGTATTCAACAAAGATTGGAGCCGACACTGCTTTAGAGGCTTATGAAATCTCAACAAAAAGATATCTTCGGCTTGGACGCCTTGAAACAGTGTGCACGCCAAGAAAATGGTGGTTTGATAAGTGGGAAACTAAAACAGTTTTTCCTACCAAAGAACGGGCCCGAGAATTAAAATTGATTTTAGACACTTTATATGTTAAGCGAGTAAAATTGGCATGATTACATTTGAAGACTTGAATATTGGGCAACGGACGGCCTTTAAAGAAATCATTGAAGCTATTAAACGACGTAAGGGCGAATGGATTACATTGAATGGTCCTGCCGGTACAGGTAAAACGACCCTTACTAAATTTATCCTTGACCACTTAGTCAAGAACGGCGAACTCGGAGTTATTTTGACCGCACCTACACATGCGGCCAAGAAGGTATTGTCGAAACTTGCAGGCCAAGAAGCATCGACAATTCACCGAATCTTAAAGATTAACCCGACTACATACGAAGACCAGGATATTTTTGAACAACGTGAAGCTCCTGACTTGAGCAAATGTAATGTTCTTGTGGTCGACGAAGGCTCAATGATTGACGGTAAGTTGTTTAAGATTATCGAAGCTTCAGTTCCACCATGGTGCACTGTACTTGGGATTGGCGACCGAGCACAGTTACAACCTGTAGAACCAGGAAGTGATGGAAGTCCTCAGTTGTCTCCATTCTTTACCCATCCTAAAATTAAACAGCTACACCTTACTGAAGTAATGCGTAGTAATGCTCCTATCATTGAGGTTGCTACTGAAATCCGTAATGGTGGATGGTTCCGAGATTGTATATTCGAAGGTCACGGCGTTCACGGTTTCAAATCTCAAACGGCTTTAAAAGATTTTATGATGAATTATTTTTCCATCGTAAAAGATGCTGATGCCTTGTTTGAGAATAGGATGTTTGCTTATACAAATAAATCAGTTGAAAAGCTGAATAGCATTATTCGTAAAAAGCTTTATGAAACCGATGCGCCTTATATCAAGGGCGAAATCCTCGTGATGCAAGAGCCTTTTATTAAGGAACTTGAATACGACGGTAAGAAATTCTCTGAAACCATTTTTAATAACGGCCAGATGGTTCGTATTTTAGATGTGAACCACACCTCATTGTTCTTGTCTGCCAAGGATGTAGGCACTCGCCAGATGATTAATTACTGGGACCTCCAGGTTGAATCTGTTGATGAGGATGACGAGTACTATGTAGAACACTTGAAAGTTATTGATGAGGCTTCAGTTGAAAAGTTCCATTATTTCTTGGCTAAGGTGGCTACTGAGTACAAGGCTATGCGTGGAACAGGTAAGAAACCTAAGTGGGCTGATTTCTGGAAAGCTAAGAGAATGTTCACTAAGGTTCGAGCTCTTCCGGTGAGCACTGTTCATAAATCACAGGGTCTTACTGTCCAAAACAGTTTCATCTATACTCCGTGCATGCACATGGCAGATGCCAATTTAGCTTCACAGCTGGCTTATGTTAGTATTACCCGTGCTCGTACTGATGCCTATTATGTTTGAGGAAAATATGATTAAAGTAACTAAAGACCAATTTTATAAGTTGAAATTCGAGACGGAATATATTATTAAGGTCAACCCAGACGATACAAATATCCGTGGCAAGGCTCATAAGGTCTTGCATTCACTTAAAGAGATTGAAAGTGATTTTATTGCAGTGCAAAAACTGATGGACGACAATATCTCTTCGGTTTATATTGAAGACTATACTGTTGGCCAAATCCGAGACCTTATGAGGTACGTTAAATGAAAGATATAATTATTGACTTCGAAACCTTTGCCACTACCCAAAATGCAGCGGTTATTGACCTCGCCGTAATTGCTTATGACCCTAATCCAGAGGTAGTAGAATCTTTTGAAGAGCTTACTCAACGTGGCCTTCGTATTAAATTCGATTTGGCTTCTCAACGCGATAAACGTCTGTTCTCTAAAAGCACATTACAATGGTGGAAAGAGCAGGGTCCCGAAGCACGCAAAAACCTGGCCCCATCTGAAATTGATGTGACTACTTCTATTGGCATTGGTAATTTCTTGGAATACTGCCGTAAAAACGAAGTGGACCAATGGAAATCCCAGATGTGGTGCCGCGGAATGTCCTTTGACTTTCCAATCTTAGTGGACCTTATTCGTGATGCTTATCGTTCTGAAGGTGTTCCTGAGAACGAAATCGATACCACTAAGTTGGAACCGGTTAAATTCTGGAACCAACGCGATATCCGTACGGCCATTGAAGCCTATTCACTGACGCGTGGATTGAGCATGTGTCCTCTGCCTAACGGGACATTGAATGGCTTTGTTGCTCACGACTCCATCCATGACTGCGCCAAGGATATCTTGATGCTGAAATACGCTCAACGGTATGCCTTGAGCCTGGAAGATGTTCCTGAGAATCCAGACCCATTAAGTGTAAAAAATCGATAAAAGTGTTTACTTCTCCTCATGACATGATACTATAACTCTATCAACATGAGGAGAACAAAATGAAAATTTATCGAGTTGAGTCATCGTTCAGTATCTTAGATGATGGAAACGCTATCACAATACGACGAGACCTCTGTACTCAAATGACCCCGTATAGAAGTACAACAGACTCGTGGAGTGAAGGCTGGTTATTGGAAGTAGGTTTAGACAGACCTATTTTTAGACATCATCATAGCATTAATAAAAATATCCCACTACCAAGTCAAGATAAGTTGCTGGTAGAAAATTCTAATAAAACCATTAGAACTAAGTGGAAACGACCCGATTATGAAGGCTGCGACGATTATATTCCAGGCTGGTTTGTTAACCTCTACCATTTTGCTTTTGCCAGTGAGTATGATATGATGCGCTGGTTCACTCGTGAAGAGCGCGAAGAATTATCTTCTAAAGGATTCTATCTTGCTGTTTACGAAATACCAGAAGATGAGGTTGTCATCGGTGGCCGCCAAGTAATGTTCCGCAAATCCTATGCCGAACTCGTAGATTTTATTGAATTGAGAACAATATGAAATTTAATTACAACCCTAAATACACCCCGAATCCGGCAGCTAAACTGATTGATTTTGATGTTTTAAGCACTTATGTATGCCCTGTTAAACCACTGGAAATTAAGGAACCCACTATGACTACTCAGACTATCGAAATCGGCAAAACCTACAAACTGGTTGAACCTGAAATTAAAACTAAGGCCTTGATTTCTGGTTATAAAACTCTGACTTATGTTTTTGGCGAAGGCGAATTTATTGTTGAAGAATTCGCCAAAAGTGAGTGGTTTGACAAATCTTACGTCCTCCACGGTCGCCGGTTAGATAATAACAAAATAGAGAAAAACCTGGTTTATGAAGACGAGTTCATCCTGTTCCAAGAAGTTGAAGAACAAGGCCCTACCGACCTGTTGTGTGCTGCTGTGGCTATCCGTCGTCCTTTTGATAATCCTATCTGTGGTTGGGTAACAGACCAGTGGATTGAAGATGGTGTTGAACTCCTGAACGTTGTACATGCTGGTGATTTTAGCGTAGTACCTCGTAGTGCAGTGGTTAATGTATTGAATTAATAGTTTACTTTATCGAGAGCCATGTTATAATGGCTCTTATGGATTATAATCCTTTAACCAAGAGAGAAAAATTATGATTACTATCGGTGAAATTGTTCGTGTATCCAAAGAATCTCGCTCAAAAGCCGCAGGTCGTTTTGTTGAAGTTGCAGGTATTCGTACCAATTTAGTAGGTGGAATTAAAGAAGTTAAAGTGCGTATTATTCCTAAAAATGGCCAGACCGAAACCGAATTTGCTTATGTTCGCCCTAAATTTTTAGAATCGACTGAATTTACCGGATACATCGCTCCTGTAGTTGAAGAAGTTGAATCCCATGATGGGTATGTATGTGAAAGCAATGATATCCGTGGCATAGTAGCTCAAGACGTTGAAACTATTGACCAATCTCATGTCGGCGTTGATTTCAAATGGAAATTGGGTCGAGGAGTGTGTTTTAATACTCCTAAACCGTTCAAATATGTTGACGAACCTTTTGGTACTTACGAAACCAGTAGCATGTCTGGTTACATCACAGACCAGTGGGTTGAAGGTGGCGTTAAGCTCTATAACATCGTGTTCCTTGGAACCTTTAAGGTTGTTCCTGAAAGCTTTATTGTTGAATATGCTAACATTCACCGTGCATAAAGTTTAAAAAACAGTATACAATACGGTAGGGTAGTGATACTATTACCCTATCAACAAATGAGAGGAAAATAAAATGGCTAAAGTTACTGTGAACTCGACTCGTGAAGAATTTGAAGATGTTCTGTTCAACCCTGATTTAATCGTGGTTCAAAAGGAACATTCTGATACGTTTTCTCATTTATCGTCGGTTTATGTATACGAAAATCAAGGTGATAAAAACCCTATCTATGCAGTGTTCCGTGAAATCACTGCTGAAGGCACCGACTTCTGGAAGGAAACTTACAATGCTTAATCAAGAACTCGAATTTGAAAAAGGTAAATGGTACTATTTTAAAGATGACGCGGCAGAAGCTGAATTCCGTAAGCTGAATGTCCATAATATTAGGAATCCTGATAATTCTAGCTTAGCCGATATTATTGTCAATGCCGAAGGTTTTTGCCCTGTTAGATTAGCGGCAGGTTATGTGATGAACGTGGACTTGGCTTATGGTGATAACATTGATATGGTTTTATATCCAAGCGAGCGTAAATTCTTTACGGAAATGGTTGTAGTTGACAGTGAAGACGAATGGGCCGAAGATGGTTTTTCTGAAGACGAAGACCAGTCTGAAGACGCAGCCCCATCCGAACCGAGTGATTTTCCTTTGACTAAAATCACCATTTCTAATAACTCTGAAGCCTGGACCGTTTACCAGATGTTGAAAGCCCACTTTAAGGAATAATATGCCACTTTATGATTACAAATGCCAATCCGAAGACTGTGCAAAAGAATACGAAAAAATCAAGAAAATCTCTGAAAGAGATAATGATGTTTGCCCTGATTGCCATCGGCTGGCTGTTCGGTTAGTTTCGGCTCCTAAACATGTTAACGGCGGGTTCTATGACCTGCTAACTAAGTGAGAAATTATGAAATATGTTAATCGTTCTATTGCAGCTCTTGTACTAGCAGTTTCGTTGGTTGGTTGTACTGATGCTGATAATGCCACCCGTGTATTGGATGCAAATGGCTACGAACAAATCCAAATCACAGGATACAACCTATTTGGTTGTTCTGAAGATGATTTCCAGCGTACAGGCTTTATTGCTGTAGGGCCGACAGGTAAAAGGGTTGAAGGAACAGTTTGTTCTGGGTTATTCTTTAAAAAGTCGACCATTCGATTTGATTAAGGGCTTCGGCCCTTTTATGCTTTAAGTGAAATGGGATAATATTCTCCTACTACATGAGGAAATAACATGATTAAGAATGAAATTAAAGTACTGTCCGACATTGAACATATCAAAAAACGTAGTGGGATGTATATTGGCTCAAGTGCTAATGAAGCTCACGGTCGATTCCTGTTTGGTAATTTTACCCAGGTGAATTATGTTCCTGGACTGGTTAAATTAATTGACGAAATCATTGATAACTCTGTCGATGAAGCTATTCGTACCAATTTTAAATTCGCAAATAAAATCGATGTCCAAATTAAGAATAATCAGGTTTCAGTTTCTGATAATGGCCGTGGTATTCCTCAAGCAATGGTTACCGACCAAAACGGTGAACAAATTCCGGGTCCTGTAGCTGCATGGACTATTCCAAAGGCCGGTGGTAACTTTGGAGATGACGCCGAGCGTAAGACAGGCGGCATGAACGGTGTTGGTAGTAGTTTAACTAATATCTTCTCTGTTTTGTTCACAGGCATCACCTCTGATGGTGAGAATGAGATTACTGTTAACTGTTCCAACGGAATGGAAAACAAAGGTTGGTCTACTAAGAAATCTAAAGGTAAGGGTACTTCGGTTATATTCACCCCAGACTTTAGCCATTTCGAAGAAAATAGCCTGTCCCAAATTTATCTGGATATTACATTAGACCGTCTTCAAACACTGGCCGTAATTTATCCAGATATCCAATTTACTTTTAATGGTAAAAAAGTAGATGGTAACTTTAAAAAGTATGCTAAGCAATTTGGTGAAGACTTTGTAATCCAAGAAACTGATAATGTTTCGATGGCCTTTACTCCTTCTCCGGACGGGTTCCGTCAACTGACGTATGTAAACAATATCCATACTAAGAACGGTGGTCACCACGTTGAATGTGTGTTTGATGATATCTGTGAGCACCTTCTGCCTGGTATTAAAAAGAAATATAAAGGAATCGAAGTAACTAAGGCTCGTGTTAAAGAATGCCTTACGATGGTCATGTTCATTCGTGATATGAGCAATATGCGTTTTGATTCACAGACTAAAGAGCGATTAACCTCTCCGTTTGGTGAGATTCGTAACCATATCCAAATTGATGCTAAGAAAATTGCAACGGCTATTCTTAAGGTCGATGGGTTGATTATGCCTATTGTCGAAGCAGCTTTAGCACGTAAACTCGCTGCTGAAAAAGCCGCCGAAACAAAAGCTGCTAAGAAAGCTTTGAAAGCCAAGGTCCATAAGCATATTAAAGCCAATATGTATGGCAAAGACGCTGATACGACTTTATTCCTTACGGAAGGTGATTCTGCAATGGGTCCTTTCATTGAAGTTCGTAATAAAGACCTCCAAGGTGGTTATCCGTTACGCGGAAAGGTTATGAATACCTGGGGTATGACTGCTGCCGATATCATGAAGAACAAAGAATTGTTTGATATCTGTGCAATCACCGGACTGGTTATTGGTGAACCTGCAGATAAAACCAACTATCGTAATATCGCTATCATGACTGACGCCGATGTGGATGGTACTGGTTCGATTTATCCTTCGTTATTAGCTTTCTTTAGTCAGTGGCCGGAATTGTTTGAACAGGGACGAATTCGTTTCTGTAAGACTCCTGTAATTATTGCTCAGGTAGGTAAAGAACAGGAATGGTTCTATGATGTACCTAGTTATACCAAAGCTAAGGACTCTCTACCTAAGCATTCTATTCGTTATATTAAAGGTCTCGGTTCTCTTGAGAAGGCTGAATACCGTCGAATGATTCAAGACCCTAAATTCGATGTAGTTCAATTACCTGAAGATTGGAAAGACCAGTTCGAAATGCTCCTTGGAAACGACCCACAGCTGCGTAAGGCTTGGATGTCATAATAAATACGTACGGTACATGAGTACCGTATAAAAGGAGACTTTATGAGAAAGTACTGGGTTACGCTCGTCACAGGTGAATATGGTTATCTCTGGACAGATACACGTCCTCTTTTTGCCGAGTACGTTACTATCACAGTTGAAACATGGGACGGCGAAGTTTACCAAACCCGTGGTCAAGTTTATAGAGTCGATTCAAGCAACTAATTAAGGGCCGCAAGGCCCTTTTCGGGGTTTACAACAGATTAAAAGTGTGATACGATTCTCTAAGAGGTGAGAATATGATTATGCAAGATAATAGTATAGTGAACACTGACAACTTGGCTTTGTCTTTTATGGAGACCGCAATTCGCAATTGTAAAGACGAAGGAGTAGTGATTACAAGCGGCAAGGGACTAGAATATCTCAAGGCTGTAAAATCTATTGCCTTAAAGATTAAAGATAACCAGGCGCTCTCTCCTGTTGTCCAGGAAAAGGTTCTAGAGATATTGTATCGCCACAGAGAGCACAAAAGTACAATGGGTTCTATGAGAAGAATTCTGGCTGAACTGGGTTCTACCAGAGAATATGTTCAACATGAGGTAGTTAAAAATGACAAACTTTAAAGTCAACATTGATTTGTTTGATAAAGCTGTCCACAAAGAATTCCGGCTAATCCAGAGATTTTTTGATATCAATGCAGCTGAAGATTTTAAAGAACGCTTTAAAGAAATCAGATATAAAATACTCAACGACATCGCTACTAAGGAAGAGCTCCTTGAAGTAGCAGATATTTTTAAACGTAACCTGAATTGAGAAAAATATGATTATTGAAACCGAAAAAGAACAAATCATTGGCAACGGCTCTAAGTCCACAGGATTTACTATCCAGGCTTCGCCTAAGGTCTTTAAAATTCTTTCATCAGACCTTTATAGTAATAAGGTACGTGCCGTAGTTCGTGAACTAATTACCAACATGATTGATGCTCATATTCTGAATGGTAATAAAGAACGTTGGAAAGTACAGGTTCCTGGTAAGCTCGACCCTCGCTTTGTGTGCCGTGACTTCGGTCCGGGTATGAGTGATTTCCAGATTCGTGGCGATGAAAACGAAACCGGTTTGTATAACTCTTATTTCGCATCATCCAAAACCGCTTCTAACGATTTCATCGGTGGCTTTGGCCTTGGTTCAAAATCTCCGTTCAGTTATACCGAAACGTTTAATATTACCTCATGGCACAATGGCGAAGTTCGCGGTTATGTAGCTTATATGGATGGTGATGGGCCGCAGATTAAACCTACTTTCGTAGAACCTATGCAGCCAGGTGATAAAACAGGTATCGAAATCACGGTTCCTGTCGATGAAGAAGATTTCCGTAAGTTTGAAACTGAAGTTCGATATATCATGCGTCCGTTCATTGGACTTGGCGATGTTGACGGTGTTGAAGTTGATTATTTCCCTGAATTTGAAGACTACTATCCTGTAACCACTACAAATTATGGCAGCTTCGAACGTTCAGGACTTTATGCAGTTTATGGTGGTATTGTTTATCCATTGGATTCTGCTTATAATAAAGGCACATGGATGCGTACTCGCCATGATGTAGTTTATATTAAGTTCCCTATGGGCTCGCTGGATATTGCTCCGTCTCGTGAAGTGTTGTCTCTTGATAAACGTACGATGGAAAATATTGCAACCCGTATCGAAGCACTGGATGCAGTGGTCTTTAAAAACGATACACAAGAATGGGTTGAATCTGATAATCCACGCCATGTTTATCGCGACCTTTCTAACCTTGGTTACAGTGCTCGTGACTATCTTACCAAAAAAGGTGGGACTAGCCTGTTTACTACAGAAAAATTGACATACGAGAAATTGTACCAACGTTATACACTTCAAAACGACCTTATTAATTTGGGTGTTGTTTACGAAATCGTTTCAGACCCACGTTTGAAACGAATTAAGCCGAGTGGTAATACTTCTTCGGTGGCAGGACTTAGTAGCCTATTAGGCATTAATAATAAAGAAATCCATATTGTTTATGATGATGAAAAGGGTCGTGTGCCATTAGTTCGAGGACTTTGGGCCTTAGCAATGGACAACAGTGCTTCGGCTAAGAAAATTGTTAAAGAGAACAATATTCCTAAATACGGAACTGACCTTATTTTTGTCGACCCGAATTCAATGCTGCAAATGCAACAACTTGAAAAGGTTAAAGAACTTTTTAAAGGTGACACCATTCATTTTTATAAAGTCTCTGAACTGAATAAAATTGTTAAGCCATGGATTCCGGTTACTGTTCGTTCGTCCGAACCTCGTCCTAAAACACCAAGTGCTTACCGTTGGTTCATTAAAGACGGGCGCTGGCAACAAGAGACCATGTACTTAACTGCTGCCGAAGCTGAAGAAATTACCGGTTATGTTCTGTTTGGTAGTCGTTCTGATATCATGGGAATGGACGAAGCTTATGGCATCTTTGACATCAACACCACTACTATGTGTCGTATGGCTAATTTGATTGGTGTTACCGAATTCCATATCATTCGCCCTCAGATTGCCAAAAAGATTAAAAAGTTAGGCCAATGTGAATGCTTGATGGAAACCACGTTAGAAGCTTATGCCGAAGCATTAGATGCGGTAGATATTGATGATTATATTGGTAGTAATACCCGTGCAAGGTATTATCTTGAAATCATTGCTAAGTTCCCTGAGCTGGGTTTCATGACCAAGTATTTCAGTGATAAGCCGGTGTCTGAAGCATATACTCGTCTGAGTAATTTCTATGATATATTCCGTTATATGAATTTCCATGGATATATCACTGATGACAAACTTTCTGTTATCAAGAAAATCTGTAACACGACGTTCAATACGTTAACCAATAATGCTTCAAGTAACAATGATAAAATGACTGTACAGTTTGAATCTGATTACCATTTAGTTTCGGACTACATGTATCGTCGTGGAACATCCATTACCGAGGCTTCTGTAGCTCAAATCGTTAAATTCATGAAAGCCGTGGAAGCGGCTTAATCTAAGGAAATATT